CAGACTTGCTTTTTGTGTTGCTCTATGCGGAGCTAAAAAGCAGTATCTGCTTCTGTTACCTATTTAATTGTCAATGAACAGTCAAAAACGGATTAAACATATAATCCTCGCATAGCTACTTAGCTATACTTTTGAAAAAAACAAAAATTGAATAAATACAGATAACATTAATCCGATATTATCGGAACGGACAGACTTATTTTGATATGCTGTCCGCATATCTCTTATTCTTTTTTTGTCCTTTTCCCTTTGACAATTATGACTATATCAGATAATAAAATTAAGTCAAATCCGCATAGGTATGCGAAAAAAGCGTATTTTATGAAGAGTTATGTAGGGGGTACAAAAAACAAGTCGGCAAGTCCCATTTTTCCTATATCTGTATATGTAGTCAACTTACACACTAACCTCAAAAAACACAAAACCCACCAAAACCCCAAATAACACAACAAAAATCACACATCCCACACCAAAAATTCAAAATCGTTCCCTTTATCGAAAACCCCAAGAAAATCAAACAAAAAAACACCGCCACAACCTCAAAAAAGGCGATACAAAAATCCCAAATTCCCATTTCACAACCAACTCCCACACTACAAAACCCAATAAAATCCACAAAAATCACTCATCTACGCTCCGATACTAAAATTACATATAAAAATGCAACAAAAAAAAAGACCTTCGTATTTCTACGAAAGTCTTTAATTCAATCCTATCACAATCACAAACAAATTTCTATCAAATCATTGCTTTTTATACGTCCTTCTTGTAACAGTTCCCACATCCACAATTTTCATATCTTTTGTGTTATAATTTGCAATATATTCCCTATCATCTGTCCATTTCTCTATCGCATATTTGAAATTGTCTCTATAAGAATTCCTCTCAATAAGCCAATCAAGGTGATTGCATATCTCCATACGGCTTAATATATGTTCATCAACAATCATTTCCAATATTCTGTGTCGTTGTATTGAAGTTAATCCTATCACTTCACTTACATTATACCCCATTATATGTAAAACTGATTCTTTATTTAAATTACTATAAGATATCCCATTGTTATCTCTACGCCAAAACTTTTCTTCTACTACCTTGCAAATAATAACACCTTGTCTTTTTACCATTTGATAATGGCTTTCTAAGATATAATATTTATCACATCTCTCACAATGAGCGGCAGGAATTATAACTTCATTCACTTTACCAGTTGAAGATAAAACTTTAATCCTTGCCTTTATATCCGTCAATTTATGTCCATCTTTTACACATAACTTACCTATATTTGTTCTTGTCAGAAAATGTTTAGGTGTTATGTCATGAATTTTTGTATTTGTTTTATTAAATTCTTCTCCATGATGTGCTCCCATAAAATGATATAAACTAAAACTATTATTTTTACATATTCCTTTCATTATATCTGATTGTATAATGGTTTTGCCGCACATTATACATCGTTTAAGAGGAACAGAAATATTTTCGCCATTATCATTGATTAATATTCCATCAAAATTGATAACTTTAATTTCTTGACTTACACATTGATGTTCTCCAACAAAAATTGCCGTTCCCTTTGCTATCATACTATCTATTTCAAAATGTCGTTTTTCACAAAAGAACAATGGATTTGGTCTTTGTTTTGGTTTTCTATTCTTTGGTCTATTAATTTCCGGTAATACACACGCTCTTTTCTGAGCTTTATTCATTTTTCTCTTTTTTCTTCGTTTCTTCCCCATAACATATACACCTCCACACAAAATCATTTATTTACAATAATTGTATCAAAATTCATTTCATATGTCAATCACCTAAATAGAGAATATATATATACATCCTACCCCCATATATAAAACACGATATAAATAGGAAGAAACTCAGTCAAATTTGCAAAGAAAATCTGACAAAAATGAATTTTGATACTTTATCTTGTTGTGTAAAAAGAGAATATACATATATAATCAAAAATCAAGGAGGCTTTTACATGAATAAATATGAAATACAAATTACAAACCCTAAAACAGGCTATACCGGCACGATTATAATTAATACTTCTCACGGAAACAAAATTCGTGAAATCGCCGAAAATAAATTATACAATTACATAAATATCAAACCTCAATTATTAATCAACAATTATTGGGCAGAATATTACCAAAAACATTTTTCACAATTTGAAATCAGTCACATAATAAAAACAGAAAAATCCTTTTCAAATGCTGACGATTATGATATAATATGTAAAAAGTATAGTAAAGGAGAAGTTTGTGACATGGAAACTATAGATATTTACGATTATATGTATTGGGGAGATTACAACGCAAAAATTAAAGAACTTGCAGAAAAAGCCCTCCCTGAGAAATGGAGTTTTGAAGACGAAGATGACTATTCTATTTTAAAAAATTATTTAAAATACACATTTAACAAACTCCAAGAAGAAGATAAAATAATTGAGACTGATTCATATTGTGTATTTAATACTGGACTATTTTCTCATTATTATGAGCCAATATACGCATACGGTGAATTAAACCGAAATGAATCGATAGCGGCATCAAGATGGTATTTTAAAGGATTTAAAGATACTTATGAATTAGGAATTTTGGATATTGTAGAAGAATTCCCTGAAAGAGCCGATTATTTTTCTGATCCATCAAGACTTGTATTTAACTGGCATTTAAAGGTCAATAAAAATTATAAACATATTCTTGACGATTTGGACACATCAAATAGATTGCCCAATTCAATAAAGAATAGTGAACGTCCGCTTGAAACTCTTAAAGGAGTTATAGATACCGCCATACAAAAAGTAATTGCAAACTATAAATTAGCCGTTCCCCACTATTATCAAAACAAAATACAACTTCTTGTTCCTTTATGTTTTGGAAAAGATGATAATCCTGATGTAGCTTTAGTTTTGGATTTAATGAAAAGTGGATATTATCAAGCAACAACTTGTCTTTCTATGCAAATGGCATATACAGATGCAAGACTTATTGCAAAACCTGAATCTAATTGGTTAATGGCTGAAAATATTAAAGAACAATAATATTATAATATAAGACACTTTCGAGTGTCTTTTTTTGTGCATAAAATTAAAATCATTCATCATTTTTATTTCAATGGAGAATATCCTCAATAGATATTGTTAATATAGTCAATAATTTTTTTGAACTATTCCCTAATCCAAAAAAACATTATACAAAATGAAAAATAACAAAAGAAAATATATACATATAACCAAAAAATAAATTACAAATCAAAAAGAGGACAAAAATTATGAGAAAGAAAAATTTAGAATTAAAAACAACCAATAATCAAATAGACGCATCAACACAAACACCCATCGAAATTGCATTAAAAATTGATGAAAATGGAATGACAACAGCAAGCCAATTATATTCATTCTTAGAATTACATCCAGCTCATTTTTCAGATTGGTGTAGAAGGAATATTAAAAACAATAAATTTGCTACAAAAAATATTGATTACTTCCCGTTCACAGTAGAAAGTGAACGAAACAAACCAAAGAATCCAAAACCAAGAACCGATTATAAACTTACATCAGATTTTGCAAAGAAATTATTAATGACTATGGAAATAATGAGAGCCATGAATAATCCATGTAATATTTTATCTGATGATAAAATACAACACATTTACAAACATCTTATAGAGAATATATAAGTAGAATAAAAAAACAATATGGAGGAATTTAAAATGAACAACTTAAAATTAATCACAACAGAAAACTTTGGAGACCTATCTTGTAACTTTTACAGGAATATGAATGACGACATACTTCTCACAAGAGAACAAATCGGACAAGCATTAGAATATTCAGATCCATCTAAAGCAATTCGCAAAATACATCTTAAACATAAGGACAGATTAGATGAATTATGTGTACGAATTAAAGATAAAACTTTCGACAATACCCAAACTGGGGCTAGTCGAGAACAAAACAATAATCTTATAACAGAACGAGTATATTATACCGAAAGAGGTATTATGGAAATCTGCCGTTGGTCAAGACAAACCAAAGCGAATATCTTTATGGATTGGGTATGGGACATTATTGAAAGTTATAGGCATAATGAATTAAATATGACACAAAATGCTCAGCCATTAGCCGATGCAATCACCACTCTTACTCAAACAGTAATTAAACTACAAGAAGATGTATCTTCTCTAAAAGAATCCACATCAAAGAAGCAAACTCCCGAAAAGAAATATTCACGTTGGAAAACGAATACATTCAAGAAACTTGCCATTATTACTCAATTTGCAAATGAGCACGGTCAAGATTTGCAACTGAAAGATAGTATACATATCACAATCGAAGAACTCGAAAACACATACAATATAGAATTATCCGATTATGTACAAGCCTATAAATCAGAATTCGGCATAGATAATGAGCCATATGTAATAAACGTAATTGACCATTACAAAGAAATTCGAGATTTGTATACTATGACATTGGATAGTATTATGCAAAAATTAAATTTGCAAACGGAGAATAATACAGTAACAAAGAATATATTTGACACACTTGCAATGGAATTGTGTCAAAAAGAAAACAAAGGAGAATGATATTATGAAAAACACAGCATTAGAAACAACAAATTTTGATTTTTATGGAGATGAACTCATTGCAGTTCAAGATAACGCAACCGGCGAAATTTATACTTCTATCAATGCAGTTCTGAAAGGAATAGGATTTAAAGATAGAGATCAAATAAGAAAAAGAAGAGATAAATGGATTAATGATTCTTTAATCTCAAAAGGTATAGCCAAATTCACATTACCTACACAAAAGAGGGTGACGAAAAATGACACCATCCTATTTGATGAGAAAGATACTTATTGCATTTCACAACGCAAACTCCCTATTGCATTAGCCAAAATAAACATTACACCAAAAATGAAACAAACTCAACCTGAATTAGTAACAAAATTAGAATTATATCAAGACAAATGTGCAGATGTATTAGCATCTGTATTCATAGATAAGAAGTCTACGAATGATATAAACGCTGAATTCTTAGCTGAAAGTATCTCAAATGCAATAACCGTTGCATTACAACCTATAACTGAAAGATTAGAAAAGATAGAACAAACACAAACTAATCGTTATCTATCATCAAGAAGATATCCATCAGCATGGTATAAGAAGATTGCTCCAAAATACAAAATGCTTATGGAATACTTTGACTGCACGAGAAGTGAGTTATATTCAAGTATATATAAAGAACTTGAGGATACATATGACGTAGACATAAATCAAATTCATGAAGATTATTGCTATGAAAATAACTTACTCAAAGATGAATGTTATCCAATGGACGCAATAGAACATCATACTCAATTAAGAGACGCATTAACATTACTTATAGATAGTAGTCTTATTAAATATGGATTACAAACAGAAGAACAAATCAAAAACTTTAAAAGAGAAACATTATTTGATAGACCAGTAATTAAACAGAGAATAACATATGTAGAAGATAAGATTTAATTCAATAAAATAAAATTAAAAAAGACTATTTCATACAAGATATTAAACACAACAAAAATGTAATTCAACGAGTGAGAATTGAGCTATGCGAAATTCCACTCGTAATAGTCTGTCTTCTTAAACTGTTGTATATCTTCTTTCAGTTCAGTTGAGGTACACCAGTGGATGTCTAAATTCACACTTCTTAAAATTAGACGTCCACCAGTGGATGTCAACTGAACTCTCGTAGGTATCACTAAAGATAAAACAAAGGAGGAATTATTATTAACAACTATAAAGTTTACCAACATACTAATCTTAACAATGGTAAGAAATATATCGGCATTACTCAGAAACCAGTTAAGGAAAGATGGAATAACGGAAATGGTTACAAAGCTAACAAGAAATTTTATAAGGATATTCAAAAGTATGGTTGGGATGATGGTTTTTCTCACGAGATTATAAAGGATAATCTGTCATACAAAGATGCTCGTAATCTTGAAAAATATTATATAACTAAATATGATACCGTATCTAATGGGTATAATAATGCAAATTTTAACTTAGGAAACTCATTTCAATTCAATTTTGATGATTTTGTTCCAATGGATAATAATTTTATAGAGAATACAAGGAAAGAGTATTTCACAAGAGTCCCTAATAGTTTGGTGCAAATAGATATTAAGAAAAAATATAATCTACATAGAATTTTTTATCTTGTTTATATTTTGATAGACAGACATAGAAGTTATGAGGATTCATCTTATATTGTTATTTCAGAAATATTTGATTTGTGTGGTTATAAGCAAACAAGACACAAGCCAAAGATATTTTATGAGATAATCAAGTGCTTGTTATTTTTGAATGAGAGCAATTTGATTAATATTACTTCTGACTTTGATATTTACAACACTGGATATACGGATTGTATTCAAATGGATATAATATGTCAAAATTTCGATGCAACTGAAAATTTTTCAAAAATCACTTCATCTCAATTGGATTTTATAATGATGGGCGAATCGAGTATTAATAAAGAGAATATATTAATGGCATTTCTTTATATCAACTCATACATATATATCCGTCCAAAGAAAAACGACAATGAGGGAATTATGTATAATCCCGAAACTCGACCAGAAGCGTTTTGGAGAAGTATGCAATCTATGGCTAAAGATTTGTCAATGTCTAAAGATACGCTTAATCAATGTCTTTCATATTTAACTTCTAATGTTGATGATAAACAACCACTTCTTATAAAAAAAGAAGTCGGAAGTATTCAACCAGACCCTTCTCAACCACCACAAAATACTCCCAATATATATGTCCTTAATAAAGAGGGTTATGAACAAGAGATTGAATGGGCGATTTATAAAATGTTGCAAATTTACAATGTTGAATCTTTTGGTGAGTTGACCGGCAATTATAAAGATTAATCAAAATTCGTTTTCTCACGGAGAATAATATATTAAGAAAGGAAAACTAAATGAATAGATACAAAGTGACATTTTCAGATGATACAATCATGAGACTTTACGCAGAAATACAAGACAAAGTGTCATTGGTAAAGATATTGGGAGAATATTATAGGGGGTATAAGAAAGCATACGAATGATTAATTTTCTTAGTAGATAACGACAGCATTAAAAATTTTAGAAAGGCGGCGATGTGTAACATAAATGAACACAATACATTAATTTCGTTCTTTTTCAAAATGCAAGGAGAATATATAAATGTCTCCTCTATTCCCTATCCCAACAACCAAAGAAAGCCTCCGTAAAAATACGGAGACTCCCTTCTTAGTGACGACACTTATACTTAAAAGAAAAGTGAATGTCACCGTGATTATATTCAATATTGCAAGTCCCGTCTATGTTGTTTCTATGATGAAATTTGCAAATAATCAGAAACATTGTAAATATGCATAGAATCAATAATGTTATATAAATATGATTGTTAGCAAATCTTAGGATTTGCAATATCAAATATAATATGTCTCGACATATCGTCATTAAGCTCCTCCTTTATCTAGCAGGAGGAATATGGCAAACAACGCAAAAAAATATCTAGACAATTATAATTATATCATTTGTCTAAGTAAAAATCAAGAAATTATGTAATTAAGAAAGGAAAATACAAATAACACATGATAACAGATAGATACATACCCGATCCTGCTGAATTTTCAGGAAACATTTATTCATCAGACTTTGAAACAAATACAAGAATGTTTCACACCCTGTCTGACATTGCGGACAGAATAAGGTCAGATGAAAGTTTCAATAGAAGTTTAGAAAAGCAAACTTCTGTAATTAGAAATCACAAAAATAAAGAATCATAAATATACGAAAGGTGATGATTGGTTATAAACGAAGTACAGTTTTACATACCAAGCATTGATGCTAAAGATATATACTTGGCATCACATTATATCGAGAATGACCCTGATGGATATAATTTAAAACTTCAAGATGGGCATTATAATTTGAGAAAATTCATCAATTCTTTGGACTTTAGCTTAGATTTGATTGAATTGTTAAATATTTATTATAAAAAGTATAGACGAAATGACTTTGGCTTTACTATAAAGAAACACAAATACACTACGAAAGTTATTAATATCACGTTTAAATACTCCGTAAAAGAGTGGAATCAGATGAACAAAAACACCTTTGTTAAATTTGGATATAATTATCATGATTTGATATTTCAAGATTGCATTGCGAAGAATCAAGATGGTGAAATTGTAGGAATTATATTAAACGAAGACATTCATAAACCTATTGAAGTACCAAAACCGTTCAAAGCAAAAGAAGTTAAAATAAGAGATAAAAAAGATAAAAATACATTTTGGATTCATCTTCAATATGTTAAACAAGGTGAACCTCGTACAATTAAAACAAATTCTCAATTGAGAAAGGAATTATATAAAACGGGCTTTATGTGCAATGGAACAAAATATTGCCGAATGAAACGCTCAACCGGTTCAGCGAGAGTTGGAAAATGTTTGTTTATTGATGAAGTCTTATTTAAACCAATTTTGAAGTTCAGTTCAGGAACAATAAAACCGAAATACGGTCAAGAAATAGATTTGGCTGCATATGAAAGTTATATTGCTTTACCATCAAGTAGTATTATTGATACTCTTCCTATTAGTCCAGAGAATATATTGGTCATAGATGATTATGATAGCATATTTAGAGAGAACGTCGTTGAAACACACGATGAAAATGGATGGTTGACTACATCTGAAAAAAATTGTGAAATTGTCAATAGCATTTGGGACGGACAATCTCTTATGGATATATCATTGTTTGGAGATTATTCGGATTATGGAATGGTTCTTTTAAGAAACTTAATGTTTAAGTCTTGTTGTTTTAATTGTAATATTCAACAATGGTTTAAAGATAATAATATAACTGATGTTTCACAATTAAATGGACGTACAAGAGCTAAAAGAATTGAAGATGTAAAGTTAATTACTACTCCGAATAGTATTAAATATTTGAAGTTTGACACTTTGGACAATTGGTTGGATAACTTATATCCTAACTTTGGTGTAGTAAAGCATGATAAAAAGACACATTTCTTTGGTGGTCGATTGGTTCAAACCCATTATCAACTGTTGAATACATTACAAATGTCAAAAGACGAAGTTTCGGAATTTTTACAAGATTCTTTAGACTTTGCTCAAATGTTAAGGGATAGACCGGAAGTTGTAAGATATTATATCAAATATCCTGATATAGAAGAAATGAAACCATTGAAACAACCAATGTTAAGTAAAAATGATGTTGTGTACAATTTGATGTGTATTAATGATAATTTCACGGAAACAAAATATTATCAACAGTTTTTACAAGACTTGTTACGTTCATATTATAAGAATTTAAAGAATGGTCATATTTATGTCAATGGCAACTACTCTACCCTACTTGGGAATCCTATTGAAATGCTACAACATTCGATTGGCAAGTTTAAAGGTGTTAGTCAATTAGGTGTTGGTAATATACATAGTACAAGATTTGAGTATAATCAGACTTTATTAGGTAGTCGAAGTCCTCATGTGACAATCGGCAATGTGTGGTTACCGTATAATACATCAAGCGAAATGATTGATAAGTATTTGAATTTAACAAATGAGATTGTTTGTATTAATTCAATAAACGAAAATGTTTTACAGAAATTGTCAGGCTGTGACTTCGATAGTGATACAGTTCTGCTAACTGATAATAAATATCTCATTAAAGCAGCACAAAAGAATTATCATTTATTTAAGACACCAACCTCTTTCGTTTCGGCGACAAAAGTAAAAAGATACTATACACCTGAACAACAAGCCGATCTGGACATCAAAACATCAGTTAATAAGATTGGTGAAATTATAAATTTGTCGCAAGAACTTAATTCATTGTTATGGGATAGAATGTATCATGGTGCATCTTATGATGAAATCAAGGAATTGTATTATGATATTTGTCAATTAGATATTATGTCTGGATTGGAAATAGATTCTGCAAAGAAAGAATTTGTTATAAATAATTCAAAAGAACTTGATAAACTTCGTCAGAAATATGAGCCGATTTTTAGAGAATATGAAGAAGATGAGAACGGAACACTAGTTAAAGGACGAAAGAAAATGCCTCATTTCTTTTCACACATCTCTCGTCAAAAAGGTTATTACAATCCTGACAAAAAACATTATTGCAAGTATCATACAACTATGGATTATTTGCAAACTATTGTTAATGGGTTTAAAATTAAAAATTCTTATAAGAAAAATTGGCTTCCATTTGTTTCAATATTGGATAATTCCAAAGTTCGCAATAACCGAGTTAATCAAAAGCAAATTAATAAGATATATAGTTTGTTAAAATCGCATGTTAATGAGTGTAAAACTATATATGCAATAGAGAATGAATCGAGAGAGGATAAAGCCGAACGAGTCCGTATACTGAAAGAAATGTTAGTCCAAGATATCGAAAGCGAGACTATTGGCTTTTCGACATTACATAGATTACTTTTCTCAATAGAAGATAAAGAAAATGTTCAAATTAAGAATTTATTGTTAGAGATATTGTATTTATGTGGTAACGATAGTTTTAAGGATGCAATTATTCAATCTTCTGATGAAATTTTACAATTAGAAGATGATGGTGATGATATAAGTTTGTTTGGAATTGGATATAGAGTTGAAAAAAGCAAAGTAAATAATTCAAAAGAGTGACTTTGATTACGAGTGAAATTATCAAAAATTCGCAATTTTTAGGGTAAATTGTGCAGAACACCTATTGATTTCACCCTTGATATGAGGGCGATTTTAATGTTACATAGGAGAGGGTATATTAACGACTAATTTCATTAGTCCCATTCCCTACTCTTATGTTTAGAAAGTTTGTAAGGGAATGATTTAGATACAAGAAGAAAAAAAATATTATAATCAAAAAGATATAGTAAATGAAATAAATCAAAGAGTTGAATATTCTTCTGATGAAATATACAAAGTATTGAATACATTAGAAGATGTTGTGAAGGACAAAATTAGCGACGAATGTGATTATGTCGAATTAAAGATATTTCCTGGACTGATTGTAACTTCAAAATATATACCCTGTGAACAATCTAAGTCTAATCTTGTTTTAGACGGAAGTGATTTAGTATTAAGTTTGTCGGTCAAATTCACAGATTATTTCAAAAGGCAAATAAAGAAATTACATAAAGATAAGAAAATTTCATAACTGAAAATATCGTTATGTGCCGACTTGGCTATTATGTCTTGTTGGCACATAACGTAAAAATAATCCAACAAATGCTTTGTTATGGGTACAAAATAACTCGGTGTAGATTGGTTAGTCACCATGCCGAGATTATATGAATGTTGAGTATTGACATAGAAGGATACTTTTATGCTGGTGCTTTCGATATATTGTGAGATATATTAAGTAGACGGAAACTGTCAATAACAAATATAAGTGCAAAACATTATCGCAGCAAAAAGTAGATTTCAGGACGTTGGTGTAATAGACGCTCAGTGAGAAGAATCTTGAGGCTTGGCAGGTGGAACTGTGCAAGATTGTAGAGAAAATCCAAATAAACCAATTGTGTCGTTGATACGCAGAAATGTGTGTATAAGTCCTGTTTATCGTCTGAGTAGCCCAAATCGACATTAAAATAAAACACATATAATAGAAGAAATTTATAAAACAAAAAATCTTTTCTGAATGACATGGGTGAAAGATAGAGGTAATCAGCCCTCTTTATTCTTGATGCTTAATGCATTGCTATGGAAGTAATGAGGTAGCTCCTTATTGCTCAGACTATAGTAAATTATGACTGAATATTGGTACGATTTTGTTTTTGTAAGGTGAAGACCTATTTTTGTGTTCATAGTAAAGCATTTGTTGGATTGATGAATGTAAAAAATAAAAGGGAGAATATTTCCCCTTTATCTACGAAACCGAGTTTTAAATTTTGTTCGTTTATGTTTTCCTGAAATATCTACTTTTGTAAATGATGTTATGAGCTTACAGAAACATTTAACAATCAGATAAATAATAATTGTCACTCCAAAAAGGAATATAATTATGAAGAATAATGCTGCAATTTGTGTGGCTGAGTTAAAATTTAAAGCCACTGAAAAAAGTTCTACCATTAATATCCCATCCTTTCACTTTATACAAATCCCACATTGGAGGAGATTGTTAGAACAGTCGTTAAATTCAGTATAGTACTCTCTTCCTTTATGGTCAACACAAAAATTTTTGATACAAATATTTTATCTTATATTATAGATATTACCCCCGATTTGTTTATTTTGTCAACATTTGTTGTAAAAAAATATATCCCAAAGTCAGTTATATTAACTGGCTCTTTTTTTGTGCAAAAATATAGCAGGTTGGTGTAAAAGTAGCATATAAGACTCATTATCTTATGATAGACGTGCAATTCGTCTACCTGCCTCCATTAAGTGATATTTCATTGAGCATTTCACACTTACAAAAGAAATGTACGCCCCTTGTGGCAAATTTAATAGAAAGAAGTGAAAGGCAATTAAACCCGTTTCCAAAGAAGAATTGAATATCCTCATTAAAAATGGCATTATCGTCAGAAGTTCGAATGGTTATATTGACCCTGAAACACATTTTGTTGTAGGGCATTACAGAACAAAAGGCGGTGCTGGTCGTGTATATATCGAGGATATGTATGCCGATAAGGCTAAAAAATTATATTTGAAAGGATAAGAAGGACATATGGCAAAGATAACAAAGGCAGTTTCTTTAAAGAATGCCGAAATCAATATGGAAGATATGACAATCACTGAAACAACAAAAGATGATATAAAAGTATATTCATTGGACAAGTTGTTGGCGGACTGGAATCATATAAGTGGTATTTCTCTTACCATTAAGCAGGACGATGAGATTCCTGCTAACGAGTAATCGTAAGGGCGGTGGACGTTATTAAATTTGAACGACTTCAAGATGAAACAGATGAGGAACTAATTTATAGAATATGTTCACAAAAAGATATTATTGGTACTTGGTCTGACGTAGCGTCGATTATTAATCGGTTGACAGGAAATGATTTTGGAGAAAGTACATACCGTAAGAAATTTCAATCATTTCAGAAGATGCTGAATGCTAATCAAAGTAAGTTTAGTGAGTCAAGTGAGCAACTTAAAGAGATTGAGTTGCAAAAGCGTGAGTTGGAACGTGAGAAGATAAAATTCAGAGATGAACGAAATGCTTGGCAAAAGCAAAATTATATTGACGCCCGTGTGGAACAAAAGTTAGACTTGTTGGAAGAACAATTGCTTTCGCAAGGTAAAGTGAATTTTAAAAAGCATGGTGATGTAAATATATCCTCTAATAACGACATACTTGTAATTCTTAGTGATTTCCACATTGGACAAACCTTTTCTTCTCCTTGGGGCAATTATAATTCTGATATTGCTAAGGGAAGATTAAGTCAGTTATTAAGCGAGATTATAGAAATACGTCAGTTATACAATTCTGAAAACTGTTTCATTTCGTTGCAAGGTGATATGTTGAGTGGAAATATTCATAAAACAATTCAAGTCACTAATAGAGAAAACGTTATTCAGCAAATTAAAATTGCCAGTGAATTGATTTCTTCTTTTTGTTATGAATTGAGTAAACATTTTGCGGAAGTTTATATGTCAAGTGTTGTAGGCAACCACTCAAGAATTGACAAAAAAGAAGAAGCGTTGCACGATGAAAGATTGGATGATTTGATTACTTGGGGTGTGAATTTATCCTTGAAACATATAGTAAATTTTCATATATTAAATAATAATTTCGACAACGGTATTTCTTCGATGGAGATTCGAGGTAAAGATTATATTAATGTGCATGGCGATATGGACGCATATAGTAAGAATGGTGTTTCTAACTTATGCATGTATCTTGGATATATTCCATATGCAATTACGTATGGGCATCTTCATACTTGTGCAGTAGACGAAACAAATGGAATAAAAATGATTCGTGGAGGTAGTCTTGCAGGAAGTGGAGATTCATATACGATTGAGAAACGATTGTCGGGAAAGGCATCACAGATGGTATGTGTGTGTAATAAAAATGGAGTAGTTTGTTACTACCCTATTGAGTTAAATTAAAAAAAATAATTGTAAAGAACGAAAGGAAAATTAATTATGAAAAAGAATGATATTATTGCAGTATATGCAGAAAAGAACAATGTAACAAAGAAGGCAGCAACAGAAGTTGTTGGTTCAGTTATTGATATTATAAAGGACGGCATTTTGACAGAAGGTGTTGTTGATATTACTGGTTTTGTAAAGTTGGAGAAAGTATACAAGGAAGCAACGACAGCAAGAAATCCTCAGACTGGTGAATCTATCGCCGTGCCAGCAAAGTATATCCCAAAGGCAAAATTCAGTTCAACATTTAAGAGAGAAATCAACGAATAATAGTGAGGTTTTAACATATGAAGAATTACATAGTAGATGATATGGAAACTTTGGCTGATGATATTATATTTGAACTTGATCATCAGTCAAAAATATTTAAGAATATATCGGTAATTGGACATTATGAAGATATTGAACCAATTATAAAAGAATTGGCTCGTTATGATGATGTTTACTTCATATCACTTGAGATAGGCTTGAGTGGCGTGATTGATTATGACGACGAATATATTTTGTCTATCAATAATGATTATGAGGTTTTCGTTGAGCCGGCTAAGAGAAATGGTAAGTATTTCAATTATGATAGTGAGGTACTATATATTTTCAGTGATTGCTCGTCAGAACTGATTCATTGTAATTTAAATAAAAATACGGAAGTATATGAAGTGGATTATGCTGACGAAGTTGAAGAAGATTATGAAGATGAGTTGGTTGATGATATAGATGACGGCAAGTATGTCGTTGTTAAATCAAATTTGAGTGACGATGAGATTAAAGACTTACTTGGTAGAGTAAGAAACAATCTTAACCATATGGATGAATGTTTTGCGGAAATGGACAGAATTCGTGAAATATTCGGTTGGTGAACTATATGAATTGTGAGAGTGTGTGAGAAATTGCACACTCTTTTTCTATGGGCAAAATGGTTTCTTTGTCGAGGTTCAATTCCTTGATTGCCAATGTTTTATGTTTTTCGTTTATGAAACGGAGAATATGAAAGTAGGTCGTCATTCAATTAGATTGACGATTAATTACATATTTAGAATAGGGGCAAGTCGGAGTAGCTGCCGATTTGTATAGAGTTCCTACCACTCTTCCCTATTCTATATATTATCAAATGGTAGGAAGAAAGGTAGGATATTTTATGGGATTGATATTGCCACAAAGAGTTAAAATTAAATGGACTGGAAACACTCGAAATCATTATGAATCAAAAGGATACATATATACAAAAAATCTTGATGAGTTTGAAGTAGATGTTGAAGACTTAACGAATGGTTCAACGGCTGGCGTAAAGATAAAATGTGACTATTGCGATCAAGTTGTTAATATGCCTTATAAAGATTATCTTATAAGACATAAAGATAAACCTTATTGTTGTAAACAATGCTTACAGCATAAAAGAATTGAAAAAGATGAAAAAGGTAATATTTCGTATGTTGAAGTTCCTTATCGAAATAAAGAATGGTTATATAACGAGTATATTTTAAAAGATCGTTCAGCATCTGATATTGCAAAAGAATGTGGAATAAATATGAGAAGTTTGCAAGAATGGATACGTATTTTAGGATTGACTGAAAAACCCAAGCCGTTGAATAATATTACACAAGAAGAATTATATGATTTATATAGAGTTAAAAGATTGTCATGTAAAGAAATTGCACAAAAGTATAATGTTACAGATGGTGCAATTTCATATCAACTGAAAAAATTTGGCATTCCAATATATTCACCATCCGAAGCAATAAATATTTATTTATATGAAAAAGGTGGTATTGAAAAAGCAAGAAAGACTCAGTCTACCATGGAAAATCGTATAAAATCGTCATGTAAACAACGTGGGATTCCAATAAAAGATTTTAATGGGTTTTCCACAACAGAAGAACATATGGCAAGGAACAATACATATTATAAAGAATGGTTAAAAAATGTTTTTAATAGAGACAATTATACATGTCAATGTTGTGGAAAACGTGGAGGGAATTTAAATGCACATCATCTATACAATTTTTCTAAATGTAAAAATTTGAGGTATGATGTCAATAACGGAATTACTTTGTGCGAAAGATGCCACTTAATTCAATATCCAAATAGTTTCCATTCGATATATGGTCAAAAAAATAATACACCAGAACAAATTTATGAATTTATTCAAAATTATAAAGAACAGCATAAGGAAGTAGTTTAATTTTATTATTCTACTTCTTTTTTTGTTATGCATAGGAAGGAAGTGATTTTTATGGCAGAACGTGCAAAACGTATACAAATGTATGATGAAAACAAATTTCAAAACATAAATCCCGAAACTCTAAAATTATTTCAAAAATATCAGATAGATATGTCTATCCGTGATTTATCTAAAAATACAATTGATGTTTATAATGCAGACTTGAAACAATGGTTTATTTTTATGTACGACCATCAGTTTAACTTATCTGTTTTAGAGGCAACCGAAGATGATATTACGGAATATTACTATTGGAGAAAGCAACAAGGTAATAATGTAAATCGTCAAAAGAGGGTTATGGCTTCGATTTCTGCATTCTATAAATTTCTTCGAAAAAAGAAACTCATAAGAGAAACGCCGACTGAGTTTATAGATAGACCTAAAGCCGGACAACCCATTACAGTGCAAACATATCTTACAAAGGAACAAGTGCAATTAATGAGAGAAAAACTTGAAGAATATGGCGATATTCAATTACAAGCATATGCCTTTCTTTCGTTAACCACTATGGCACGAGTAAATGCTGTTGCCAATTTAAAATGGAAACAAGTTAATTTAGAAGAGAGAATTTGCACTGACGTTATTGAAAAAGAAGGTAAAATTGTAGAATTGAGTTTTTCAGTTGAAACAAAAAATTATCTTGAGAATCTGCTTCAATATCGCAAGGACAATAATATTGACGACCATGGATGGTTGTTCATTACACCTTATGTCACAGAAGATAAGCCAATACGAAATAGCACGTTGAATGATTGGTGTAAAAAGATTGGTGCGATGATTGACGTTCCTACTCTACATGCCCACGATTTCAGGCACAGCTACGCGACACTACTCAAGAACGCCGGCGTAAATTTGGAGGATATTTCCACTATGTTGAATCATGCCGGAACGGATGTAACTAAAAAGTTTTACATCAAAACTGATACTACCAAGGTTAGAAAATTAAAGGATAGTATTCAGATTTAACAACCCAACAAACAATAAATCAACAAAGAAAGAGTAGGTATCCCCTGCTCTTTTGTCATATAGGAAGAAAAGCAATTATGTAGGTGCAAATCCTGCACTTCCTCAAAATATGTTAAAGGAGCTGTTAATTATGGCAGTAAAAAAGACTGAGCAACCAGTAAAATTAACGGCTGCTCAAGCAAGAGAAAAAGTTAAAGAGTTAGAAGAAAAAATAGAGAAATATGATTCTACTGCATTTTGTTTAATGTGTAAAAAACATAAAAATAGAGAAACTCATTTCTATGTGAATACAGATCCGATGTATGGTGAAACTACTTGCACTCCTATATGTCGAGAATGTGCGAGAAAAATAGCATTGAGAGTAGATAAAAATGGAGAAGAACATGAACCGACTAAGGAAAGTGTAATTTTGGCATTGAAATATTTGCAAAAACCATTTTTAAATACTGTATGGAACGCAAGTGTGCAGGAATCTGAAAATTTAATAGCCGGAAAGGTAAAACATAATGCATGGTCGGCTTATATTAAAAATATTCAAATGGTAAATTATCTTGGTTTGACATTTTTTGATTCGGACTTTTATAAAGAAAAAATCGTTTATGATGATGAAAAAACTGAAGTAAATATCATAAATGAGCATTTGGGGCAAGACGTTTATGAAGATTGTCAAAAGAATAAAGAGGATGTTAAACGTCTTCTTAATTATGATCCATTTGAACAAGAGGCTATTGAAGATCAACCTTTTTTATATTCGCAATTATTAGGATTATTGGATTCTAGTGAAGATGCTAATGACGATATGATGAGAACTTCATCTGCAATTTCAATAGTTAGAGGCTTTCTTCAGCAGTCAAAGATAGATGATACGGTTGCTAAATTAATGTCTGATATAAACAATATTGAAAAAAATTCAGCAACAATTAAAACTCTACAAGATAGTAAAAGCAAAATTACATCTATTATTACGAACTTGGCTCAAGATAGTTGTATTTCATTGAAATATAATAAGAATGCAAAAAAGGGTGAAAATACTTGGACAGGTAAATTGAAAAAAATTAAAGATCTCGATTTAAGAGAAGGAAGAATAAATGGATATAATATAGATACTTGTAAAGGTATGCAACAAGTTGCTGATATTAGTATGTCTGCTATTTTAAAAGCTTTGAACAACGATGAATCTGAATGGGCGGATATGGTAGCAGAGCAAAGAAAAAAACTAAGTGCATTAACTGAGGAGAATGATGGGTTGCGTGAAGCTTTTCGTATTTTATTACAAGAAAATTTAGATTTGCGAGATACAATGCAAGATAAAAATTTATTGAAAGATGCTAATTTATGCGACCTCGATAACATTGTTAATACATATGTATTAGGGAGGAAAAAGGAAAATGAAGAAGAAAATACTACCTGAGTTTCGATATGACAGGGATACTATTGAAAAATATGAGGAAGAATTATATGGAACAGTTTAAATATCCAGTTGTATATAATGATGAAATTGCAAATAGATGTATATATGGTGCTTCATTTGTTCGAGAACTTTTGGGAATAGAAAATCACACAAAAATATATCATAAGGATATTATATATCCTATGAGTTCTCGAAAGGTGGAAGGTTTTCAAAGGATTGCCGAAGAAAAAAATTATTATCAAGAAAACCCCGTTAAGTTTATAAAAGATTTTTTTAATATACAGCTGTTAGATTCTCAAGCATATTTAATGCAAATGTCATGGGCTACTCCCCAAGTTATGATATGTGCATCTCGTGCATATGGTAAAAGTTTTTGGATTGTTTTATTTGCAATGGCAAAACAAATGTTAGCTATTCAACCTTGGAACTGTTATATTGCTTCCGGTAGCAGTCAACAATCAGCTACAACTTTTAAAAAATTAGAGGATATTGCGAATGACAGAATAGCTTCATTAATAAATTCTTCTGGATATATTTTCAAAAATGAAGTAGAAGTTCCAAATGCAAGTGGCGATGGTTTTTCACACAATCCAAGTGGTTTTACATATAGTTTACATAATGGTTCGTTCTCCAGAACGCTTTCGTCGAATATCGATCGTAATAGGGGTGCTCGAGCCTCATGTGTTATTTTTGACGAAAGTGCTTTTTTGTCTCAAGATTTACTTTCTGTTTATAAGGCTTTTTGTGCCACAAAAAACGAATTTGCTACTGGTTTTGATAAAGATGGAAATATGATAGACCAAACAAGATTATTAGCCATTCCTAAACCTATTCCTAATCAATTAGTTTATGTTTCATCTGCTTCTTCTACAGACACTCCCTTTTATACAATGTATCGTGATTTTAGCAAACAAATGATTATGGGAAATAAAGATTATTTTGTAGCCCAAATTGATTGCGATTTAGTTATGAAACCTACTATTATGAACATCCCCACTACACCTGCTCTTACACGAGAAATGATAGAGTCTGACATGCGTTCTAATCCCGAAAAAGCACGTAGAGAGTATTATTGTGAATTTACAACTGACGCAGGTTCGGATGCAATTATAAGACGTGGAGTTATTACTCGCAATGAACGAGTATACAAACCATTACTTTATAATGATACGGGTGATAAGAAATTTGTAATTGCATATGACCCAGCCAGATCACGAGATAACTCGGTCATTCTTGTTGGAGAAATATACGATTCTAAATTGCCAGATGGCTCAACTGAAAAGAAAATGCGTTTAGTAAATTGTATGAATCTTATTGATGTTGGTAAAAAGATTAAGTCGCCAATGCAAACACAAGATCAAATAAAATACTTAAAAAAAGTCATATTGGATTATAACGGTGGTGCAGATGGATATGGTAATATTATTGGTGTTTATATTGATGCCGGTTCAGGTGGTAGTGGCGTAAATATTGCCGATTATTTAATGGAGGATTGGGTCGATTCGGCAGGAATAACACATAGAGGACTTATAGATAAAGAATATTCTTCTGAATATGTAAGTAAGTTTCCCAATGCCGTAAATAAGATACATCTTATAAATCCAGCCGGTTATAAATCTGAAATGTATGAAGCAATGATTGAATTAATGAATCAAGATAAAATTACATTTACTGCACCATATGATAATAAAGATTATTTAACAGTTTTTGATATTGATGAAGACGTTTTAAACAAAGCAAAGGAAGATATAAAAAAACAACTTAAAGAAAAAAATCTTCCACAAGATGAATATGACCAGCAATTCCAAAAAGAATTGGACAAGATTCAATCAGTAAATACAAAAACAATTAAATTGGATTGGCAAGATAGGATTGCTTTGGCAAACTTGGATAGCCTAAAAGAAGAAATTGTGAATATGGTGCGTAAACCGAGAGAGTCTGGCAAGGATTCATTTATGTTAACTCCCGAAAAAGAAAACAAACTTCACGACGATAGAAGTTACACTTGTGCTCTTGCATCTTATGCTCTTATGTGTGAGCGAAGAAAAAATATAACGCAAAGAAAACGACCGAAAACAGGAAATCTTGTAGATATGCTTCCTATTAGGAAAGCGAAAAGATTTTCTTCAATATAAGAAAGGGTGAGTTTTATTGAAGAATAATGAAGAGGTGAATAACTCACCTAATAAAAAACAACCAACTATTGCAGAAATGAAAGAGTTTTATGAAAAAAATAAAAAACGTTTAGAAAAATTTGACAAAAGCATGGATGCTTTAAAACGTTTAAGGAATGAAAATAAAAATACCAAACTTAGAACAATAAATAACTATTCAAAAGAATCAGTTAAGACATATATAAAAAATGTTAGTTCAAATGAGGCAAATCTACGTAATTTATCACGTTATTTATTTTATCGTTCAGAAATTTATTACAGATTATGTAAGTATTATGCAAATCAAATAGACACAAGCATTCATTCTGTTATCCCTAATTATAGTTTAGTTGAAGATAATGACAAAGATAGTATTTTACAATCATATGAAGCAACATTAAATGTGTTGGATGATATGCACATACAATATGAGGTTTTTAAATCAGCAGTTGTAAATATGCGAGAAGATGTGTTTTATGCTTGCTCGTATTATACAGAAGGCGAAGGTATGTTTTGGCTTCCACTAGATGCAGATTATTGTAAAATCAATGGAGTATTTACCGATGGTTCATATTCATTTGCCATGGATATGTCTTACTTCAGAAAAAATGCTGATTTGCTAGAGTATTATGGTGAACCATTTACTTCATTATATAAAGCATATGAAAGTTCGGGCGACAAATATCAACAAATGCCTGAAGAATATGCAGTATGTACTAAATTCAGGTCGGAGGATTGGGAGACTGTTGTTCCCCCATTTACTCCGATTTTCTTGAGTTTAATTGACTTAATGGATATGGCTGATTATCAAGCAGTTCAAGAAGCTGCAAATATATACAAGTTAGTATGGCTTGAGATGAAAACTATGGGTAATGACGAACCAGATAACTGGAGTGTTGACCCAGAAATAATGATTGAGTATTTTAACAAAATGATAAATGATGCCATTCCCGACTATATTTCAGCGGCTATTGTACCAGGTGAATTACATGAAATTAGTTTTCCTGATAGTGGTGCGGATAGTGATGTTACAAAAGTTGAAAAGGCAACAAAAGAAATTTTGAATAGTGCCGGAGGTGCTCAGATATTAAATCTAAATTCCGCATCAAATTCAACTGCTTTCAAATATGGTGTAGCGGCAGATACGGAATTTATTATGTCCCCTATTATTCCACAAATTGAAGCTATTATAAATAGACTGCTTCGTTTTTATGTTGGCGAAGACCATTGTAAAGTAAAATTCTTTGAAGTTGGTATTTTTCAAAAAGAAGATTTCAGAAAATCTTTATTGGAATCGGCACAGTATGGACTATCAACAAAGTTAATGGTAAACTCTTTAAATGGTTTTTCGGCAAAAGAAACAATGGCTTTGAATTTCTTAGAAGAAGATATTTTGTCTGTTTCAACGAAATTCCAACCGTTAAGTAGTTCTTATACGCAAAGTGGAGATGGTTCAAATACCAAAGATGAATCCGATTTAACAGATGCAGGATTACGAACTCGTGACGAAGACCTAAACAATAAATAAGGCGGTGATGTCAATGGGCAAAAAATTTATTAAAGTTTCTGATGTTGAAACAGCAAATTTATTAACGAAATTGGGGTTTCAACTGATAGATAAAACAAGCGGAATATATACATTTCTTAATAATACAACAACAAAATTTTCAAACGACATAGACAAAAGTAAAGTTCAATATAGCAATGTATTGTTCATATAATACTCCCCTTTTCTGAGGAGTTCAATAATCAAGAAAGGAGGAGATATATATGAAAAAGAAGATTTTAACAATAGATGATTTATATAATTTTTATCTAAATAAAAATAAATCTTGTAATTTCAGTTCGAAAGATACGGGGTATCAATTATCAGTACAAGTTCCAGCAAATTTTGAAGTTGAAGAAACTGGAGATAATTCATTACTTTATTGTAAGGTGAAATTAATGCATTCAGGTTTAAATAGAAATCATTCTAATGTCACTGATGATGCGTTAACTAAAGCTTCAAAAACGTTGGCTTATAAGCCGATTTTGGCTAATTTCATGGAATATGTAGATGAAAAAACAGGTGAAACATTAAAAGATTTTACATCTCATGATATTGCATTTGATAATGACGGCAATCCGATTTATCTTGAAAAGCAAATTGGATGTTTTACTGCTGATAAACCTACGTTTGAAGTTGAAGAAAAGACTGGTCATAATTTTTTGTATGGGTATTGTGCAATTCCAAGAGAATATACTGATGCTTGTTCAATAATTGAACGAAAAGGCGGTACAAAAATCAGTGTTGAATTGGCAGTTAATGAAATGTCTTTTAATGCTTCAACAAAAGAACTTGAATTAACTGATGTTGTGATTATGGGTGCGACATGCTTGGGTAAAAATCCCGATACTTTAGAAGATATTGAAGAAGGAATGAAAAACGCAAGATTAGATATTGCTGATTTTAGTGTTGAAAATAATTCTATTAAATTTAATAGAGACGAAGAATTGTTTGAACTTTTAGAGAGTCTTAAAGATACGCTTTCTAAATTCAATAAAGAGCAAATTGCTCGCCATAATTCAAAGGAAGGAGGAGTAAATAATAAGATGACAAAATTTGAAGAATTGCTTGCCAAGTATGGTAAGACTGCCGAAGATGTGACATTCGAATACGAGGGAATGTCAGACGAAGAACTTGAAACAAAGTTTGCAGAGATGTTTGATGATAATTCAGAAAATAAAGATTCTGAAGATCCTTCCAACGATAATAAAAATGAAGGACTGAAGTTTGAAAAGATTGTTCGTACATATGAGATTTCTCATGAAGATATACGATATGCTTTATATCAGCTTTTGTCCGAGTTCGAATCTGCCGACGATGATTGGTATTTTATTAATGCTGTTTATGACGATCATTTTACATATGAGAATTGGGACGGCAATAAGATTTTCGGTCAGAATTATACAAAAGATGGAGAAAATGTTTCTTTTGATGGCGAAAGATACAACTTACATCGTGAACTTTTGACTGACAGTGAATTTGCAGAGTTGCAGTCTATGCGTTCAAATTATGCAGCGTTGGTAGACTTTAAAAATGAAACCGATGCCAAAGAACTTCATTCTCAAAGAGAAAAAGTCTTGACTGATAAAGCATATGAAATCATTTCTGCAAAAGACGATGAGGGTAATTTTATTAATGAATCTTTTGCGAAACTATATGAGAATATGGATAAATATTCTCCTGAAGACCTTATAAAAGAAGTTAAAATTCTTGTTGGAGAATATGCTTTGCAAGGCGGAGATGTTGAAACAAAAGTAGAAAAGAAATCTGCTGTCAAACATTTTTCTAATCCAAATAGTAATGAAAAAAAGACAAGTAAATATGGTACATTAAAATTTAAATAATATTCGCTCTCTTGAGTTGATACGCACTTGTGTATCGGTTCGAGGGTGTTTTTTTTATGTAAAAATTAAGAGGAGGAAATAAAAATGGCAAACATGAGCATTAAATATGAGATTGCAAAACATGCCACTGCAAACCCATCAAATGTATTGTCTGGTGGTACATACGGCGGTCATATGTTTTCAATCCTTTTGGGCAGCGATACAGACAATGGTAATTTGATAGCCGTTGGAGATTGGGATAGTCTTGACCTGTTTAAGGAGGCTGCTGTTACTAAATTTGAAGGAAAGATTGTAGAGAAGATGGGTAATGGTAATTATCTTGTATTGGTTACTGACCCTGGTGATGCAGTTTTGGTATATCAAGTTCCAGTAGGGGCAGAAGAATGGACAAATGAATGGAAGAAAGAAAGCAACCTATATAACAAGACTGGTGATATAGTTCGTTGCTATGGTTTGGTGAAGTACGATCGCTTTGAAGTTTCTGCTGAAGGTTTTAATGGCTCGCCCAAAGTTGGTTCTTCAATTACAGGCGTAGCTAATAAGAAGCTAACAGTAGCCGAATAAAAGTAAAGGAGGTTAAATAAATGCGAATTTCAGATAATTTAACAAGAGTGTTTTCAAAACCTGAAAATGATTATGAAGGTTTTAAGAGCTTTTTGTATGACTATACACATGGTATTCAGATATTTGATGAAGATGGTAATAAGGTAAGTTCTGCGCAAGCAAATGAAAAGATTAATAAAGTTTGTTTGGATATTCTCGGCTTTGACGAAGGATATAAACCAAGCAAAAGAGAGATAAAGAGAGCCATGAGAAGAAATGGTATTGAACTTATGGAAGTTCTTGAAGAAGCCATTGATTTCAAAGTTGAAACTGGTTTTCAGGATAATGAATTCTTTAATAATTTTGTTGAAAGCAAAAATATTGCAAATGGCGACCGAAACGAATATTGGGTTAAGAACAACGATGTCATCCTTACTGTTGCCAAGGTTTCGGGTGACCACCATGATTTGACAATCCAAAAATTAGCAGAAGGTCAAAGTTTTTCTGTTCAAACTTCTAATTATGCAATAAAAGTAGGAATGGATATTGATGTTTATCTTTTAGGTAGAAAAGATTGGTCTGAATTTGTTGATGCAATTTCAGTTGCTTTCCAAGAGGAAGTTCAAATGGATATGTTTACTTCTTTTGTAGAAGCAGATAATAAACTACCAACGCAAGATAAGTTTGTAGTTACAGATGAATTGACTAAGGAAAATAAGAGCAAGTTTGATGAACTAATTGAAGATGTCGAAGCTGCAAATGCTGGAGCAGATGTTGTAATCCTTGGACTAAAATCAGATCTACAAAAGCTTGAAAGACTTCAAGATGTAGATTGGATTGCTGATAGTCAGAAAGAAGAAAGAGCAAGACTTGGTAGACTTGGTTCATATGGAGTTACTACACTTGTAGAAATTCCACAAAGATTTGCAAAGAATGATGTTACAAAGAAACTTATTAAGCCAGGTAAGTTGTATATTATGCCTAATGTTGATAATAAATTTGTTAAGTTCACTGATGTTGGTGAGACAGAAATTATCGAAGTGTCTGAAAAGGGTGAAAGACAAGATGATTTCCAGACATATGAAGTTCAACGTGAAATGGGCATTGCTGTAATTTTGGACAAGTACCATGGTGTCTTTAATATTGCAAACTAATACATATGGACAGAGTAAAAGGAGATTTGATTAATGGCATATACAAAGAAAGTTGTTACAGAAAAGAAAACAGAAGAAACTACTGACCAATCAGTTAACACTGAAACAGCAAAAAAAGTTGAAGAACAAGTAGCGGAAAAGGTTACTGAAAAAAAGAAAAGAGTTTTCAAAGACTCTGACCCTATTCTATGTATGTCTATAACACCCGGTCAACTTGGCATGTTTGGCTTAAAGACAAATATTCATTATAGTTGGGCTGCTCGTGGAGATGAAACGGAGGTAGAATATCAAGATTTGGTTGCTGCTATTCGTTCAGGGAAAAAGCATATTACTGAACCATATTTCATCATCAAAGACGATGATTTCTTGGAGTCTTTCCCTAATGTAAAAAAAATATATGGGGACATGTATTCTATTAAGGATTTAAGAAGTGTAATTACCGATTTGGACGCAAACAGTATGAAGTTGACAATCAATTCATTGCCTTCGGGTGCAAAGGAATCTATCAAGAATATAGTTTCATCAATGATTATGAATGGTCAGATAGATAGTGTTTCAAAGATAAAAACTTTAGACGAAATATACGATACAAAGTTTATGACAATGACTGAATTGTATGGAGATTAAGGAGGTGCGAGATGACATCTTCTTATGAAGATATATATTCTCGTTTCCTACAAAAATGCACAGATTATGATTTTATAGAATTGGACGAAGAGACTGTTTACGACAATATGGAAGGGTGGCTACATTCAGTTGCCTCCCTCCCCTATGTTCGTGTTAAATTTAAAACATTTAGTCTTAATGATGAAGTGTTAAAAATGAATTGGGAATTAAAAAATTCTATAGACGATAATTCTGACGAATTATTTGTCATTGAAGTATTTGCACAAGGAATGATTATTCAATGGTTAGAACCTAAAGTAAAATCAATTCTAAATGTAAAACAATTTTTTGGTGGTAAAGAAGAAAAATTTTATTCCCAAGCAAATCATTTAAATGAATTACGTTCATTGTTGTCAGACGCTAATATATCTTTAAGAAAACTTCTTAGAGACCACGGATATATTATTAATTCATATATAAGCGAGGAATAGTGTCATGAAACATAAATACGGTTATTTTTCACAACGACAAATAGATTTAACAAAACAGTCTATTCGTAAATCTATATTTTTCTTATTATTATGTGCAGATCCAAATACGAAGCAAGAATATCAATACATAAATGTTAATGAGGCTTTTGTCAACTTATTGAATAGGTTAGGTGGATTAAATAAGCTTTTATATGAGCCGTCAGAGCTTGTAACAATTATGAGTTTACTTGAACAGGCTTTGTCTCTATATGATGAAAAAGATTTTAATTTTAAATTGTATAGAAAGCTTTTACTGGATGCCGGCTCAGAAGTTTTGAAAATCAAGGGCGGTGATTAAGTGCTGTCTTTAGACTTATATAAAAGAACTCATTTGCGTAATGGTGTTCTTACAAACGGGCAAGTCCGAAAGCGTCAGTCGGACATGATTGAAGAACAGACTTGGTTTGAAGATATACAAAGTAGAAAATGCTATATTTATGATTATTTCCATGATGATAATAATCATTTAAACCAAGGTATGGACTATTCTTCAACTTCTAAGACACCTATAGACGCAAAATTCATTGTTACTCAATATGGAACATTGTCAAAAGACCAAGTTGAGTATCATTTACAACTTCGTCCGAGCCAGAAATTAAAATTTAATGAGGGTGACGATTTATATTATTATGAAGAAAATTTTACAAATAAATATGGAGCAACCTTCCCTATTGGTTTGTATTGTGATATTCCTGATGATAATGGAGTATATCACAAATGGCTTATTTGTTCAAAAGAGGTCGGAAATCAATTCATAAAATATAGTGTATTGCCTTGTAATTATTATTTCCATTGGATTGAAGTTCAAAACAATAAACGCATTAAACGCAAAATGTGGGGCGTTACAAGAAATCAAAATTCATATAATAGTGGATTGTGGTCTAACTATGTCTATACTACTATTGAAAATCAGAATATGGCTTGGTTGCCTATGAACAGTATAACCGAGAAATTATATTATACTCATTCTGATGATAAAAATAGTAATCAACGCATAGTAATGAGTGCTCCGATTGATGTTCCGATTGTTTGGAAAATCAGTAAAGTTGAAACTACTCAACCTTTTGGTCTTCAAAAGCTTACATTGTATCAAGATGTTTGGAAACCTTTTGCTGATTATATAGATAAAGAAGACAAAGATGACATTTTTGCAATGTATGCAGACTATTATTCAACCAACATTGAACCAGAGACTACTGAAGATAATAGTTCAAATAAAATTCAAATTTCATGTAATACCAACACTATTAAAGCAGGTGGTAGTTATAAACTTTTAAAAGTTGCTATTTTTGATAGTTCGGGTACTGATATAACGAATAAATATTTGGACAAATTCTCAATAGATTGTTGGAGATGTTATTTGAATGATGAAGATATAACAAATTCGGATTTAATTACTTGGCTTGAACAACCAAGTAAAAATCATATAAAAATAAAATTCTCTAATGATAGAACTTATCTTGCTGATAAATTAAATATTGAATGCAATATTGAAACATTGGTAGGTAAGATTCAATTAGAGATTATTGCATTATAAGGAGGACAAATGGCAGAACAAATACTTACTCAAAAAGAATTAATTGTGGAATTAGCCAATTATGCTTGTACTCCTGACTACGATAACATAAGATTTAAAGAAAAAATAAAACAAAAGCTGTTGAATAACGTTGCTTTGCTATATGCATTACATGATGTAAATAAAGAAAGCGAATTATTCGAAAATGGAAATATAAATTATGACGGTGATTGGAGTCTATATTTTGGAGATAACATTCGTCCCTATTTATTTATTCCAGAATCTCAATCTGAATCTAAGAATTTTTTGTGTTATGATGTGAGTTTTTCTGAAACGCCGAAGTATAACGGTATTGAAAAATATTGCAATGTCGTATTTACGGTTTTGTGTAATAACAAAGATGCTATTGATAAAAATACAGGCATTCCTCGCCATGATTTAATCGGTGGTATTTTATGTAGGCATTTTAATTGGTCGAATATCTTCGGTAATCAATGCAAACTCGTCAAAGACCAAGGCTCAGTCACTGACACAAACTTCATTACTCGAACTCTTATTTTTGAATTTACTACAACAAATTCAATCACTCATACTGTTAATAATACTACAAGAATTATTAATAATGAGGTTCATACATAATGGGTAAACAAACTGAGTTTCAGTATGATGAGTTACAAATGTTTTTTGGTGATGATTATAAAGTAAGTGATTATATTACTATACATCAACCAACTGTCGGTGAGATTATGGAGTTTGGTGAAAGAAGATATTATTCTATGCTAACTCAATTATGTGCAATCCCAAGTGATATGAAAAGTACATTATGGGATGTGCTTGAGGTTGATTGGAATAAGATGTCTGATTTTGAGTTATTTGCATTTAATTGTCATTCTTTAAGACCGCAAGATACATCAATTATATTAGGTGATTTAGACCTTTCTACATATACACATTCGGTAAAAGATAAAGAAAATGATGAATTTGCATTATTACAGTGCAGTCAAGTTGACGAAAATTCCCCACCCGAAATAACCGGTATAATTACTGAAAGTGATTATTATAACATGGTGGGTTATTTGCGAAAATTGCACGGATTCACAATAAAGCGAGAAAAGGCAAGGAATCGTATTACTCGTGATGTTATGATTGAAGAAGACAGACAAAAAATAGAACTTAGTAAAAATAAATCTTATGTTTCACAACTCAAAAACTTAATATCTGCAATGTTGACGTATCCTGGTTTTAAATATAAAAAATCAGAATTACGAGAATGTGGCATATATGAGTTTATGGACGCTGTTCAACGTTCACAGATATATGTGTCTACAGATGCTTTACTTCATGGAATGTATAGCGGAATGATAGATACAAAGAAAATAAATAAAAAACAATTTAATTGGATGAGAGACGTGTCATAACGTCTTTTTTTATTGCAAATTTTTAGGAGGTAAATTATGGCTATTCAATTTGAAGATTTAATTATTGACCGCACACTACAAGGTATATTTGAAAATTCACTTGGTGACATTATTGGCGGTGTTAATCAGCTACAAAATGTTTCTATTGAAACAACATCAGAAACAAAAGATAAAACAGATGCTGTTGGTGCTCTAATTATGAGATTCTTTACATCAAAGTCTGTTGAAATATCTGCTGAAAATGCAGTATTCTCAACATCTCTTGCAGCTCTTCAGTTTGGTCAAGATAGAGAAATTGCATCAAACAGCAATAAGATTCTTATGCCGAGAATTTTTACAATCAATACTGATACTATTGCTCTTACAGGTACAAATAAGGAATATCAGCTTCCTGACGTACCGGCTGGCGGTGTTGTTCATATTAATGGACTAACAAATACAGGTGTTCCTGATCCAAATAAGAAGTATAAGATGAACACAGCTGCATCTGAAACAGAATTTACACTTTCAGAAAAGAAGCTTACTCTTCCGACTGATATTACAGGTAAAATTCAAATTAAGTATGATAGAGAAGTTGAAAGCGGTATCAAGCTTACTCAAGCTGCTGACAAGTTCCCTAAGACATGTAAGTTTACTCTTTCGGTTCTTGTTGCAGACCCTTGCGACAAGGAAACGCTTCGTCACGCTTATATTGTGTTCCCTTCATTCCAAATGTCACCAGATAATACAATCAGCCTAAACACTGAAGATACTCAATCATTCTCAGGTTCGGCTCAAAAGGATTATTGTGGTGCTAATGGTGAAATGTTTACAATATATCTATCAGAGGATGATATTGAAGAAAACTAATTAAAACGTATGTATAGAGGGTGGAGTTCTACCCTCTATATTACTTTAGAAAGGAGACTTTCAATGGCAAACAGAGTTTGTGTTTTGTGTGGAGCAAAATATGATTACTGTCCCAATTGTGATGCGGACAAGGGCAAGCCTATATGGATGACTTGTTGGGATAAGGCAGAATGTCACGATATTTGGGCGGTATTATCGGGTTACAATTCCCACGACAAAACAGCAAAAGATGTAGTAGATGTTTTGGATAAATATAATGTAACCGACTTCACTAAATATGGTGGTCAAATTGAAGCTGACTTAAAAGCTATAGTAAAAGAAGTTAAAGGTACAAAAACGACAAAAGCAAAAAGTTCAAAGAATGTAGCTACTTCGGAGGAAAAGACTGATGAGGTAGTTAAAGAAAATATGAAAGATAAAAAGATAGTGAATAGTGATTTAGAAACCAATATAGGGGCGTAGATTTCACTATCTACCCCCTATTTTTTACGCTTGAGAAAAAGGAGAAAATATGGAACTATATAACTCAATAACACAAAAAACATATGACCCAGAACAATGTGTATTTTTTGAAAATGCGTTACAAAGTAATGCTTATGTGTTTAGAGGAAATGCAGAATTAAAAGCAATTTTGGATTCAAAACAGAATCCTGGAAGATTTGTTTTTGTGTTTTCAAAAGAAGACCATGCGAGATTGAAAAAAGCATGGAATAATCATGAACTATAATGGTGAGATAATGAAAATCTCACCTATAAAAATATCTCTACTAAACTTAGTTCAGCCGTTTAGCAGGGGTATTTTTTTTGAGAGCAAAAGGCTGAACTGCTCTCCCCTTGACCAAATGATAAGGAGATTTTATGAAAGATACAATTTTAGTAGGTTTGGATACTTCCTCAACTAAAACAGGTTGGAGTTACTACGTCAATGGAAACTTTACCGACAGTGGAGTTTTAAATTTTAGCAAACAAAAGAATAGCGATATTCGTATGCAAGACATGGTGAATTCCATATATGAGAAATTATCTGCTTTAAAAGTAGATATAGTGGTGATTGAAACTACGGCTGTTACGCGTAACGCATCGTCACAAAGAATGTTAACTATGATCTTAGGTGCTGTTTATGGTTGGTGTGTTAATAACAATGTTGAATTTGTTATGTTTAGACCGAGTGAATGGCGTGCTTTGATTAGCAAAGAGAAAAAAGGTCGTAAACGTGACGAATTAAAACAATGGAGTGTTCAAACGGTTGAAAAGTTATTTAATAAAAAAGTCAACGATGATGAAGCAGATGCAATCTTAATCGCACAAGCTTTAGTCAATAAGTATGAATAAATGGAGGATTTTAGATATGGATAAGATTATTACAGTTAAAGAATTTGTAGACGGATATAAGAAACAGACTGATGATATAACTAACAAGAAAGAAAAGTACATAAAAAAGTTTGTTGGTGATAATTATGTGAACTACGCAACTAAATTATCTGTTGCCGATCAAATAGTACAATTATCATCTACAAATCAAGTAGACGGTCAAGTTAATGGGCAGATTAAGATAAATTCATCTTTGCGTTACTTACTGTATGTGTTTAATTTGATTGATTTATACACGAATATAACAGTTGATTTTTCAAACATTCTTGAAGAATATGATTTGTTGGAAGAACAATGTTTGGTTGATGAACTCATTCGACTTATGCCACAACGTGAAGTTACTTCTTTTGAAACAATTTTGAAAATGGTATTTGATGATTTTATTCAAAACAATTACGAGAATCATGCTTTTATTTCTAATCAAGTTCAAAGAATAGTGGATATTTTTACAGCTACTACTTCCCCATTGATTGAGAAGATAAAAGAAAAAGTTGAAAATATGACTGAAGAAGATATAGATAAACTTGGTAATAAGGTTGAGAAAATTCTAAAAAAGATAAGCAGATAAATGGCTGAGAAAGGAGTGTGATTACACAGATGGCTATATCTTATATAAACAAAAAAGCATTAGAGAAAGATGTAGAAAAATATTTAAAAACTTTTGCAGAGGCATATGCTGATGCAGCTGCAAATGAAATAACAAAGTTTGCACAACAAGCAATTCAAAGATTCTATGTTAATTACACTCCAAAATATTATGACAGAACAAATGATTTAAAAAAGAACTCTTTTTCAAAGTATAAACATAACAATGGAAGACAATATTATGGTGGTGTAAGAATATCCACTCACAATATGAGCCCTTATGTTGTTGGTGGGTTTAATAGTCGAAGATTCATTGACCCATTTTATATTGCTCAGCCAGCTTGGGAGAAAGGCATTCACGGTAATGAAAATGGAATTAATGGTCGATATTCGGCACATCGAGATGCAATTCCTCCACTAGAAGTATTGCAAAAAGAAGTTGATAAATCACAATTCCGAGAAAAAATTGAAAATATTGCTCGAAATGCAGCTAAAAAACAACAATATCAATTTTTGCGTTTTAAATAAGGAGGAGTTAGATGAAAACACGAGATATCGGAATAATATCATTAATGTCAAATTATGATAGCAAAAGTATTAAACAAGTAATAGATAAATTAGACAAGCAAGTTAAATCTGAAGTTAACGGCAAATTTAATGCTATTGGTGATGAAATAAAAAAGCAGTTTGAATCAGCAATGAATGTCGTTCAAAGACCTACTTTAAAAAATGCTAATATAACTAGTTACCTAACAGATTTAATAAAGAATATTATGGGTTCAGGTTCTTCTGCGGATATATCTGAATATATTACTGATTTTACAAATAGAATGGAAGCCTTACATAAGATTGTAGCTTCAAGTGATTATAAAGATTTACTACGTCCATTAAGCGGAAATCAAATAGATAAACTATTGACTGAAGCTGATGAAATTGCAGAACTTCAACAAACTATAGCAAACAGAAATGCCAATCTTGTTAAAAATAGAGAACAGATAATTAAGGCGAATCCAGCAAAAACAAAGTCTAGTGAAATCCTTAAATCTTATGTCAAAAAAGAGTCTGGTTATACTGTTGATAAGAATATTTCTACGGAGTTGTCAGATTTTGTTTCGTCAAAGATTGATAATTCAAGTGAAGATGTAAATAAACAGATTCAAAAATATCAACTTTTGTTAAATGTTTTTGAAAAGTTAAATCTTGAAAAAAAGCATATGACAGAAGGATCAAAAGAATTAGTTGGTTATAATAATCAATTGCAATATGTTTATAGTAAAATATTAAACATAGAAAAAGCAATTCCTGAATTAAAAGAATTTAGAGAGTCTTTGGCACAAAGTGATTCTAAAAATGAATTTTTGGGCAGAGATCTTAAATATTATGAAACTGGAACTAAGTGGGCGGCAGACTCTTACATTAAGGCTCAAAATCGTGCAGACAATAGTAAAATTAAAGATATTGTTCAAAGGGCAATAGAAAGAGCCGAAGGATACAATAATACTGTAACTTCTAAAATAAATTCGGATAGAAATAAAGCTGGTTTAAATAATAAAGTTGATAACATCAAAAAGCAATCAAATTCTGAAATTTCCGAAGATATAAAACAAATTGATAACTTAAACCAATCATTAGACAATACAACTGTACAACTATCTAAAGTTCAACAAAAAATTGCTAATATTCAGAAAATGAATATAGATAGTGTTGTTAAAAAAATAGTGTCTTTAATTGATAAAGATGCGGATGCTGGTCTTGATGATGAAGATATTAAAGATTTTGTAACACTTAGACAAAGATATAACGAATTGTTAGATAAGGGCGTTACCGATGAGTTCGGAACAAAAGATGAAATTGATGAGATTTTTTCAAGATTAAACATAGGAACGGACAAGGAAATCGTTGACAAACAATTACGACAAATTGAACAAGTAAGGGAAAAAATATCATCTTCTCAAAACATTGATTCTAGTGATTTAAGCAATGAATTAAATAATTTACAATCTCGTACTCAACAAGCAATTCATGATGTTGTATCAGATGAAATAAAATCTACAGAAATTAAAGATGTTATCAATAAAAATGTTGAAGGTGTGCCTCAATCTACTTCAAAAACAAGTGTCTCTGATATTCAAACTGAAGAAACTTCTTTTGAAAGTTTAAAAACTGCAATCACTCAAGTTACTTCAGAAGTAGATAAAAAGACACAGGCATTTAAAGAAGAAGAACAAGTTGTTACTGGTACTGTTCAGAGGGAGATTAATTCACTAGATGTTTTAATTGGTACATTAGTAACCATTCAAGAACATATAGAAAAAATCAAAGCCTCGGCGACAGAATTACAAAATATTAATACAGGTAATGTTTCATCGCAGTCCCAAACAACTACAACAGAAAATTCTTCAAATAATAATCAAGAAAAACTTCAAAATGATTTAAAGACAACTCAATCCAATGCAGAAACACTTAATCAAACTTTAAAAGAAATCAAAGAAAATTCTACTATTTCTATTAAAATAGAAGCACCTGAAGAAGTCACCTCTAAACTTATAACTCAACTAGAAGCTTTAAAGAAAATTTTAGATAATGATTGGTTAAGTAAGGTTCAAGAATTATCTAAGCTTAAAGAATTAAAGAATTTAGGCATTACCGACAAGGCATTGGACAAGTTTAAAAATCTTAAAACTGGTCTTGACGGTATAGTAAAGAGTTTTAATAAGATTAATGATGGTGGTTTTGCTTTCTTAGATAATCTTACAATTTTAGCTCAACAAGGCGAAGCTCTTAAAGATTTAACTACTTTGCTTAAAACAAGCCAAAGTCAATTAACAAATGCACGTAATACAGTAAACAATAATAAGAACTTTATTGATGAAGATGTTTATGATAACAATTCGGAGCAATGGTTAAAGGATAATGTTGATGCTTTAAGTAATAATAGCAAATACATAGGGGTTTTGGATGCTGAAATTTCTCGTGCCTCAAACGGTATGGTTAAATTCACCGCCAATGTAAAAAATGCTAAAAATGAATGGCAAAAATTAAGTGGTACAGTTAAGGCAGATGGAAGTCTTACTAATATTTCTTTGAAGAACATACAAGGTAAACAAGCGAATAATCTTGACAATGTTCTTAATGGCAATTCTAACACTTCTCAACTATCTAATAAGGAAGATATTTTAAAAGACATTGAGAAGTCACTAAAAACGATTTATGATTATCGCGTTAAGATAGCTTCAACTAACGATACTGATACTTTAAATGATTTACAATCCAAGTTAAGTTCAGAAGAACAACAATACAAGCAATTGGTTGATAATTACAAAACAAATTATTCTGCACACCCAAATGACTTAGATGATGACTTTAGAAATGTTGTCAAACCTGTTAAAGTGAAGGGTAGGAAAAATATAAGAGTTGCTAGTGCAGATGCTATTTTAGATAAAATAACAAAGCAACAAGCAGAAGTATCAAAGCTTAAAAACCTTGAAGGTAGCATATCAAAGAATAAAGGAGACAACTCATTTGATGATTATCTTCAAGACCAAGAAAATAAATTAAATGAATTAATAAAAAAATATAAGCAATATGGCGATGTTGTTCAAGATGTTCAGCAAAAGATAGAAGATGCAAAAGTAAACGGTTCAAACGAGGGAACATCACAAGCAGACACCCTTAGAGCAAACTATGAGTCTGTAAATAAGATACATGGAGAGCTTCAAAACGGTAATCAACAAGGTTTTCTTGAGAAATATTACAAGAGTGCTAGCGATGCTGTTGACAGCTTGATTGGTAAGCAACAACAAGGTGAAGAAATAACAAAAAAAGAACTTCAAAATGTTCAGAGCCTATATAACGAGTATAAGAAAATAGCGAATGCCGGTACACCTCTTGCAGACAATATAAGAGGTAAAGTTAATGCCGATAGTTATATCTTAAATAACGCTAAGCAACAAGGAACTATAATTTCTCAAGGTGAGTTCAAGGAAACCGACATTTCAAAGGGTCTTGCAACTACTATTATTAAAATCCGTAATGCAAAGGGTGAAATTAGAGACCTTCAATATACTTGGAATGACGGTATGATTAGCATGGCTGATAATACCAAGAAAGTTCAAACTTCTTTAGTTGGCGTTCCAAAAATTATGGACGCACTTTCTAAAAAGTCTAAAGAGTTAATTACATATTGGACGGCTAATTACATAAATCCTTATAAGATAATCGAAATGATTCAAAAAGGTGTCAATATTGTAAAGGAACTTGATACTGCCCTTGTTGACCTTCGTAAGACTACAACAATGTCTTCGACAGATTTGAAAGATTTCTATTCTGATGCTAATGAGGCAGCAAAAGAGTACGGCGTTACAACTAAACAGATTATTGATCAAGCAAGTTCATGGAGTAGACTAGGTTATTCAGACAAGAACAGTGCTACAGAAATGGCAAAACTAAGTTCACAATTTGCTACTATCTCTCCTGGAATGGATATAGACAAAGCCACAACAGGATTAGTATCTACGATGAAGGCAAAATTATGCCTTTGTGTACAGAAATGTGCATATAGAAAATATTTAATTGCAGGTAATGCGTAAAGCCTTACACCACAATATAGAGGAAAACTACTATATGATGGTACGAAAGTAGAAAAAACGTAAGGATGGCATATGGTCAAAAGCCTAAGTGTCTGTTTTACTAATTTTATAAATTAGGAATTGCTGTTCATGCAACGAAGTACCCTAACGTATTCCGTAGACCATACGGTACTTGAGTCGAGGGTAAACGTTCAACGACTATTCCCATGTAGGGATTTTGGAATACTGATATGTCAGTTATAAAATAAAGGTGGAAATCCTGAATACCAAAATCATAAGAAGTAGGACGTAATCGCAAATGACGTGGGTGAAAATCCCTTAAATCGAAAAGGTATTACTGTTACTCTACATTAGAGTGTGGTTAAGAAATAGTCTAAACATATGCAGAAATGTATAGAAAATCAGTTTAAACTGATTTCACAAAGAGTTGCGAACTTTGTGTAATATATTTGATTTGACGTTCAAGTAGATGATGTTAAAGACGGAATTATGTCAAAGATTAATTCTGTTGGTAATGCATTTGCTACAAGTAATGACGAAATTATTGACGGTCTGGAACGTTCGGCTTCAGCAATGGCTTCAACCGGTGCAAGTTTGGAAGATACTATTGCTATTTTTACAGGCGGTCAAGAAATCGTACAAAATGCTGAAAGTGTTGGTTCAGCAATGAAAACCTTCTCAATGCGTATTAGAGGTATGGATGAAGAAGGTGAAGCCCTTGACGAATTATCAAATGTCAAAGGTGACGTATATGAGCTAACTAACGGTAAAGTTAGTATCATGAAAGATGAAAATACATACCGTAGCATTTATGATATTTTAAAAGATATAGCAGGAGTTTGGGATGACCTTACTGATAAAAACAAAGCCAAATTGCTCGAAAAATTATTTGCTAAAACCAGAGCAAATACAGGTGCTGCTATTCTTCAAAACTGGGATCAGGTTGAAAAAGCCGTTAAAACAATGGAAGACAGTGCTGGAAGTGCTGATAACGAAATGAGCATAGCGGCTGATAGTATTGAATTTAAACTAAATAAGCTATCACAAACTTGGGTAAGTTTTGCCCAAGATACTTTATCTCAAAATTCATTAAAGGGAACGATTTCTCTTTTAACAGGATTATCACAAACACTTACTGGAATTTTGGGTGTAATTCAAAACATCACATCTCTTGGGGGAATATTACCAAGTGGTGGATTGCTTGGAGACTTGGGAATTGCATCTGGCTTTGTGATGAATAAAATGGGTATTGGTAAACGTACAGTTTCAGTGGTAATGTACTGTGCCCACCCCTCTAAGATTATGTATAATGTCACATAATTAACGGACGGGAGTGTTAGCCACTTAAAATAATGACAGATACCTTATATGATAAATATAAAAAACCGAATATGCTGAGAACCCTAAAGACTATATACAATCCAAAACAGAGTTGGAAACAACAGATGGAACGGTGACGAAAGTCGGAAAGAAACGTATATAGTATGTTATATGATGAGAGTCTAAGTAACATTTTATGCTTTTATAATAAAGGAATGGGTAGTCAATAGGTAGGCTTATGCCGAAAGCAGGGAAAGACTAAGTTCTTAATTGAATATTATGTGAGGTCACAACTCATTGTCTTAACCCCCAGAGACTGACAAGGTTTGGCAAAGATACAGACATAATTGTATATTTGCTGTGAAATACAGTCCGAACCTTGGGAAACCAAGTTGTGTGTAATTATATTAATAGCTTCCGAAAATATTAGTATGATTATAATAATTAAATTAAATATATTGACTTTTTACTTAAATGTGATATAATATTTATGGAAATAAAAAAATGTGGAAACCTAAGACGGTTGCCACGATACAAATAGTTACTATGACATGAGATTATTTAATCTCAATTATAGTGAGCCAATCTGTTGCAGCAGACGGCTCACTTTTTCTTTATAATCGCTATTATGTCTTTTATAATTTGATAAATCAAACTTAAAATACCACAAATAGCAGCTATATTTACTAAAGTAATATGTATCAGCCTCCTTCAAAGAAAATTTCTCGTCAAGAGCTTATACATAGCCTCCATTCCGCTCAGGCGAGATGAAAGGCAACCGTCATAAACCGTCATACCGTCTACAAAGATGGAGAAAACTCAACTGTATGACGGCATGATTTCCACAACATTATTATATCAAATTCAACATTAACTGTCAATATATTCTTGTTTGAGCGTGTCTACGGATGCGTTCTTTTTGTATGTAACAAAATTGCAATAACAATTTTACAACTTATTTACAATTAATTATGATGTATTGCTATATAATGCCATATATTATATAATTATAGAGAAAAATTATTATGAAAAAGAGGACGAAAAAATGTATGAATTAACTGAACAAAAGAAGAATGATATATCTGTCTACGGTATTAAATATGGAAATTTACAGATAGATGATATATCTGCCGACAAAGATAAAGTTAGAAAATTTGTCAATGATATAAATAAGTATCAGCTCTCCCCTATTCATTTGGGTGATGTTGTTGATGATTTTGTGGAGAGTATGTAAATTAAGGAACACTAAAAAAATAAACTATTTAGTTTTAAATAATCATATACTACATAGTTTATTTTTTTAGCAATATTAAGTATTTGGAATGTACATAATTGCGATAAAGAGATGGAAACAAAATATCACGAAAGGAACACAATATGATATTTTCATTTTGAAAATCTTTGGGAATTCTTTTCGCTTCCCTGAAGGTAAGTCTTTTACCAACTCATATAATTTACTGCCTACTGAATCTAATCGTGCTGCTTCGTTCCATAAATAAAATCCAAATATAGCAGATAAAATTATTCCTACTACTGAAAAAAATATTGAGTTGTTTTGATTGGGTAATTCAATTCCTATATTCGATAAATACGGCATAAATATTATAGCAGTACATAATATCGTATATTTCGTGACCATTTTCCAATAATGCTCATGTCTATACATCCACTCTTTTGAGTAATGTTCCGTCATAAAAAGAATATTGTTTTTGTTATCCAATATAATGACCCCCTTAATATATTTATGATTGCGAGGTGATATAAATGAAACCATATGTAATGTCAGCCGACATAAAACTTAGTGAACCAATTAAGGATTCAAAAAAGTTTATTAAAAACATGGAGAAAATGCTACAACGTCTTCAGCAAAAATCAGTATCTCAGGGCAAATACATACCAACTCCCTATTGTGAAGTAGGAAGAACTTATCGTATTCCTTGCGAAGACAACCCAAATTGTTATCGTAAAGCGATTGTGACTAAATTAATGGAAGATTTCGCAGTTGTAAGAGTAAATGGAGAAGAATTTAGTGTTCCGCTTTCAGATTTGCATATATTGTTGTCAGAAGTACAAGATTTGTACAATCGTATATATTCTACTTCATAAATAATTTGTTCTGAATTTGAAATATTCCTACATAAAATTTAATATACTTGCAAAAATAAAGAGTAAAAATGTTCTCTTTGTTGACTTATTTGTCTATGAATGGTATAATGGGAGTATTAAAAATTATGAATGTTTTCATTAAAAAAATAATACACGGGAGAAAAGAAAATATGCCAAGTCCAGAAAGAAGAAAAGAAATTGAACAAAATGTAAATAATATTATTTCTTCGTATGGTTTAGAAATGCCTGGTTTTGATTTAACCAAATTCTTAATTAAACAATACGACTTTAGTATCGGTGTGCAAAATTTTGATAAAAATACCACTGGGGTATTATTGGTAGATGATGATAATTTTATCCCTGGCACTAATACACACAAATTTATTTCTGTTAATAAAGATTTGGGTGTAGACGATTCATATGTTTACAATTTAAAGAAACGTTTTATTATTGCTCATGAATTTGCACATTATGAATTACATAAGGAAAATCATGTCCAATTTGCACACAGAGATACAGATAAAAAAGACACTCCACAAGAAAGAGAAGCTGATTATTTTGCAAGATGTCTTTTAATGCCTGCAAATTTGGTATATGGTATATTAAATGTTGATGGCATTAAGGAACAATCATTGTGTGATAAAGCGAATATTATCTCCCGATTATTTGCGGTAACTACAAATAAGGCAAAAATACGCATAGATGAATTGGGGTTGGCATAATTATGAATGAGTTTCAAAAGATATTAAAAATAATTGGTCGAGCCCTTGATAATTTCTCTGGAACAAGTTCAGACTCAGATTCTGGGAAAAGTCTTGAAACAGAGATTGTCCGTAGAGATAAAGAGTATACGAAGTTATTGAACGAATATGTCAATATAACGCAAAGACGAAATAAAATCAAAGAAAATCATAAATGGATATTCTTTTGGCTTGTGGTGGTTTCTTGTGCAATAGTTTTATTTTTCGTTGGTAAAACCATATGTAAAATATTATCTTCGGATGATTATGAAATAATTATACAATCTATTCCAATTATTATTGCGGCATTTGTTTCTTGCATAACCGCCGTAATAGCTATACCTCTTGCTATCACAAATTTTCTGTTTAATACAAAAGAAGATGACAACATCGTTAGCATCATACAACATATGCAAGACCATGATTTGGCTGGTATTACACTACTAAAGGAGCGTTTTGGTGGGAAAGTAACAGTAACTGAAACAACCGAAACTGATGATATTGTCGAGTTCTCGGATTCTGATAATAGTTAAATAATTTATAAGCGAATACGCAAAGAGACTTCACATAAATGAAGCCTCTTTTTTGATTGTTTAGAACTTACATCCGCATTTATTACACTTATAAGTCTTACCCAAGTCCCCTGCTCCGAAGATACCGAACAAGCCTATCTTCCCTGCTTTTGAAAGATTTGATATTTTAGATAAGTCTGTGCTGTTGCAGTGTGGGCAGTGAGGTAAGCCGGATTGTAAACGAGCAATCTTTGCTTCCTCTGCTTGTTTGAATGGTAAAAATTTTGTTCTATATTCAATAATATTATCTTTACGGAGTTTTACCATAGCCTCTATGAAATCGGGGTCTTCTGTTTGTCTAAAAAGAATTAAAAATTCGCTATCCGGTATATCAACAGGTTCTCCCTCACAATGATGTTTAGGACAAATTCTTGGTGGCACTTCCTCATTCCATTTTTTACAATGTTCTTCGCTTCGTTTTCTAAAGAAACCGTCCCCTGTTTCTTCTTTGCATTTCGGACAAAAGAGTACAATATGTGATTCCATTGTCATATTCCCCCTGTAATTTTTATTGTTATCTACATTATATATCAAAAGACGGTGTATTTCAAGTATAATTTACCAATAGTTATCGGAAGTAACTATTCAGAATTAAATTGGCAGTACAATACAATTCTGAAAAAGGTAAAATATATTACCCTTGGAAACAAGCAATAAAATCATTTGGAGCTAAACCACGTACTGAAATCACGCAAGAAGAAAATGATTGGTTTTACAATCCAAAATATAGTCCAGGACAACTTCAAGATGACCTTGTGGGTCAACCGGAAAAAGAACGAAAGCAAATTATTGAATCATATAATATTCCTACTAAAGAATTAGAGAAGTTCGCTCTTGCACAAGAACATGCCAATGACGGTCTTGAAGAATATAAAGCTGTACTTGCAGCCGCCGGCAATCAAGGTTCAAAGTTCGGTGGTATAGTAAAGAGTATCGGTGCAAGCCTTGCAAGTGCCGGTATTAATATGCTTATAGGCATAGGCATTGATTTACTTATTAAGGGCATTGATAAAGCAATTCATTATAGCGAAGATTTGAGAAAAGCTTCTACGGAATTGACTAATCAATATAAAGAAGAACAAGAAACCTTAGATGACAGTCGTCAAAGTTACGAAGAATTAGCTAAGAAAATGCAGAATGCTAATTTGACACCTGATGAAGTCAAATCTAATAAAGAAGAACTTGCTAAAATACAAACAGACCTTATAGACAAGTTTGGATTGGAAGCTGAAGGCATTGACCTTGTTAACGGTAAGTATGACGAGCAAATAAAGAAACTTGATCAAATCGAAAGACAAAAAGCTAAAGATTATATCACCGAAAATGACAAAAATATTAAAGCGGATAAGAAGAATATAGAAACAGATAAAACAGTTAAATCTTCTGAAATATTAATAGCCAATGCTATTGGCTCTGATGAAAAAGGAGTATATACTCTTGGATTGTTAGAGAAAAGTCTATCAACTGCGAAATTTGAAAATCAAAGTAATGGTTTTGTTAAAGTTAAATTAAACGGAAATATTGGTGATTTACATGACGAATTAACCAGTGCTTATAATCAAATTATTTCTGAAGCAGGTAACAATAATGATACTCAGCAAGCACTGAGTATTATTAGTGCATTAGATAAAAAGTTAAAATATGATGATTATACACAATCTTTAAAAAATGTCAAGGATTATTCAAAAGCACTTGTTTTGTCAAATGATAATTATTACGATACTTATACCGATTTACAAAATGCTATAAATGACTACAATACTGCATTGCAAAGTGGAGAAAATGTAGACCAAGCATTTGATAACTTAACAAGAATTCAAAACGAAGTCACTGAGATTACTCAAAGTACAGATGATACGAAATATGCTTTTGACGATTTGTTGGATAGTATTGATAGAGGTCGTGAAACTGATTACAAGATAAAAGTAGGTCTTGAAACCAATAAAGATGAAGTTCAAAATATTCTACAAAGCTTTAAAGACAACGGAGTAAAGACAACAGACCTTTTTGACATTGATATAAATGCAGACGATACTAACATTCCTGAAATTCAGCAACAATTTAAAGATTTATGTCGCATATTAGGTATCACTCAAGATGAAGTAGACACTTTACTTACAAAGCTATCAGATGACAAAGTTATCATTGACATTGACAGCGAAGCGAAATCAGTTTCAGATTTTACAAAGAATGTTACTGATTTAACAACAAGTGTAAGAAAGACCGAGAAGTCTTGGAAATACTATGCTCAAATTGCAGATGTCGTAAACGGTAAAACGGCTATGACTGACGAGCAAATGTCAACACTTATTAAAGAGTTCCCTGATTTAAAGAAAAAGCTAAAACTTACAACTGAAGGCTGGTCTTTAGAGACAGGTGCAATGGACATTGTTCAAAACGGCATTGCTGACTTACAATCTGCATATTTAAATGCACAAATTGATATGTCAAATGGTGCATATAATGCAATGATGGCTCGTGTTGGTACTAATATGGAAGAATTGAATCAAATCCAAAATATTAGTCAGGCATATGCTATTCTTGCTCGTAATTGGGGAAATGCAAAATCACTTGCAGTCATCAATACTAATGGCAAAAATGTTATTGATACAAGTAACTTGAGTACGGATGAACAGTTTGTCGTCCAATATGCTACTATGCAAATTGCATCAAAAAAGGCAAAGGACAGACTTAAAGCTGCTAATTCTTTAGGGTCTGATGACAATGAAAAGAAAAAAGATTCGGCGAAGAGAACTTACGATAAAAAGGTTAAAGAAATCAACGAGAAACAATATGATGCTGATTTCAAATATCAAATTGATACTGTAACAAATGCTTTAAAGGCTTATACTGAACAGGTTGAAGCTTTAAAGACGGCATATGACGGTTTATATGAAAAAGATTATTCCGGTAAAATGGATTTGCTTAATCAGCGATATTTGGTTCAGACTCAGTATGCTCAAAGATTACATCAAGAATTAGATAGTTTGATAAATTCAGTTCCCGAAACCTCATCTTCTTGGTCTGAATTGGCTTCTACTCTTGAAACAGTATCAAAGGATTATTTTGAAGCTCAGAAAAATCTTATAGAATATCGTGACTCAGTTTACGAAACGTCCATTGATTCAATAAGTGACTCTGCAAAAGGTATTGTTGACCAAGTTAAAAATGCTAAAAGTTTGTTGGATAATTCTTTTGATTATCTCAAAAATGGTTCTTTGGCAGGTGACGGTCTTTGGTCTACTCCTCTATCCCCTTCTGTTTCAAAAGATAAAGTTTCTCAAGAACGAGCAGAAAAGAAAAAGTTATTAGAGGAAGAAAAGAAATATCAAAATAAGATTCAAGAAATTCGTCAACGTGCAACAAAAGAAGCAAAGGATTATGATGATGCACAACGTCAAGAAGAATTACAAGACGCTTTAGACGATTACAATAGTGCTATTGAACAAGCAACTGCTTCTGCAACGGCGGCATATACGGATTTTAACGATAGTTGGTACGAGGATACCAAGCTTACTCTTGATGAATTACAACAGTATTTTGATGAACACGGCATTAATATCAAACTTAATGTAAAAACTGCCGAAGAATTAGAACAAGAAGCTCAAGAAAAAGCACAAGAAGAAGGTACCAGCATTATAGATAAGACTAAGGGCAATAGTTTTTCTAATGTTAAAAGTCTTTCATCAGATAAAGCTAAATTCTATAATGACATTGCAAAAGGCAAATCAAGTGTAAAAGCAAGTGATATAAAGAATAGTATTGATAGAATTCCATTAGACGCAAAAATTAAGCGTGACGGTCATATTTATCGTGGTGATGAAGATTTAGGTACTTGGGGTGTTTCAAATCACAAGTTTGTATACGCTGAAAAGTATGCTAAAGGCGGTACAACATCACAAGGACTTACAATCACAGGTGACGGTACGGGAGCATATGCAGGACAAGAAGCGTATATAGGACAAGACGGCAAACTTCATCTATTCAATAATGAAGCACAACTATCTGAATTACCTCCGAATACTCGCATTGTCAATGCAAAAGACTTACAGAATATCATTAAATATACTGGTATGAAATATTTCTATCAGCCTATTGAAAATATTCAATCTGCAACGGTTGATAAGTTTGCACAAGGCAATACAAATGTTTCATTCTCCCCTATTCCATATAATGCGTTATCAACTCAAGCATTGTATTCAGATGTTGACGTACAAGCAATGGTTGAAGAAACTATTGCGGAAATCAACAATGAGTTTAATGCTTTAAAAGGCAATATAAAATTTAGTGCCGTACAAACTGCATTCAAGAACAGTTTGACTGATAAGAAGATGTACAAAGACTTATCAAACACTATTGTTAATATGACATCGCAGTCGCTTGACAAAGCTGATAAGAGTACACTTTCAGATTCGGTTGTTGGACTTATTTTGCAAAATTCAGCTTGGAATGATTTACCGAATGAATTGCAGAATAAATTGTCTGAATTGAATGTAAACGCAGATAATTGGACTGATTGGATAAAAGACTCAAATAATTCACTTCAAGCATTTAACCTAATGCAAGATGGTGGAATGAGTAGTTGGGACTTGCTTGATAGCAACGTAACTTCTCTGTTGCAACAAGCAGGTATTAATGGTAAAGACGCTTGGGATAAATTTGTACAAGATGACCCACTACAAGCATTGACTTTGTTATCATCTTCTTGGAATAGTATGAATGATACTATTGGGCAATATATGACAGATGCTCAAACCATTGCTGCCAATGGTGCAAGGGCTATTCAGTCACTACAAATAATCGCACCGTCTATATCGGAGCAATCTTGGAACGCATTGCAAGTATTAATTGCTAATAAGATACAAGAAATCATATCATTAATGAATGAAGTGTTTGGTGAAAATACAGTTGATATGAACTTTGCTATCAATGTTAATAATGGTGCTTTGTCTGGTAATTCTCAAACCAATCCTCAAGGTGACAATGAAATAATCAATACTGCAAAATCATTTCTTGGTACACCGTATCAATGGGGTGGTACTTCTCCATCTGGTTTTGATTGTAGTGGATTTGTACAATATGTATTAGCTGAAAACGGTAAATCAGTGCCGAGAACATCACAAGAACAGTTTGCAGGCGGACAAGCTGTTGATAAAAGTAATCTTCAAGCTGGTGACTTAGTGTTCTATAATTGGAGTGGCGGAACAGAAGCAACCCATGTAGGAATATATGAAGGCAATGGTAAGATGATACATGCTCCACATTCGGGAGATGTTGTTAAAGAAGTTGACTTTAATTCTTACGGTCAAAATGTTTATCTTGGTGCAAGACGTTATTATAAAGGTACTGAGGGTGCATTGCCTGGGCTTGCTAAACTCGGTGATGAAGCAGAAGTAAGAGGATTAAACTATCCTACACCTGAAATTCTTATCAGACAAAAGACAGGTAAAGCATATCTTACTGGTTTAGATGGCACACAGATTGTTAATCTTGACAGAGGTGATACTGTTATCCCTTATGCCGATACAAAGCGAATTTTAAACGGCAATGTACGTCATGCTTATGCTAATGGTACACCAAATGCAAAAGACGCTATATCAAGGATTTTAGGCATAAACAATGTCAGGAATAGAGTGAATAACGGCTCTACAAGAAGTAATAATTCGGGTATAACAAATAATACAGTTCAACAATCTTGGGATACAAATGATTTCGGACAAGGTGTAGGTAAGTCACATTCATATACCGCTTTTGACGAAAATGGATATTTGGGTTCATCGCTTGGATATTGGGACACTTCATCAAATGCATGGAAATTATTTAAAAAGTTATTAGACAGTGGCAATTTGTCTACTGATGAAAACGGTATCTATACATATAAAGGTGCTCGTCTTGTTGCTATGACATCGACATTCGGTAAAGCCGGAGATGTGATTAGAGTAACGCAAGATGATGGTAGTGCTTATTACGGCATTATCATGGACGAAAAGTCGCAACAATATACTTGGTATGATAATAATCCAGCCAACAAATACGGTCATAATAATGGCATGGATATTGTTGAATTTGAAGTTAAGAAATCAGCTATTGCTCCTGCTTATAAAGCTAATGGCGGTACTCCTCCATATGGTAATCTAAATCATGCGATTACTTTGATTGAAAATTTGGGTTCATTGGAAGGCTTTGATTTTTCTGATATGCCTTCTGTTGGCGGAACTTCTGTATTAACTCAAAAAATGCAAGAGTTTATGTCTAAGCTTCAACAAGTTTATGGTACATTTAAGACTAATACTCATACATCGGCTACTAAAGTTGGTAATGTAAAGTCTTTAGGCGACAAAAAGCAAAGTAATTATAGTTTTGATGTTCCGTTTACGCAAAAGAAAGACGGTGGAATGGTCAGTGCCGGAGTTACGGCTCTTGTAAATGACGGAAAAGCAGAGGCTACTATTGATAAAAACGGCAAAGTTGTTCCTCTTGGCGATGGTAAACCACAGATGTTTGTTTCAAATAAGCCATTCCCCGTTATTAACGGAGATGACTATGCTAAGATTAAAAAGTATGGTGGAGATAAACGTCCTGTACAATTCTTAAAGAATGGTAATACATCAGTCAGTGTTAATGCCGATAATACAGACGAAGAAAAGGAACAAACTGCCGAAGAACGTAAAGCAGAAGAAAAAGAAAAAGAACGTCTTGGTTTCCTTGAAAGCATTTCTAAAAATTTAACCAAAGGTACATTAGATGATGAAATCAAAGGTTATGATTATGATACTTTAAAAAGTTTAAAAGAAATGTCTGAATCTTGGGGCAAAGATGATGAGCTTACTTCTGAAATTTTAAAGAGTTTCAAGGACTACGCTGAAGATTTCTCAAAATTGGACGATTGGATTGAAAATGACCTTGAGGATACTTTAAATACCTATAATGAAGACTTTTATTAAACGAGTCAAGAACACTCGTGACTTTAGTCATGAGATGAATTGACGAGAATAGTAAGCACGTAGGGAAACTTGCGTGTAGTGGTGCTTATGGCATCCAATACTACTTGAATTGCTGGAAACTCCTAAAGCTATTCAAACTACAACGTAATATCGTAAAAGGTATAAGCGTGAATGTGACGAAAGTAGAAAAAATTGAATAGATGGTGCAAGGTTAAATCCTAAACACTAAAATAATGGACAATCAGCAGCTAAGACCGAAAGGTAAAGTTCAACGACCATTCCTCTTGAGGGAAGTAGGGACAAGCGTCCCGAAGTGGGTAGACCCTAACGTGTAATGACGAGGGATAAGATATGGTCTGTGCTTATAGGAAACTATAAGATACCTACTGCTAAACAATAAGGCAGATAAGGATACATAGAATTAGCGACTCTATGTGAACGACAACCTCTAAAACGACTAAGAGTTCTTATCGGAACTTATGTATATTATTTAAAATTTAATAAAAACAAAATTCCTTTTAGAGAATAATTAAATGAAAGGAAGTGATATTATGGCTGAAAAGGCTTATAAATATAGAATTTATCCTAATAAGAAACAACAAGAGTTAATTCAAAAAACTTTTGGTTGTACAAGATTTGTGTATAACTATTATCTTGACAAAAGAATAAACATGTATGAGCAAGATAAAATGACTTTTACATACAACATGTGCTCTAAAGATTTAACCCAATTAAAGAAAGAATTGATTTGGCTAAAAGAGGTTGATTCGGTTGGATTACAATCTTCACTTAGAGATTTAGATATGGCATATCAGAAGTTCTTTAAAGAACACTCTGGTTATCCTAAGTTTAAATCAAAGAAAAATAGACATAAGTCTTATAAGACAAAAAATACAAATAACTGTTTAGGTTTTGAAAATAAACATATTAAACTTCCTAAACTTGGATTAGTAAAAGTAAGAGACAAGCAAATTCCACAAGGACGAATTTTAAATGCCACAATATCACAAGAACCAAATGGACAATATTACTGTTCGTTATGTTGTACTGATATAACCATTGAACAGTTGCCAAAAACTAATAGAAATATCGGATTAGATTTAGGTATTGTAGATTTCGCTATATTATCTGATGATACTAAAATTGAAAATCCTCGATTTTTCGAAAAATCAGAAAGAAAACTTGCAAAATTGCAACGAGAATTATCAAGAAAAACAATTGGTAGTAATCGTTGGAATAAAGCAAGAGTGAAAGTTGCAAAATTACAAAAGCATATTTCTAATCAGAGAAATGATTTTTTACAAAAAATATCTACTTCTATTGTTCAAAATTTTGATGTTATTAGTATCGAAGATTTAGATGTTAAATCTATGAGAGAAACCGATAGCAATACAAGAAATAAACGTGTTGGCGATGTTTCTTGGTCAGAATTTAGACGAATGCTTACATATAAATGTGAATGGTATGGAAAAACATTATCGGTAATAGACAGATATTTTCCATCAAGTCAGATTTGTCATTGTTGTGGGCATAGAGATAGTAAGAAATCAGAAGATGTTAGAATTTGGTCTTGTCCTGCCTGTAATTCAGAATTAGATAGAGATGTAAATGCAGCTATTAATATTTTGAATGAAGGATTAAGATTGGTAAATAATTAAATTTTAAATAATGTATATAAGAACCGTAGGAACTACGGGGATAGCTCGGTGATACTTAACTCGTTGGAGTTATTGACCGAGAACCCTACGACTTTAGTCGTGGGAGGTTCAGAAAAAGTATTACGAAGAACAGGCAAAATATAATACTTGGCAAACAGGATTTAGAGAAAAGACCAATGACTTTTTAAAGAATCCTACTGACGGAGATTATATGAAACGATTCTTTGAATTGGCTGATGAAGCTACTTCAAAGAACATGGAATCTGTTATTACGCAACAAGAAATGGTTGCCGATAATATGAGAAGTGCTATCGCCGCACTTAAAGAAAAAGAAGAAGTAGCTATAAAACTTATGCAAGATGCTCCTACTGCTACTTTGGCTAAAAAGGCACAAGAAACTTTAAGTGATATTCGTGAAAATATTCAAGACGTAGAGTCTGATTTTGTGGACGTAATGGAAAAGGTTACGGAGCAGAAAGTTCAAAATATTAAGAATCAAGATAGTAGATATACTCGTGAAATCGGCAATTTGGAATATGATGAAAATGTTCTTGTAAATCGCCATAGTAGAACAGAAGATCAGTATGAGAAAGCACAACTTTCAAACGATATTCTTGAAAACTATAATAAACAGCTTGAGTTCCAAACTATGCGCAAGAACGAAGCTCATCAAGGTGTTCTGGATATGTATAACACGGATAAGGCTGATGAACGATTTATTTTAGATAACGTTAAATTTGATGAGTTGTTTAATGCTGACGGAAGTATAAACGAGTATGCTCACGAAGCGGCAAAAGCAGTATTAGAGAATATGGAGAATGGTTCTCAGTATGTTCAAACTTTTGAGGGTATGCTTACTCAAAGACAAGAATATACGCAAAATTGGCTTGATGCTGTTTCAAACGAACGCGATTTAATGGATAAAATTGCAGACCAGCAAATAGAAGACGCTACTAATAAGATTAAAATCGCTACGGACAATTATGAGATGATTAACAAAATCTTAGATGTTCGTTTGAACAAAGAGAAAGCTATTACTTCTGCATTGCAAGAACAGTATTCATTCCAACAATCATTGAGAGATGCTGCTTTGGATTATCAAAGTGAACTTATTGCAAATAAAAATCTTTCTCAGTGGTTAGATGATGATACAAGAGCATTGCTATTTAATGAGAATGATTACTCAGATATGATGAATACTATCAATGGCTTGAATAATGAAATGGCAAGAGCCTATAAAAAGTATAAATCAGATATTAACACGTTGGGTAAGGACGATTATTATCAAGAACAGCAAATCACCAATGCTTATAATCGCCGTATTGAACAGTTAAAAGAGCAATTAGAAGTTGCGAAACAGAATCTTGAAGTCACAAAGAAAAATGCGGAGTTCCAAAACACTTTAAAAGAACGTGATACTCGTATTCTTGTTGGTGACAGATGGGTCAATGTTGCTGATCCTGAAAAGCTTTATAATACTCAGTTAGAAGCTACTAAAGCTACAATGGCTCGTGACAATCTTATTCAAGATAACGTTGAGAATGAGAATGTTCGTCAGATGGAAAAGCAAAGTGATAAGACTCAAGAAATTATTTCAGCAAATCAACAATATATTGACACATTGTCAAATATAAACGGAGAAGAAGCTGTTCGTCACGCCGAAACAATGGAGTCTCTTGAGGCTCTTATTGCTACAAACAATGCGTTAAGTGGCAACAGTATTAAGTGGGCTAATATCTTTGAAAATTCTGATAAATCTATTTATAGTCAAATAGCAGGATTAAGTGACATTGAACTTGGAGATAATTTCTCATATAATACTGATTATGCAAACAATCAAGGTCATGCCGATGAGATGCACAAAGCAGGTATTTATTCAGATGAAGCCTATAATGCTATAAGCAAAATGAACGAAACTCATGTAAACAGTAAGGTTACTACTGATAACAATAGTTTTCAATATTCACAACGATTTGAGCATGGTGGACTTGAATCAGAAATAGCTTTAGGTAAAAATGGAGATAAAAAGCTTGCACAGTATAGAGAAGATAATGCTGAACCTATTATTGATTATTGGGAAGAAATTCAAAAATATATTGACCTACAAAATAAACAAAATGGTATATTGACCCCTACCCAGCTGGAAGAAGCACAACGTTTAGAATATCTTAGAAATAAAAAGATTGCTGATGAAGGATTGGATTATGAGCAGACTAATTTATTTGGCTCACAAAAATTTGATAATCAATTGCCCAAACTAACTGACCGTTTTGAACCGGTTACTTTACAAGGCATGGTTGCAAGTTCAAATTTTGAAAATATTATGACTAAAATGATGGAATATTATGCAAGCCCTATGGCAATGCCTGATTTAATTCCGCAATCTCCTCAACAAATGCCTGCAACTAACAATTCAACGTCAACTACTGAAAGCATTACGTTTACGGGCGATATAAATGTGACTGACCCTGTTCCGGACGCAAATGCTTTTGTAGATTCTTTGACAGATAAAGTCAAATCACAATATCCAATTATAAAGAACACGAAAATATAAGTTATAGATTAGATGGTTGCTCCCTTTTTGGGAGTGACTGTCTAATACTGTTTTTTTATTGGTTGAATCAAGGGATTTCGTGGATTGGTATTGATTTTTTGAAAAAAATCGGTTATAATAGTAATAGAAATTTTATGCGATTATATAATCGAAATGAATAAAAGTATAGTGATTATAACTTTCGTTGAAATGCATATAATATTATTAAATAAATGTTTTGAAAGATATAGTTCAAATTATTTATAAAAGGAGGAATTGTCATGGGAGTATATGCTATAAAGAGTGAAAAGCCAATAGTTACAACCAAACCACTAGTAAGAAATACGGTTAATCAAGATTATATGAATTGGGTAAATTATATGAACACTCATGATTTTACCTTCAAGATAGACAGAGATAATAATTTAAAAGTTAAGGCAACAAAGAATAAATAGTTTATGAATCAAATAGAAAAATATACAAATGAATTACGTCCCTTATCCATCAAGTTTTCTTCTGGAAATATCGCCATTGATAATTTTTTGTCAAGTGATGATGCTCTTGATAAGACAATAGGAATTACTTATGTATTATTGGACGAAGAAAGAACTCGAATTATTGGTTATTTTAATATCTCCGTTAGTCGTATTGATGAGATAAGATTACAGAATGGAGAAGTAACTTATCACCCATTAGGTGGTGCAGCAAAAATTAATTATTTAGCTGTAGATTCAAAATTTCAACATCAGCTTTTATATCAAACAAATAACGGAGATAAAAAATATATCGGAGATTATTTATTGGGTCAATGCGAACAAAAAATATGGGATATACATAATGACATAGGAATAGCTTTTATATATCTTTCATCCACAAAAGAAGGTTATCATATGTATCGTGATCGTAATTTTTATGAAGATTTAGAAGATGATATGAATGTTGCGAAAAATGACAAAGACTTAACTTGTAAGGATTTATATAAATATATTGATGACTTATATTATTACAATTAAAAACAATACAAACCACTAATAAACAGTTACGTTATATTGCGTAGCTGTTTTTTTATTGCAAAAATTTAAGGAGGAATGTAACTGTTTGTTATAAGTTATAAAAAGTTATAAATATATGCTTACTTTTATAACTTTTAATGATAGAATTAGGTATAAACATTATAGGGAGATTTTAATTATGAGTAAATACTATTCTATCAATAAATTTTCAAAAATTTTAGGAGTATCAGCACAAACACTTAGAAATTGGGACGCAAATGGTAAACTTCATCCTCACCATACTTCTAGTAATGGATACAGATATTATTCTCATGAACAGTTAAATCAGGTTATGAACATAAAACCTAATTTAGATAGAATTGTCATTGGATATTGTAGAGTCTCAAGCAATAAACAAAAAGATGATCTGGAAAGACAAATAGAGAATATGAAATTGTATCTAAATGCACAAGGAAGACCTTATGAAATTATTTCTGATATAGGTTCTGGAATCAATTATAAGAAAAAAGGACTGAAAGAACTGATTAAACGCATATCTCAAAATAAAGTAGAAAAAGTTGTGGTTCTTTATAAAGACAGATTGTTAAGATTTGGATTTGAATTAGTCGAATATATCGCAAGTTTATATAACTGTGATATAGAAATTATTGATAACACAGAAAAATCAGAGCAACAAGAACTTGTAGAAGATTTAGTTCAAATAATTACAGTTTTTAGTTGTAAATTACAAGGTAAACGTGCAAATAAAGCTAGAAAATTAGTAAAAGAATTAATTGAGGAAGAAGGTGAATCAAATGATAAAGTCAATAAAAGTGAGATTGAATCCAAATAATAAACAATCGACTAAGTTGTTTCAATATGCAGGCTGTGCTAGATTTGCTTATAATTGGGCTATTTCAAGAGAACAGGATAATTATAAGCAAGGGAACAAATTTTTATCAGATAGTGAATTGCGAAAAGAATTTACACAATTAAAGAAACAGTCTGAATATCAATGGCTGAATGAAGTAAGCAATAATGTAACAAAACAAGCAATTAAAGATGCTTGTAATACTTATAAGAGATTCTTCAAAGGACAATGTAAATATCCTAAATTTAAGAGTAAGAAACACTCTACTCCATCTTTTTATCAAGACAATATAAAAATTCAGTTTACCGATACCCATGTGAAAGTTGAAAGTTTTTTCAATGAGTAAAAAACAGAATAAACAAAAGTTAAACTGGATTAAACTTTGTGAAAAAGGAAGAATACCAACTGGCTGTAAATACATGAATCCACGTTTTACTTATGACGGATTATATTGGTATGTGTCAATTGGTATTGAAGTTAATGATAATACTACTCTTCCATCAAATGAAGGTATTGGAATTGATTTAGGAATAAAGCATTTAGCAATATGTTCTGATGGCAATACATACAAGAACATAAACAAAACGCAAACGGTAAAGAAATTAGAAAAGAAAAAACGCAGGTTACAGCGTTCCATATCAAGAAAATATGAGAAAAATAAGAAAGGAGCAAATTACTGTAAAACAAGTAACATTATAAAAAGAGAAAAAGAACTTTTAAAACTAAATCACAGACTAACAAATGTTCGTCAAAACTATTTACACCAAACAACATCTGAGATAGTGAAACGAGAACCAAGTTTCATTTGTATTGAAGATTTGAATGTAAGTGGAATGATGAAGAATAAACATTTATCCAAAGCAGTACAACAGCAAGGTTTTTATGAATTTAGAAGACAGATTGAATACAAGGCTATGTGGAACAATATACCAGTTGTTATAGCCGATAGATTTTTTCCAAGTTCTAAATTATGTAGTTGTTGTGGAAGTATTAAAAAAGATTTAAAGTTGTCTGACCGTATTTACAAATGTGAATGTGGAAATGTAATTGATAGAGATTATCAGGCGGCTTTGAATCTAAAACAGTATGGAGAAAATGTCCTAAAACAACAATCTGTAGCATACCACTTTCAAGTTATTACAGATATGTACTGATACGTTAGTCAGGAATTTATGCCTATGGAGTGTACAAGAACTTGCGAGTAGATTATGAGAAATCATGTCAAAAGCATATACGATGAAGTAGGAATGAAACATAAAGGTTTATAACTTTTTATAAGTTTTCAGTAACGGTGAAACATTTGCTTAGAAAACCAGCATTGCAATATCCACACGCAGAAGTTGTAAATCCAAATGAGGAAGTTGATTTTCAATGTGAATTACAATCAAGCGGAAAGATTGCAAAAGCACGATTAATGATAGACGACAATAATTATGAATATTACTTTGATAATTTTGATATACAAAATTTGCAAGAAAATAATTATAGTTCGTTGGTTACATACCCTATTAAAAATAACATTCCAACATATAAGATATACAAATCGGACAACAATAGAACAAGTAATGAAACCACGTTTTCATTCGCTGCCGGTGAAATGTATACTTGGAAGATGAGAATATATGAGGACGATACCAAGTCTAATTATGTGCCGTCTTCTTGGATTGGTAAAGGTACTGTTATGGAAACGTATCAATATGATTCTAATAGTCATGCTCCCATAGGAATTAGCACCAGTGAAATAATCGGCAACAAAATTATTCGTATCAACCCACATATACAAATGTATTTTAAAGATAGTATGGGGATTGGAACTGCTTTATACGAAAAATTTTGGACAAGATATGATGATAACACTCGATATTATATTAAAGTTGGAAACAAATTTACTGAAATCAAAAATTATTATTATTTCTTACCAAAGCACGACAAAGGTGTAGGTTATGCCGGAGGAAAGGTAACTCACGTTAATAAAGATAGTGATTTAGATTCATATGGCGATCCAAAATTTGGTTATGCACTTATAGACGAAAAATTCAATGTTTCTGTCGGTGATACCTATACCATATACTGTAATTACATAGATACAGACCAATATTATTTCGACACAAACACACCTCCTAAGATTAATTTATATGAAAACTTTACAAGTGTAAATGGTGAAAATGTGACAAGAGAGATAAATTTATCTGAAAATACGCAACTTACTCCCTTATCATTATCATACAGTAATTTTCGTATTACTGGCGAATATTCACAAGCAGAAGGTGTAACAGTAAGTCATTATAGTTTTCTTTTAGAGGAACGTGAAACTGAAACAAAGTATTCAACTGTTGCTTATTCAAATAATATATATTCTACAATTATAAATTGGCAGTATGATAGATTTATAAGTGGTAATGAGTATAGATTGACATTATCTTTAACAGATAGTGTTGGTTTTACGTCTGAAAAAGTTATTTATCTTTCGACAGAATATAACTCTATTTCCTACCCTACCAACTTAAAGATTGAACCGTATAGGAAACATAATTCATTAATTGTAGATTTCAGTGAATTGCATTCAATTACCGAAACAGAAAAAATCAAGGACGGACATCGGTTTATTGCTTATAACGAAAACACTGATAAAGTTGATACTACTTTGGAGATTCCTAATAATTCGTGTCACGTTGACAAGGGAAACTATCTTGTTTATGATTTGATTGACGGTGAAAAAGATTTGTCATTCGGTACGAATACCGTATATACAACATTCCGAGTTGACACTGATTATACCGGCAGAATATTTGAAGTGACAGATGATAATGGAATAATGACAACGTTAGACTGGGACGGTATTTATTTTAGAATATATGTTGGCACTGAAGATAATAATGGTGTGAGATTAGAACCATACTCTCCTTATGAAAATTGGAATAATAAAACCACTGAAGAAAAGGAACAAGCAATTAATGAAGCATTGATGAAAGAAGAAACGGATTATTCTATTCCTTACTTATATATGGACGGACAGATTAATTATGGAGACAGTTTGTATTATCATACTGAAACTCCTATAAGTGAACAAACATGGCTTGTAATCGTAGATACGGAAGGAAAACGTGCATATTTTAAAAATATGTCTGATAAAAACAGTGAATTTGTAGAAAGAAAGTGGGGTACTTATTAATGGCAAAAGTAAAATTATTCGGCGGTGTAACGTACTGTGCTTTTGGCGTTGATGAAGGCTCACACTCACAAGAAATGATACAAACACCACCTACGCAAACATACGGTAATTATAATTGGAATACTGACACGAGAATGTTGTCAAACTTCAATGATAGTTTGTCGGGTAGTAATTTCGATGGCTCATATGAAAACATAGACCATTTTGAAGTATATAAAACACTTGGAGAATCAAATAGATTGCACAAGGTTTGTCAAACAGAAAATTCTGCTCAACGTGTAATAGAAGATTTTACGGTTGGCGACTTATGTGATTACAAGTATAACATTTTTGCTGTTTGTAAGAATACGATGACAGTTAACGATACGGAAGTTAATGTTGAAACCATCTCTCCTTTTGTGTCTGATAAGATTCAATTACATAGAGGTGTTATATCTGTTATAGGACTTGTTTCAACGGATAAAGAAAATACTTATACCATAGACGAAGATAACATATGGCAATTAGATATTAATGTTACTAATGACGGTTATACATTAAATACTGACAAGACGTTCTATCAAACACAAAACGCATATGGCAAAGCCACCGGTGGTAATCGTAAACAAAGAACTATGTCTATTACAGGGTTGCTTGGCAAGATAGATTGTAGTAATGACAGTGAATATGTAGACACCTATGATGACATTATAAATTGGGAAAACTTCGTATCAAGTAATAGTCTTAAAATGCTCATAGATTTAAGAGGATTAATAACAATCGGCGATACTGACGTTAATCCTACATTCCAATATGATACAAATGATAACCATGACGTGTCAGTAACCTTTACATTTAATCAGTTAAATGATATTGATACGGTTGATGTGTTGGGTATGACATTGCCGATTAATCCATTGTATTATGAATATTTAGCGGATAGCGAAGGAGCTTTGTTGAAAGATACAGTTGAAGTTGATTCGAATAATAAATATCACGAATACCTTGCTTCTCCCCTTTTGGACGGTGGTTTAATATGAACATATACAAGAACGGATATGTAGTTGACAGTATCCATAATATTAATATTGCAAATATAACAAAACAGGTATATCTAAATTCGTTCAGCAAACTTGGTTTTGAGAGAACACTCAAAGTGTTCAAAGCTGATATAGTTATACCTGTTTTTAGATTGTATTTGTTGGACGAAGATGAAAACATATCAGTGGACGCAAGCGATGATTTAATGTCGGCGAGTTTAAGTATTACATATCAGACTGGTCAAAGACGTACAATGAATATTACTCTTGCAAATATAGATAATAAGTGGAAGCCTAAACCGATTAAAGGACTAATATGGACTGGAAGCAAATTCAGATTTGATTCTGGTATTGTTATTGGTGACACAATATATTGGAAACAACAAGGAGTATTTGTTTTTAAAGACCCTACATTATCAAGAGAAAATTCAAATCAAACAATCTCATTATCATTATGTGATAAGTTTGGTTTATTTGATGGCAGTGTTTATGGAACGACAAGTTTAAAGACAATCATTCCTGTTGGTGTTCCAATGAAGAATGCTTTTACTTCTCTATTGGCAAGCGACAGAGGAAATGGCAAACCATTTGACCTAAAACCAATTATCTTCAATAGTGAATATACGGACGTTAATACATATTACACTATCAAACAAGATGCCGGTACAAAAGTCAGTGAGATATTTACAAGTATGGGAGAAACCATTTCGTCTGATGTATATTATAATGAATTTGGCAATATGGTTGTTAGTTCTAATGTTAATGAGTTTATATCATCTAATTTTCCTGTTGTATATCGTTTTGAGGAAAATGACAAAGATATTGTGTCGGCAAATGTTGTTTATAATACATCACAAGTCAGAAATAAAGTTGTTGTTAAAGGTGCTATTGCCAACGGTTATCAATTCAGTGCTATTGCCGAAAATAAGAATTTGAAATCAGACTATTGTATTCAGTATAATGGCGAAATACCAGAAGTTATAAATGATAGTAAACTATATGCTGATTCATTGTGTATGTCACGAGCAATGTATGAATTGATTAATTTTAGTCGTGGTACGAAAACATTGAATTTATCTTGCACATATAATCCTATATTCGATGTAAACCAGTCTGTTATGGTCAATTATCCAAGCTTGGGTATTAACAACGAAAACTATGTCATTGACTCTATTTCAATGAATATGGATAGTGGTGCAACTACATCTTTAACAATGACAAATATTAACGAGGTGATCTTCTAATGAACAAAAAAGAAGAAAAAGAAGAAAAAATAAATTTTAATGATGAAACAGTTATTGCATATGTAAATATGATACGTCAAATTATCCAAAGTGAAGTTTCAACATATTTAAAAAATCAGAATATTGAAACATTTGAGGATTTAAAAGTGCAAAGCGTTTCTGATGACGGATTACACGCAACATTGAAAGATACGACTACAAAAGAAGTATATGAAAATATACCTAACTATACAAATATAAAAATCAAACCAAATGATTTTGTCCGAATGTATATTAGTAATCAAGGATTAAAAAAATATATTGGACAAACCTTTGGTTCAAGAACAGAATATCTATGTCAGATAGAAGACAAAGGCGGTGATAAGTAATGGCAGATTTACATATTGACACAAGTAATGTCAAGTTAATGAGCGAGTTTAAAGACGCAGTTGAGGAATATGTAAATAAATATGTATCAAGTATTATACAAGGATTGCATGGAAAACAGACACTTACTCAAAAAGCTACTGCGAGTAGCCGTGACGCACAAAAAGAAATAATTCCTGTGTCTCTAAAGATCAACGTTCCTTTAGTTAAACATTGGGGCGTATTGAACGTAAAAAGAGTTAACACTAACGATTCGTTATCTCAAGTTATTTTTTGGTGGGATAATGGTAATTTTAAATATAAAATATCGTACAATTCATTGCTTGCTTGTGATATGAATCGGTTTCAACTGCAAACTATCCAATATATAGATTCAATAGCATTTAATGAAGATGGAAATGAGTTGTCATTTAACATCATTAATGATGTCTATTCCAACTCGACCACAAAAAGAGAAAACGGTAACTTTGAAGTTGATTATCATATTTGGTAGAAAGGACGGTGATTAAATGGCACATATTGATTTAAAAAAAGATGCACATATTTTTACTCAAGCAGGTGTGACTATTCAAAACTTATTGAATTTGATTCAGTCATTTGAAACAAATGAACTTGAAGAGTTAAGAGATTTAATTGCAGCAATTAAAGATATTAACACGACAGATGATGACCAAAGTTTTAAGCAACAATTATTGAATGTATTTGATAATGCGGTAATGGAAGATGAAGTTACAACAAAACTTGACAATACAAGCACTCTCCCACCTCAGACTAAAGTTGTAAAGAAAGCAATAGATGATGTTCTCGATAGGATTAAACAGACTAATTCAGATTTAAGTGATGAGATTTACAATAGACAAACTGGAGACCAAGACATAACTACTTTGGTGGAAAATGAAAGTCTATCAAGACAAAATACGGATGATAAAATCAACAGAGAATTATATGGAAGTACAACAAATAGTTATACACTTTCCTCTGATATTGATCCTGCTCAAGTTGATGTCACTATTCAAGGTGGCTCTGGTGTTTTAAGTGTTGATATAGAAAATTTGACAAACGCCTTTGTTCTTAATGGAACAAAGGTTGTATCAGAGGGTAAAACAGTCGCAACATATCAGATTGAGTACGGTGAAAATATATCAAGACTTTTTGCAGTAGTTGATTATAATGTACAGTTAAAAACATTTGATTTCAAATTAGTAAATGTAGATGATATAACTTCATCTGTCGATGGTAATGTGGCTACACTTGTATTAGGATTAATAGAGTTTAACTATGGCTTTAATACAGGGCAAGGATATATTTTAAACAAAGTTACAAAGAATTTTCCATATACATATCAAAATGTATCACAGAACACAGTTATCAAAATAAACGGATTAGCTGATTTGCAGACTATTGATAAGTCAAGTTTTATGTCTGCCATTAATGAATTAGCAAGAACTGATATGAAGGTTAATGTATCTTTGAACGACATAAAAAAGGAACTTAATGGTATGTCAAAAGGCGGTATTTGGCATTATGGTGAGGTATTGACACACACCGCTAATTTAAGTACCCCTGTAATAAACAATAGTGTTGATGCAAATATAGGCGACTTTTATCTTAACTCAAATACATTTTCAGTGTATTTTTGTGTAGGAGATGATAATGGCAATCATAATTGGTTATATATCGGCAATTTGACAGGCAGTTTTGATTATTCAAATTATGCAAGTATTAATTCACCTAATTTTACAGGAACACCGACAGCACCTACTCCGAGTGTTTCCAACAACTCTACTCAGATAGCTACAACAGAATATGTTAGAAGTGCTATTGGTAAGTATGCCAGCAATGATAATCTTGAAATGATTGATTTGGCAGAAGGACTTAGAGATGATGTTTATGGTAAACAAGTTGTATGGACAGTTGGCGGTAATATTATGAATTTAACATTACCAGCCCCAAAATTAACAAATCCTACAACTTCAGAGGAAGTCAAAATTACTTTTGACAAAGGTATTATTCCTTTTGATAATACTGTAAAAAGAAGGTATCTTCCTTACGATACGACAAATGTCTCTTTTATTCCTATTACAGGAAACAAGACATATATTAATTGCGAATTTAATTTTGATACGCAACATTTAGAATTTACAACATCTAATTCAATGATTTCTCAAAATACTATAGATGCTGTTGAAACAAGAGTGTGGAAGTTTAGTTTATGTTATTATACAGTAAGTGTTGTTTATAATGATTCTTCTGAAGAACCGGCGAGTCAATATGTGATTAGTAATTATGATTGTGATTGGTGTATTAATTCTGAAAAAATAGCATTACCATATCAAACATTGGATATGCTAAAAACCGTTGACAAAAATTGTATTATTAATTCTATAAATGAAGTTGTCGATAATGTTTCAAAGAATCAAAGCGAAATAGGAACACTTATTTACGCACTACACCCTGACATAACAACTATTAAAATTAATGGCAATTCTGTTGTACAGAATTCATACTATGGGGAATTAATAACCACAGACGTGAATGAAATTTTTGTATTAGACAATCAATTTGATGATTTTTATAGTGATTATGATAAATATAATCGAGATCAGAAAGGACATTTTCTTTATACTAATGATGAAGTTGGATATAGACCAACTAGAGACATTTTAGAAAACAAAAAAGCATTTTGTCGTATTTTATCTAAGCCTTTGACAGGAGCAGATAGTATGGACGGTGAAATAGAAGTGTTATTAACATTCTAAGAGGAGGAATTTATTATGACAAACATTAACTGGAAAGTAAGAATTAAAAATCCGATGTTTTGGGTGCAAATTGTGGTTGCTATTTTTGTCCCTGTACTTGGCTATATGGGGATTACGGCACAAGACCTAACTACATGGCAAGCAGTAGGCAATGTAATATTGACAGCTTTTTCTAATCCATATGTATTGCTGTTGATGGCAACGAGTGTTTATAATGCTATTATCGACCCAACTACAACAGGCATTACAGATAGCAAAATGGCACTTACATACAACACGCCTAACAGTGATAAATAAGAGAACATTCATTCTATGCGAATGTTCTTTTTTTGTGCAAAAATTAAAGAAAGGAAGATTGCTATGAATATAATTGAAGTTGCTTATAAATGGCACGGTGGCTTTACAAAGCGTTCACGCACAGATTTTATAGCGTTACATCACGCAGAAGCAGTTAAATGTACTCCACAAGATATACACAGTTGGCACGTCTCAAATGGTTGGACAGGCATCGGTTATCATTTCTTTGTGCGTAAAGACGGCACAATTTATCGTGGTCGTCCGCTTGATGTGGTTGGTGCTCACGTTCAAGGTATGAACAGTTGTTCTATTGGCATTTGTGCTGAAGGTGATTATCATACAAAAGAAAAGACAATGCCACAAGCACAAAAGAAATCTATTATCGAGTTATGTCAATATCTTAAAAAGAATTATTATCCAAATGCAAAGATAGTTGGACATAGAGAAATCGGTGACAGTAATTGTCCTGGTCGATATTATCCACTTGATGAAATTAAATTTGCTGTTGCCGGAGGAATTGCTGTTCAAGCAGAAAATCCTCAAAAGATTGCTTTGGATAAGTTGGTGGCGAAGGGTATTATTACAGATGCATCTCAATGGACACTTACTGATTTCTTGACAAATGCAAAGGCAGTTAGAGTTCTCGACTTGCTTTCAGGTGGTACTTGGACAAGCGAAAAAACAAATTCAAGTATTCATTGGGCGCAACCAAATGTCATCTCTTTAGCATCTAAGGATGGTGGTTCTTCGGACGGAACAAAAGTCATTGAAGATATTGACGGAATGGTTAATAAACTAAATGTCTGGATTTCTAAGGCTACATTATTGGCTTTGGTTGATAAGCTTACAGGCGGCACAAAAGAAAAATACAAGAATAGAAAAACAGACCATTGGGGCAGAAATTGTCTTGATAGCCTTTGTGATAAAGGCATAATTACAGATGTTAAGTATTGGGACTCCGATTTCGAATCTACAGTAGAAAACGGAGTTTTTTTAGTGCTTTGTTGTAATGCGTTTGGTCTTTGAGGGAGGGTTTAATGTACACGATTACTCTATTAAACGATAGAAGATTATATGGAGCTCACAAAGAAGCAATTATGCAGTATGACAATATGGTCGGTAAAATTCAATTTTTAATTCCACAAACATATGACGGAAATGATATGAGAAATTTTACGACTGTATCATTGGAATATATCTCCCCTATTTCTCATTTGTATAAGCAAGAATTTTTAACTTTATCTGAGGAATTGGTAGAATATGCTGATGAACAATATTTAGAATATTTGCTTCCTATTGGCTCAAAAATGACTGCTGAAAATGGGGATATTGAATTACAACTATCGTTTTACCAAGTTTATATGGACGAAGATGGTGTAGTTCAAGACCCTGTTCTGAAAACACAATCTTGTAGGGTAAAAATTATTCCTACAAAGAACTGGGCTCAATTTGTACCGTCAGAATCTATGGCGGCACTTGACCAACGTATTGCTCAGTTGATTGCTTTGGAAGAAGAAATTACCGAATTACAAGGACAGATTATTGAACATCATGACAATTTTATAAATGATGATGTTATTTCTGATAAGACAACATATTCGTCAAAGAAGATTGAAGAATTTATAGACAAGAATGAACTTGATGAAACCGTTGAAAATATAACAAATACTGAAAAACAAACAATCTCTGATGAAGAGATAGAAAATCTATTCAAATAATTTAGGATAAATCGCATTATGCCGGCTAACAATGCGTTTTATTATATACATAACTTATACACTTTTATTAAATTCAAGGAGGAAATTAGAATGGCAAACGAAACACAAAAGTTTTTAAGTTACGAAGGTCTTGGTACATATGACAGTAAAGTCAAAGCTTATATTGTAGATAAGGCTGACGCTGCCAAGACATCTGCTATCAAAGCAGACGCGGTTGTAGTTACTACAGATGTAACAACAGAAGGATATGCAAAATCTTATACCTTCACTCAGAATGGTGCGACTATTGCTACGGTTGATATTCCAAAGGATATGGTCGTATCAAGTGGTAAAGTGGTTGTCAACCCTGAAGGACAGGATGAAGGCACATACCTTGAATTGACACTATCTAATGCAACAAGTGACAAAGTTTATATTAATGTTGGTAAGCTTGTAGACATTTACACTGCAAAAGCTAATGCAACTCAGGTTCAGATTGCTATTGATTCTGCAACAAGAGAAGTTAGTGCCACAATTGTTGCTGGTGGTGTAGGTTCAACAGAACTTGCTGATGGTGCAGTAAAAACAAATACAAGTGATATTTCAACACTAAAAACAAAAGTGGCTGATCTTGAATCTGTTGCTATTGAAGCAATCTCAACAGATGAAATAAATGCTCTATTTACAAAAGTGACTGAATAATTTATTCTCTGATTAATTCAAAGTAATACATATTTCTAAGGGAAGGGTGACGACTCTTCCCTTTTTGTATTGCTTGATACTATATGTTTTTGCAAAAATATATAACTCGTTTTGGAGGAAAGAAAATGGAAGAAAAGAAATTTTTAGATTTAAATGGTTTAAAAATAGTTGTAAATAACATCGAGAACGAGATAGATGGAAATAAAGGCGACATATCTTTTACCGATGATATTACTTATGAACCGTTAGAAGAAACGGAGGCAAGTTCGTAATGGCTATGTCTCTTAAAGAAAGCTTGGAAAGCTTAAAAAATCAAACATCCGCATACACCCCGTCAGTTATGATGGTTAATCCTAATACAGAACCTAAAATAACGGCAGATATGGACAAACGTTTAATTGATGTTCCGCCTGAATTACAGACAATAGGTGTGGCAACTGAAAATAATGCAGAAACAGTTTATATTAGTATTCCATCGACCACTTTTGATGGAACAGATTTAACCGATAAGACTGCTTATATTTATTTTGTAAACGCAGGCAAAGAAGTGAATATTTACAAAGTCACTGATGTTACTGTTGAAGATAATTCGATTAAGCTTGGCTGGACTATTACAAATGATGTCACTCGTTACGCAGGAACAGTGTCGTTTTCAATTGCATTTGAGTTAGATAATTCATACAAATTGACAACTACTCCTGCCACTTTAACGGTTCTTAAAGGATTGGACATTGACCAAACAATTTCAAAGCAAGACACCGCTATTGTATCTGCTCTATATGACAAGGTTAATGCTCTTAATACAAAGGTAGACAATGCCGTAAATTCAATGGATAATTCAGTTGCAACAATCAACACATTGCAGAGTGCTATACAATCGTTGCAGTCGGAATTAAACTACATAAAAGAACACGTTGTTTACGTGATAGATGATATTGAAAATTAGAAAGGAGGAACTTAATGGCTAAAGCAAAATATTTTACACAAAATAAGGAAAAAATATATCCTATATCACACACCAAAGCAGTATATGATGGCAATGGTAAAGTCTTAGAGGATAGATTAACTGAAGATGAAACTGCAATTTCAAGCCTACAAACGGACGTAAAAGGTAAAGCCGACAAGACTGATGTAGACAATAAGCTAAACTCAAATAGTACTATTTCTGACACTACTGTGGCTTTCACAGAGGCTTCAGTAAGGGAAAATATCGTTTCAAATGAAAAGAGTTCTACTCTATTTGGTAAAGTTCAAAAATGGTTCTCTGATTTAAAAAAAGTTGCTTTTACAGGTAGTTATAACGATTTGATTGATACTCCGTCAAATGCTACTACTACCATTAATGGTTTAATGTCGTCAAGCGATAAAATAAAATTAAACGGAATATCAAGTAATGCAAATAACTATATTCACCCCACTACATCTGGCAATAAACACATACCAAGTGGAGGCTCATCAGGTCAAATACTGAAATGGTCGGCAGATGGCACTGCTATATGGGGAACTGAAAAAACATATAGTAATGCTACTACTTCAAGTTCAGGGTTGATGAGTGCAAGCGACAAAACAGACCTTGATGCTTGTGTAGAAACTTTAAGTGCCGATGCGTCTATGTTTCTTAGTTCCATTAAATCTCCAGCTCCTGCTGAATTTGAATTTGTTGAAACTTTATCATTAAGTAATTTAACTTTAACAGGTGATGTAGTATTTTCCGATACAGGTTTATTTAATGGATATGCTTCATTAACTGAAATCACATCAGGACTTAATGATATTTTTCAAAAGAATATTGATAACGGATTTGATTTTGTTTACTATATGGTACATAATACAAGCAGTAAACGATTTGAATTTTCTGCTACTGACCCAATGTATATATCCAGTAGTCAGGGTGGCAAATGGTATTACGACGGCAATGAGATAGCCACTAAGTCTGATATCCCAAGTACGTCTGATTTCCTTAAAACATCTGGCGGTACTTTATCTGGTAATACAACTTTGACTTCAGGATATAGTTTCTTGTCAAGTTATAGTAGTAACCTTAAATTACTAAGAGTGAATTCAAGTTCAAATTACTTCGGCGAACAAGGTGGAGCTACTGCAATGTATAACTATTTTGGTTATAGAAATAGTGCCAATACAACTACAATAACTAATCATTTTGGTAGTAGTTATAATCCATCATATGCAAAAAATATAATGAATTATTACGGAAGATATGCTGAGACCAATCACTTTGGTGCAAATGCTACAAATAATTATTTTGGCAGTTCATCAACAACGTCATATTATAGAGGTAATACAATTTATTTAGGTGATTTATCATCACATCCTGTATATATGCAAGGTAGTACGTCTTATAAGGTTGTAGGTACCACTACGGGATATAATACTAAAATTCATGTAGCAAGTTCACAACCAAGTAATATAGCGGTAGGAGATATATGGTTTAAAATACCATCTTAATGGGAGGTGAAGAATAATGGCATACTGGTCGGATTCAGGAATAAGAGCAACCTCTTTTGCTGGTGGTAGTGGAACATCAAGTAGTCCATACTTGATATCCACTCCAGCTCAGCTTGGTTATTTGTGTTATTTGATAAACAGTAGTACATCATCATCATATAAAAGTAAGTATTATAAGCTTACAGCCGATTTGAATATGAATGCAAACTACTGGATACCTATTGGATATGCATCTACTAGCTATGCATTTACTGGTAATTTTGATGGTGATGGGCATACTATATCTTACATAACGATAAATGGGACTTATTCAGGATGTGGGTTATTTGGATATGCAGGTTCATCAGCAACTATTAAAAATTTAAAAATGACGAAATTAGTTATAACAAATTCAAAGTCGAGTACGGCAACATATGTTGGTTGTATTTTAGGTTATTCATCCAATACTACGATAAGTAATGTTTACCTTGATAACCCATGCATATTTGATTATAATACATCTACACATTATGTTGGTGGGATTGTGGGAAGAGTATATCTTTCAACAACAATCTCAGATATTTGGATTGATAATATGCAGATGCAATCAGCAATAACATCAGCTCGTGTTGGAGGTATTACAGGATGGACAGACAGTGCTCCTCTTACAGTAAATCGAGCTAATATAGAGCTAGAGGTAAATATGGTATCATCTGGTGGTGCAGACTATTTCGTTGGCGGTGTTGTTGGGTATAATTCTAATACTAGTAGCAATTATACAATAAAATTGACAGATATCAATATTGTTTCCTTAAATGTGAAACATAAAACATCAACGAGTTTCATGGGTGGAATTATAGGTAGGTTGTCTGCTAATATAAGTGCATCTAATATAACTATCGCTAATATATGTATCAATCAATGTAGCTACACCGACGAGAGTAATACACATGATGGTGCATTGGTCGGAGGAAGTTATACATGCTCTATTACTGCAACAACAAATACAATGTTAATGTATAATACAGATAACTCAAATATTACTAACTACTCAAATGGATTAACTAAAGATATTCTAACCAATCACAAATCATTCTCCAGTGGATATAATGAATCTAGTGGTATGTGGCTTGATGAAAATGGAAATATTGTTAAAACGTATATGATTGTAGCATACGAAGATAACTGGGTACTTTTCAACACAACACCTTTTGTTAAGGTTCCATATGCACCAAGTAGTGCTAAAAAAGTCTATTGTTTACAGTTAGTCGATTGGAATACGTTATATAACTTTGGGAAACCAGATATAATTGATAGTGTACTAAAGAATATTTATACAACAAGTAATACTTTTAAATTACCTGCTCCAGATGTTTATGCATATCTCGGTATTACTTTAACGGTTACAAGTACAGATGAAAAAACTACATATGTCTCCAATGCAGTACCAGGTACAATTGTTTCAATTAATGGAGATAGAAAAATTAAAGTTGGTGATTTAGATAAAACTAAACTTATATCATATAAGAAAGATAGTAGTACAATTGTTGAAGTTGAGGACATTTATTATAAAACTAATTCATCTACACTTAAAACTGTAAATGATTACAAATACAAGAAAGATAGTTCAACTATCGTATAAATAAAGGAGAGTTTTAAATTGCTTATAATTAATAATGAAATCCAAATTCAAGAAGGAAATGAAATCTATGAAAGAGAATACCTTACAAGAGGAGCAAGAAGAACTTGTATTCAGATAGAGATTCCTAAACAAGATGATGTTACATATGAAACACTAGTCAATACTTTTTCAGATGGAGCCTCAATTATCAGACAATTAAAAGAAACTAGATTAGAAACAAGAGAAGTAAAACAAGAAACAACAACTTCAGATACATCAGATGATACTGCTACTGAAGAAGAAACTTTGCAAGCAGAAGAAACTACAGCTAATAATACAGAAGAAACAACAACTGAAAGTAATGAAGAAACAGATGATACTGATACTACTGAAGAAATTAAAGAAGAACCAAAAGTAACCTATGAAGATGTAGAAGTTGAATATATCAAAGATTATCCGTTGACAGATTTTGTTGTTGCCGGTGATATTATTGATAAGCGTGACGGCACATTCACAGTTTATATAGGCAAGAAAACGGAATCAGAGATACTTGAAGAACAAAATGCCGAGCTGTTGTTGACACTTGGAGGTGAAATCTAATGTATTATTCTATGATAAAAAAATATTATCTTGAAGGATATGGCTATCCTAAGAGATATTACAGCGATACAGATTTGGACAAGTTTGTATCTAAAGGTATGCTAACTAAGGAGCAGGCTGAATCTTTAAAAGCAGAAAAAGGAAGTGTTGAATAATGGCTGAGACTGTTAAAAAGACAGTGGAGTTCCAAATAGAGGATATGAATGCTGTGATAAATTGTTTGAATGATATTAGTATTCGTGGGATAGATTGTATTAAATTTGCAAATGTTCTACATATTTTACAAAGCAAAGGTACTATTAAGTAAGACACCAAGGAGGGCTAATGGAAGTAATATCAGAATTACAAAATATAGATTTGACTTCGTGGATTATTGTTGGTTTTATGATAATGGCAATCATTGTAACATTCTATGAGATCATATGTAAAGTATGTGCCATTTTCAATAAGCCAATAGGAGCAATGAAACAACGAAAGGCTGACCATGCATTGTTAGTTGAGACGGTTCAGGATTTAAAGCAATTACACGAAAAGCACGAAGAAGATACTAAGCAGTCAATTAAGCACGATAAGATTATCAAGGAAGAACTTTCGATGCTTACCAATACTGTCAATAGTATTGCTACCAATCTTGAAGATATGGAGCGAAAAAATAACGAAACCAAAATTAAGGAATTGAAAGACACTCTTATCAATTATTATAATAAGTATCGTGTAATTGGTGAGTGGTCAAACCTTGAGAAAGAAGCTTTTTGGGAATTATTTGAGGATTACGAATCCAGAGGCGGCAATGGATTTATACACAGTATTGTTGAGCCTGTTATGCGAGAATTAAAGGTAATTGACTAAAATCCAATAATCGAATATAGCACAAACAACACTTGAGGTTGTTTTGAACGTGGAAACAAGATGTCGGTTCGCTTTCGGTGTCTTGTGGAGTTCTATGGAGGGTTGTGTGATAACCACATAGCGAATAGGTCTTAGACTGAAAGAAAACACACTATAATTTTAGGGTAGAGGAATTAAGTTTCCCCTACCCTATTTTTTTACGATTTTCAAGAATGCAGGGATTGAACCTGTTGTAATTGCCGACCAAATTCTTGATATTTTCTTTAGTTTAAAATAGTAATTTAAGTGATTTGTTTCGCCATTTTAGCTTACCCTAACGAGGGGCTTAGCTTACCCTAAAATTTACCCTAACGCACTACGTTTTAATACGTTTTAATAGGTCTAAATACGTCATTTACCCTAAAATCACGATGTGCTTAATACGCTTAGAAATGGCTTAATACCTTTACTTACGTCTTGGTATGTCTCATAAATCGTAAATAGTCTTATATTATATAATAATACTACTGTATTTTCAAGAAAAATTTTTAATATGCATATTTAAGCCATTTACCCTAATAATTTTATGTGATTATTTTTAATTTACCCTAATTATACCCTAACGATTTTAAAATGAGATGTTTAGTTTATTAATAGAATTTGTCATTAATTCTTCGTTACTATGAGCATACACCTTTGACAACATTGCTCCGTCAGTCCAACCTCCGATTTTCTGGATATCTATTGATGGTATATCTGAATGAATAGCCACAGTTGCAAATGTGTGGCGAAAATAGTGAGGTGTAAAACGTTCAAGTTTTATTCCATATTCTTTGTCAAGATAATTTCTTATACTATCAATAATTCGTTGAACTTTTTCTTGTGACATTCCTTTTTTTATTGGTTTTTGAAATACAAAATCTTCGTCCGTTAATGTCATTTTTCTTCCATGATATTTTTCCATTAGTATTGTTTTATGTTGTTTAAACAAACTTTGAACATCATCTTTAATGGGTATTTTCCTAATTCTATCTGTTTTAGGAGTGCAATACTCAACTATATATTCCTTTTTATCGTTATAATATTGAGTCAAAGTTGAATCAATAGTGATAAATTTAAAATCCTCATCAACATTTTTCCATCTCAAAGCGGATAATTCCCCGACCCTTATACCAGTTGTTAACATTAGTTGAAATAAAAACTTATCATGAATGCTATGTTCGGTTAATCCTCTGAAGAACCAATATAATTCATCATTAGTTAATGATCTTCTTATGTTAGCTGACTTTCCTAATCCATTTGTATTAATTGATTTTACTGGATTTTTTGTAATAATGTCCTCTTCTAATGCAGTTTCAAAACACGATTTTAATCTAGATATTGTATTTTTAATTACATAGTTAGATAGTTCTTTTTTATTTAATATATTAACAACGTCTGTAATATCGCCAACATTAATATCTCTTAATTTATTATCTCCTATATATGGTTTTATATGTACTCTATATTGAGATATCATTTGAGCATATGTCTGCGGTTTTACTCTTTCTTTTTTATATCTATTTACATAAATATCGAACCATTCATTCAATGTTATTTTATTGGGGTTAATTGCTCCGTTTCGATTGTATTCCTCCTCTTTTTTCACTTCATCAAGTTCACGTAATTTTTCTTTAAGTTTTTTCTGAACCTCTTGTTTTGTTTTACCATAAACACTTTGTTGCTTATTAGTAATAGGATTAGTATATCTTGCTTCCCAACTGCCATTGGTACGTTGTCTTATACTACCTTCGCCGTTGAATCGTTTTGCCATTTTATTTTCCTCCTTTTCTCTTTTTCACGTTGGCAAAACAAATCACTTTATTTGTATTACTATTTGATTACAATTATATCACACAATAATAACATCTTCAAGTGATTTGACCAATTAATACATATTTTCTTGTATGTATTTATTTAATTGTCCTTTATCTATAAACACTCTACGTCCAATATTAACTTTGCCGTAGAACTTTCTATCATTAATCAGCTTATCCAAAGTTGATAAGCATATATTCAAATACTGAGCTGCTTCTGCTCTCGATATCAATTCTATAGTTTCTTGCCCCTTATTATCCATTTAATTCCTTTCTTTATGTAGCACAATAAGTAGGATGCAAATTACACCCTACTCACTGTATAAAATAATTTACTTATTTGTACTTCCAAAACCACCGTTTCTCTCTTCAACGGTATCATCATCAATTACAGTTCCATACTGCACGAAAATGCCTTGTGCAAATTTGTCACCACGATTGATTCTTACAATTTTATCTTCAAGTGAATTATTTGTCACTTTGATAAATATATGACCCTCATTATCACTGTTTGAATAATCACTGTCGATAATTCCTGTAAGATTATCCAACCACAAACGATACTTAAATCCCAGACTACTTCTTGAATAAATTTTTAACACCCAATTTTCATCTATCAACGCTCTTATGCCTGTTGGTATCTTAATTGTTTCGCCGGGCTTTAATTCAAATGAAATTGGACTTTCAAAATCATAGCCAGCAGAGCCCTTTGTAGCCCTTGTAGGAGGGTTTAAAAGGTCATAATAGTCTGAAAGTTGTTGATAGTCATACTTTGTACCAAAAGTGGCTTTCATATCGTTTATAAATTGGTCTTTGGTTACTTTCTTCAAAATAGCTATATCCCGATTGTTTTCTGGTTTATCTAAAAAATAATGAACCAGTATCAACGCAATAGCTATAATGAGAAGAATTGAATTAAAAGTTGCTATCATATTTTTTATCATTCTTCCTTTCTATCCTATTCAACTATTCTTCGTGCTGTAGCATAATCACTTCTTGCTGATAAGCTTGCAATTTTTACTACGTCACCTGTTTGAGGAGCATGAATCATCATTCCGTTTCCTATGTACATTCCTACATGATGTGGAGATAAACTATCGCCGAAGAATACTAAATCACCAGGAAGTAATTCATCTCGTGACACATATCTTCCTTCGTTGACTTGAGTGTAGGTTGTTCGGCTAATGCTTACACCTATTTGTCCATAAACATATTGAACAAGTCCACTACAATCAAACCCACTTGGTGTTGTTCCTCCCCATACATATGGAACGCCTAAATATTGTTTTGCAGTTTCTACTGCTTTTTGATTTAAGGGTGTTGGCGTTGGTGTAGGACTTGGGGTTGGTTCAGGTGTTGGTGACGGAGTTGGCTCTAATGCTTTCTCAATGACTTGTGTTGTATAGTGAACTGACCACACATCACTTATGTCATTCGTCACATTTTCGCTTATATTTGGCATTGCATATGAATTAATCATACTTGTCGCAAAAAATAAACTTCCTAAAACTAAACTTACGGTTCTTTTTCCTTTCGTTACTACCATTAAATTCCTTTCTCCCGTTCGGATATAGCAGGTATATATCCTTTACGTTGTTCTTTGAATGTTCCAACATTGACATCAATATCCAAATTTTGATATAATATATTTGCATACGCTACGAAACCACATCTTTGTTTCAGCATAATCCGTTTTGTAAGTGTATACAGAAAGAGAGGATACTGAATGTCAGATGTTTTGAACATTGCAGTGCAGTGTAACAGCCCTGAACAGCTTATTGCTTTAATAGCAATAATGATATTTGTTTTTGCCCTAACAGTCGTTATACTCAAAGGCATTATCAGATTTACAGGGATGGTTCTCAGCACCATTTTGCATTATCATAATGCAACTGTGAAAATCAGTGGAGCTTCAGTTAACGCTGAGTTAGAACTCCATAATTGATTACTAAGACCTCATTTTAATATGGGGTCTTATTTTGTATCTTCATAAAGTGAAGATAATTTATCTTGAACTTCCGTATCAAGATAATAATGTAGAAGCATTTCTTGATACGGAGTAAGATACACTTTAAATTGACTTTCTATGAAGTCTTTGATTCTGTTGTATGTTTTTATGTCTGTCATTTTAGTCACAATATAGAACAATCTTGTTTTGGGCGAGACTTTGTTTTACATCAATTACTCTTTGATTTGAACTTCCTCGCCATTCAAGAGTTAGATCTCTTTTCTCATCTATATATTCTCCGTCTACAACAATGTCACATAACGAAATAATCTTTTTTCGCATTTCATATAATCCATCAACATAACTTTCTTCTATATAATCAAAGTCATCTGATGAACAAGATTTATAATTCATAATACTTTCCCAAGAATATCCCGTATATAACCAAATTGTTTTATTTGGGAATAAGTTTCGGATTTCTTTAATGAGTTCATAGACTTCTTGAAGATTTTGGTCGGCTAAACATTCCCCGCCTAAAAAAGATATTCTGTTAATATATGCTCTATCAATCAATTGTATAAATCGTTCTTTTATTTGTGGCGTCCATTCCTTGCCGCCATTAAAATCCCAAGTATTAGAATTGAAACAATTATGACAATGGAATGGACAACCTTGAACAAAAAGAGACACTCCTACGTTTTCACCATTTGAAATATCAAGATTGCGGATAGAGGCATATCTCATTTTTCTTCCTCCTCAATATCATCTAAGTGAACATATCTTTCTTTTATTTCTTGGGTTCGTCCTCTTCCCCAAAAATTAGTTCCTATATAGCCACACGTTCTCCTTGCAACATTCATTTTATCTTTATTCCGATTATGACAGTTAGGGCACTCCCAAATTAGTTCTCCGTCTTTGTCAATAATTTGAATCTCTCCATCATATCCACATACTTGACAATAATCTGACTTAGTATTAAGTTCGGCATACATAATATGATCGTATATGAAATTCATAACTTCTAATACAGCATCAATATTGTTGGCTAACCCTGATGTTTCAATATAAGATATTGCTCCACCAAGAGATAAGGATTGAAACTCCGATTCTTTTGCGAGTTTATCAAATGCATTAATGGGTTCTCTTACAAATGTGTGGTAAGAGTTTGTTATGTAATTTTTATTTGTTATTCCATCAATGATACCAAATCGTTTTTCTAAACATTTTGCAAATTTATATGTTGTATTTTCAATCGGTGAGCCATAAATTGAAAATCCAATATTATGTTCTTTATTCCATTGAGTACATTTATCATTCATAAATTTCATAATTTGTATTCCCAAATCACGACCTTCTTTTGAATCAATATGGGATTTACCTGTCATATATTTAACACTTTCATATAATCCTGCATAGCCAAGAGAGATACTAGAATAACCATTATGAAGTAATTTATCTATTGTTTCACCCTTTCCCAAACGAGCAAATGCTCCATATTGCCATAAAATTGGAGCAACATCTGAAAGTGTTCCTTCTAATCGTTTATGCCTACATAATAAGGCTTTATGACACAATTCAGTTCTTTGTTCCATTAACTCCCAGAATTTATCATAATCACCTTCTGATGATAATGCCACATCTACAAGATTTAATGTAACTACTCCCTGATTAAATCTTCCATAGAATTTATATTGGTTATTTTCATTTTTGTACGGCGAAAGAAAACTTCGACAATTATGACTATATATTCCACTAACCTCAAAATGTTCACTTGATGTAGTAACATCATAACTGTACATAGTTTTATGGATAGGATTGATTTGTGTTACTTCAGATTCAAAATTATATCCTGATATCTCAGATTCGATATAATTGTCATATTTCTTCTTGCAAACAATATAATTTATTAATTCATCACACGGATAAAATTCAACTCTATATCTTATCGCATCAGGATTTTTCTTTGTATAATGGTTATGATAAATTTTTGCTGGCATTCCTAATGCCTGTGCCAAAGCCATTTGTCCTAATGCAAGCTCTTTGTTCGTAGAACCAATTTGTACGACTGAATATCCTTTTTCTTTTTTAAATGAATTAATATATCCATCCGCATCAATCATACCTGCCAAAAAGGCTAATTTTGCAGTATAATTCCAAGCGAAAACTTCATTTGGAATTCGCCTATTCGCTTTATTTATTCCTTCAAATTTTGATGTAAAATAATTTATTGCATATTGTAATCCGTTATTCTCATCAGCAATGGCACATAAGTCTTTATATGTACCCTTGATTCCTCGTTGTTGTAATATTGTTTTTGTAGACAAACCGAAATATTTTGTAAAGACCGTATTGAATTTTTCTTCAATTTCGTCTTCATCGCTTGCTGCAATAGAAGCAAATACATGATTATTTTGATAGCACCCATCACAAAGCATAAAACCTAATAACCATGCTTTATCCGTATTGAATAAGATTGTCTCTTCAGTGTATTGATTCGAATTAATTAGTAACTTGTCTCCTATTTTTAAATTAGAAGCTTGAACATTATTCCCACTTCTTAATGTCAATACATGATCGGTTGTACACAAAAGCCTTCTTCCGTTCGAAAAATTAATATCTAACCAATCATTTGATATATTTCGAATAATTCTTTGGGCTGTGACAAATCCTTTTTCTGTATCATAAATTTTAACATCATTTAAATCCATATATAGATTTGGGTTATCATTTGAAAACTGATGTTCAATGTGAAATGAATCTGATAATCTTCTCCACATTCTTTCAAATGATTCCACATATAAATTGTCTTTGATTTTATATGTGATAAGCTCCTTGCCGTCCACACATCCCATATTTGGGAAGCAATTTCCTTCTTTTAATTCTTTCATTTTTTTTTCAGAAATATAATCCGGCACCATTCTTTTAGCTGAACATCTAGCCGCAAGTTTCGTTAAATAATAATACGGAGAATCAGGACGAATATTATCTTCTTCAAGGACATAAAGTAGTTTTGGAAATGCTTGTGTAACATAAACTCCCACTTCATTTTTTAATCCAATCAATCTTTGTTTTAAAAATTCTTCAATGATCATTGCAAGTTCTTTTTTATACTCGGTGGTTTCTCCTAAATACATAAATACTGACAAAAAAGGACTCTGTCCATTTGAATTTGACATACTATTGCATTGATAGTTAAAGGTTTGTACTCCGTCAGATACTTCCTTTTTAGTGTCTCTTTCGGCGAACATTTTACAATCTTCTTCTTTAAATCCCCAAGATTTATATTTATCATAGTATTTCTCATAACTATCTCTTACAAATGGGGCTAAATGTGTCAAAGTAATTGTTGCACCACCATATTGCATTGAAGTCACTCCAAGAATAATTTGTGTTGCTATTGTGCAAGCCGTTATAAATCTGTGCGGTTTTTCAATCATTACTTTATTGATACACGTTCCGTTTTGAAGCATATCTGCAAGATTAATTAATGAGCAATTTGTCATTGCATTCATACCAAAATAATCAATGTCGTGAAAATGAATTATCCCTTCGTCATGAGCTTGTACTATTTCTGGCGGAAGTAAAAACCTACGAGAAATATCCTTGCTGACTATACCCGCCATATAATCACGTTGTGTGTTTAAAACTTTTGAATTTTTGTTTGAATTTTCTGTATTCCAATATTCACTTTTCCCGTTTAATAGTTCCGTAATTTCTTCATCTGTTGTATTTTCATTTTCTCTTTGAAATTCTCGAATACTTCTATAACCTTCATATGCCTTTGCTGTGAGTCTTTGCTTTTTGGTGATTAGCTTATCATATACCATTGATTCTATATCAGATATACTTACTTCTTGTTTGTTTCTACATTCATCTTCAATTTCTGATGCTATGCTTTCGGCAATTTTAGGTTTAACAATACCTGAACCATTTTTCATTGCCTTTAATATCGCATCTGAAATTTTTGATTTATCAAAATTGACCTGTTCGCAATTACGTTTAATAACTTGCAACATCATTCCTCCTTTGACTCAAAGCTTTTAATCACATCATTTAACTTCATTGCAATCACACTCAAATCAGAATGTCTTGAATTCCTTATGATACAATCCCAATGTTGGTAATCAACATCGGCAAAAGCTTCTTTGTCATTTTTGATTCTTTCTTCAATTTTTTCTTCACTATCTCCTCGCTCCTCCATACGAAGTCTACGAGTCGCCTCATTTGTTTCCACATATATAGTGATAATTTTTCTGTCTCTATATGTATCCTGTAGATGTTTTAACCCTTTTATATCTATAACATAAAAATCAGAATTATTGACTTGTGTTTTTGTTGCCCAATAAACATTTCCATTAAAAAAAGTTTCTGCTACTACTTCATTATTCTCTTTATCTTGCTGATATTGTTCAACATTCGAGAATATATGATTAAACTTATCATTTTCATCATTTGTTCTTATCGGACGAGTAGTGTTGGATATAACTTTTGTATAACCATACCGATTACACATATAATTTACAATTGTATCTTTACCACTTCCACTTTCGCCAACTACACAATACAAGTTTTTTGTCATATGCACTTCTCCTTAAATTAAGCTATCATTTCGTTAATAACTGATTTTAGTTCTTCATCTATATCACCTTCTATCTCAACCTTAACCGGAGTAGACAAATCAAGACTATACAAGCCAAGTATTGACTTGCCATCAATTCTATACTTATATAATTCTTTGCCGTCCGCAATATTTCTACCACTACAAACCGTAACATCACCTATATGATGTTGACATGCTACATTGAATTTCTTGATTTTTTCCATTGTATCTATTAAAACAATCGTTTCTATCATAGTAAATTTAATCCCTTTCTCTTTCGTGTTATATTTGCTATTGCTCTATATTTTTTTAATTCTTCGGGAGAAGCCTGTCGAATGACGACTTCTCCACTTCTACTCTCAAATGCCCTACACTCACGCTGCAAATCGGCTTGTGCAAGTTCTCTCAATCGTGCCTTAGTTGCCAATTATTAAAATTCCCCTTTCTTATTCTGCAAGATAAACATCTTTGTACACAACACCCATGTCTAATGCCATTGAATGAGTTGGTACTGCTACGTCAATATGATTTCCACCAAAAGCTCCGCAATCTTCGGCTCGTCTATAACCATAACCATCTATGTACACCCATTGTAGTTTTCCGATTACAGATGGGTCAACCGCAATAGTTTGACCAGGAATAATTTGACCTGCCCACGCTGTGCGACCACTATTTGAGCCATTACATGTATAACACGGACAATAGTGTGTAATCTTAAATCTACCAAGATATTTGCCTTTTGTTTTACCATTTGAATCACTTGTAACCTCTTGCTTGTCCAAATCTTCTTTATTATCAACAAAATATGTACCATAGCAATATCCTTGAGTTTCGCCGTCCCAAACTTCATACCACTTACCTGTTTCATCGACACCTATAACTTGAAGTTCTGTTCCCCTTGGGAATACTTTGATTACCTCACTATCTTCTGTGCTTGACTTGATTCGACAGTTCAAACCACTTTGAGCAGAAACATAATGTGTTTCCCACTTTGTCTCATCTGCACTTACGCCTACAATTCCTGTCGCTATTGATACAACTGCCATTACTCCACATATTACTTTTCTCAAATTTTTCATTACTTAAATTCCTTTCTCATTCGTTTTCATAAGTTTCTTTTATACATTCGCTACATCCAACAATCTCATTATTGAATATGTTCTTATATAATACTTCTACCTCTTCGTTACAAATCGGACAAATTATCGGAGAATCATCATAATCATATTCTCCATAGTTGCCCGTCCTTGCAATCTCCATAGCTGAAATTGCCCTTGGGTCATCATTTGAATAGATCATCTTCTATTTTTCTCCATTGGCTTAAAGATTGTTATTTCAACCTCATCACCATTTCTTTTTGTATCTTCCCATACATTTATGTTGTATTCCTTTTTACTGTCTTTCCAAGGTACTTTATAAGTTTCGCCGTCAACAGTAATTGATGTAATATCTTTAAGTTCTTCAAGTTTATACATACAATCTTCTCTGTCAATGCGTTCATCTTCGCACAATGCATTATCGGATGGTTTAATCTTCATATAAACCTTATTAACATATCTCTTTATCCCTTTACCGTTAAAATAAAGATTAGTAGATATATTAATGCTGATAAAATCTCTCTTTGGAATATCTATTCCCTCATTACTTTTCTGAATATGAATCATATTATTACATTTCTCCTTCTATCATTTGTTTGAATTTGACTTCGCTAATAATTGGAATACCCAAGCTCTTAGCCGTTTTATTTTTTGACGACACACTTTCGGTGTCATTGTTGATTAAGTAATCTGTCTTTTTTGTAACAGAACTTACAACTTTGCCACCATGGCTTTCAATCTCTTTAACTAATTCGGCACGATTAGAGTAGCTGATCAACTTTCCGGTAATACAAAAACTTTTACCTTGAAGTGTATCTACTGTATTATTCTCTTTTTGTTTTTCAAAAGTAAATTCATTTGCCAAATCTAAAATATCTAAACTGTACTTGTTCCAATAATTAATCAAAGATGTGACTAATTCAACCCCAATACCATCAATATGTGTAAATGCTGTTCTCCCCTTGTTTGATAATACATTCACAAATACCTCAAAATCATTTTCACATACTTTTGAAATGTCTTTGCTTGCACTTTTCCCCAACAACGGAATGCTTAATGAATACAGAAATTGAGCCAATGTTGTATTTCTACTTTTCTGAATTGCTGATAATAGCTTTTCGACAGACTTTTGACCAAAGCCTTCAAGAGATTGAATTTGTTCTTTAAAATCTTCAAGATGATAAATATCTTTGATGGACTTTACATATCCAAGTTGAATAAATCTTTTCAGAGATGCTTCTGATAAATTTTCAATATTAAGAGCATTTTTAGAAACTGCATGAGATAATCTTTTAAGTAACTTGCCCTCACAATCTTCATTTGTACAAATTAAAACTTCTGAATCGTTATCCTTCTTGATTATTGTCGGTTGATGACATATAGGACAATTTGTTGGAATGTTAAAATTACCACTTTTGTCTATACTATCGTGTACTTTAGGAATGACCATATTTGAGCGATAAATTCTAATTCTATCACCAATTCCAAGCATCATATCTTTAATGTACGTTATGTTATGAAGGGTAGCTCTTGTTGTAATTGCACCAGACAAATCTACTGGGTCAAATACTGCTATAGGATTAATTAAACCACTCTTAGACACGCTCCATTCGATGTCTTTAAGAACAGTCTCATATAATTCATCTTCATATTTATAAGCTATAGAATGTTTAAAGAACTTATCAGTTCTCCCCATTGATTCAGCAATGGCATAATTATCTATCGCCATTACCTCACCATCATATGGGATATTATATAAGTCTGCTTGGTTTCTTAAAGCATCTAAGATTTTAGATATGTCACCTAAGTCAGATGAAGTATTTGAATATGTGAATGTCGGAACAATTTCAAACCCATTTTTCTCTGCTTCTTTTAAATCAAAAAATACAGATTTATGACTAAATCCTTTAATAACCCTCCATGCAATAAATCTCATATGTCTTTCGGCAGCTTGCTGACTATCTAAGAGTTGCAACGAACCAGATACAAGATTTCTTGGATGCTTATACTTTTGACCCATTGGTAATTTGGCATTAATTTCTCGAAATGTGTCCCATCCAATAATTGTTTCACCATCAATGATAAGTTCGTCTTTATACGGAATTTCTTTGGGAACATTGTTCATTGTAAGTACATTTTGAAGAACATCTTGCCCTTTAGTACCGTTTCCTCTCGTTTCTGCTGAAATTAATTTACCATTCAAGTATCTCAACGAAGTGGTAAGACCGTCACACTTCACAGATAGAAAACAATTATTGTATCCAGCAAATTGAATTAGTTCATTAATAGATTTTGTTTTATCAAGTGAAAGCATCGGATGGTTATGTTCAACTTCTGCAAGTTCATCTGATATATTATATCCAACATTGTGTGTTGGGCTATTAGAGAAAACAATTCCTATTTCTTTTTCTAATTGTTTCAATTCTTCAAGTTTTAAATCAAAATCATAATCACTCATTACCGATTTATTGCTATTGTAATAAGCATTTGACGCATTATTTAATTCGACAATTAATTCTTTCATTTGTGTTATTTTATCCATTTACCCTACCTCGTCTATCCACGTTATCCCTAAATTTTCGCAAAAAATTAAAGCCTCCTCTTTGGTGTAGAAGATTTTATAACTTCCACAACCATAGAATACAACATACATTTATATATTCTCCGTCTCATCAGGAAATATCAATTCCTGTGCATACGGAAGTGTTCTCGCCCAATCGATGAATGACTTTGACCATTCTGTCAATTTGTGAAATCTTCTCTGACCTTTTGAACACATTGCCAAAAGATTTTCGTATGTCATTGTAACGGTTCTTGTCTGCTGCCACGCTGACGGCAACCATCTGATAAGCTCTTTCCAATATGCCTTATCCTTTGTTTCAAGATACTTTACACGCATACTCTCCAAAAATTCTATATGCTTGTCTATTACATCACCAAGTTTTGTGCCGTCATAATCAAGTTCCGCATTATAATCGTCAATTTCAAAGCACTCGGCGGTAATAGGTGTTGACGCAAGTTTGTGCATTGTCGATGTACTGTTCGCGGTTGTACCGACCTTGTACGTATCAAATTCTTTCCACCAATAAAGCGGAGCAGTAATATCAACCGACACAAAAATCTGACGCATAAATTTTCTGTGTTCACTGCCCGATTTTATAAGTCTTTGCGCAAGATTCAAATCGTTTTCGCCGATTATAACTTTACCGTTTTCTTCAACCGTATCATTCTTTCTCCACGATTCAAGTGGATTTCTTAAACCTCTAAAACTGTTTTCGAAGTTCATTACTGATGTATTTTCAAATTTCATTTTATGTATTCTCCTTATTTATATATCTTTAAAAATGCTATTTATAATAGCCAAAATACCTATTATCCAAATTGGACTAAGTACCCATAACCATGACCACTGTATTAACCCAAGTATTTTCAAAATAATAAAAATTATTGCCACTACATCTAAAATTCCCATTTTCCGCCTCCATCTTTCTACTTGTTCTCTTCTTCATTCGTATTTTCTGGTTCTTCTAATTGCATCACTTCTGTTTCTAATTTCAATAACCACTCATTAATTGTTTTTCTTAGAATCTTGTATATATTTTGATTACATAAGCTACCATAATGTTCTACATTAAAATCTTTTGCAATTTGCTTTATATTATCTGACAAACCACGTCCTATCTTTGTACCTGGATATTCTGTTGAGATACTTATTGTTTGATTGGGGAAACCTACCCCCTCTAAAGACTGCGTAATTATTCCATTCAAGCCTATTTCCACTGAATATTTCATATAATACATTCTCCTTTTTTTGAAACGGAAGTTTCGTTATTTAATCTTTAATTTTCACATTAAACTTTTCAGCAATAATCTTCTCTAATTTGGACACAATTAAATCAGGGATTCTAATCATTTGTCCAAAACCATCTAACGGAATTCCTTTTAGCTCTGCCTTACTATTATTTATAACATCTTGTAATATTTGTGCATATTTTAATTTTTCTATTTCTTCATTATAATTGTCAGGAAGTATTTTGTTTATTTGAAATTTAAAGCAAGAGTCTCCCCATCTATGAAAAACACATACAAATTCCTCACTTTTGTAACCAGCATCTTCTTTGGTCAGATGCTCAAATGTACAATTAGGAAGTGCACGTTCATTAATTTCGCCTTCTATAATCACTCTCTCAAGAGGTGTATAAGTTTTATCATCACTGTAACTATATTCTTTAATGTTACAATTAATATGACGAAAACAATATTCTTCAGCTTTCTTCTTCTCTTTGAATACGGCGTTTATTTCATTCACTCTATGGCTCGGATGAAGCCCCATAACCACATAAACTGTTTCCATAATTAAACATTCTCCTTTTCTTCGTTATAATATTTCTACCACAATTCCAAAGATATTGTTTTTATTAATTGTTCCATTCACATGTCCATGATTGTTAGATATTTGATAACTAACACCATTTTTGATAGCAGAAATTTTATGTAAATAATAATTTCCCTTGACCTTGCATAGCACAATATCGTTTTTCTTTAGTAGTGTATCTTTAGTCACTGGTTTACAAATTACAGGCTGACCGGATTTAAGAATAGGTGTCATAGATTGTCCATATCCAACAATTTTACAAATTTCACCGTTCTTTAAGTGCTCTGCCGTAATTGCATTTTCTTTTCCCTCAAAATCGTAATTCATTATTTGTTGAATTCCTCCTCTTTTATCGCTTTGAAACCGAACTTTCGTTTGTTTTACAGCCAACTGATACTATAGACTTCAGAAAGCAGTGATACCATTCTAAGTTCATAACCAAGCTCTATTAATTTTTTATATGTTTTATCTTCCAATTCCCCCTCATAATCAATAGAAAAATCCCCATCAGTAATTGCATTTGTAATCTTTTGTGAAATATCTGATAGTTGTTGACTATTGAAATTCTTAATACTTTCTTTCGTCATCTGCTTTGCTTCTTGTGCTGACCACAAAATATCTGATGACATTGAATTATTCATATTAATATTCTCCTTCTATTTTTATTTTACAAATTCATAATATCCCTTATCAAAATACATAAAATCAGCAATAACATCTTGTATATTAGCTGTGTCACATTTCATATATTCTCCGTATAGATATTCCAATGTGTTGTCTTTTTGAAGAAGCTCATTATAATAATCATTCCATTCTTCATCATTACAACCATTGAAAAAATTAATAATTTCGTCCTTAATGCAATACTCATATGCATAGGTAGATAATAATTCACGTTTTGGCAAGTCGGAGTCAGTGACCAAATCACTAACCCAACTCTCCATTTCTTTATATAATTTCTCCCTTAATTTATCCATTTCAATTCACTCTTTCCTTTGTATCCCTTTTCAAACTCAAACCACGCATAAGCCACCGCACTACCACCGCCAGCTTTCATCTCATCAAACATTGCGTTCTTTGCACAAAGAATTCTGCTGCTTGATACATAGACACATTTAGGCGGATATTTTTCAAATAATTTTCTACGAGCCTTACCTTCAAGAAACTGTACTTTTAAAAACATAAATACTCTACGACCTTTAGGAATTATCTCCATTGCATGTTCAATAAACTCTTTTGCATATTTATATGGTGGATTAGTTAGTATGTCTCCCTCCCAAACACCATCATATGTAAGAAAATCAATTCCACCTTTGCCATAACCTCTATAAACTAAATCGGTGGAATACACATCGTAACCATAATCTTTTAATCTATCAGATAAATCCCCTCGTCCACAAGCACACTCCCAAATAGGCTTATCAAATGTCACTTTCCCATCTCTGATAAGAACATCTATTGCTATAGGGTCAGTTGCATAATAATCTTCATTTTGTCTTTCTTTATCAGTGTGGTTACTTGCACCTAATGTTTTGAAGACACTGTTCTTGTTTCCTGTCCAATCTTTTTCTATTGTATTTTTCAATTTTGTTCACCTTTAATTAGTACCTGCGCAGGTTTACTCACTGTGAACATTCTTATCCTTTCTAAATATTGTTTTGTAGCTACAATAATATATTCTCTATTTGTTTTCCGGAAAGTTTGAGCAGAATTGCTCTATTGAGTTAAAAGTTAAATTTTTGTATTTACTCTATATAATCATCATAAATTATTATGTGATATTTAATATTGTGCTTTTCAAATAAGTCGTCGTATTCAAAGCCATCATTTTCACGGGAGAGTATAATAACACCTTCTTTGAAGTCATCAATTAATTGACATAAATCATTAATTTCAACAATAATAACGTCCTGAGTATAAAAGCTATCGAAAATGTAATTGTATATAAAACATTCATCTATAGATAGCTGATAGTTATTTAAATTAGGATATTTCTCAAGTATCCATTTCCCGCCCATAAGCGTTGCCGATGTTATCAAACATTTCATAATTGATTTCTCCATTCTTATGTATTAATGTAACCCATTGAAAAACATATTTCATCATCTTTTTATAACTATATCTTGTATATATAATTTTTAATGACTACCATATACAGTATGTCATTCTTAAATTAACAATTCATACAATGATTACATCTCTTATGTGGATTCAATTCACATCTTCTATATGATATTAGATTTCCAAAAACATCTAAATACTTCTTTGATAAATCTCGCTTTATTTCTTTCCAATAACAATAGAAATCAGTCCGTTCAGCCTTTCTTAGCTCGTATTCAAGCATATCATTATACTCAAATGGAACGCTAATCATCATCTGATAAACACCACGTTGTTCCATTTCGTCATTTTGTTTTGGAATATCTTTATATGAGTGGAATTTAATTTTTGGAATCAGTTGTAAATAGCCCATTCTCATTTCATAGGCTTCTGGGATAAATGAAACAATATAATATTTTCTTGTTCTCCAATCCATATACTCTCCTCCTTTAGTTATTCATTTAATAACTTTCTTCAAACATAATGAACTGACACTTCTCCTGTAAATTCTTCTTAATAACACCCAAGTCCTGAAGCTTAACCAGTTCGTCAAACACCAATCCAACCTTATCGTTAATATCTTTCAAGTTTATCTTCGTTGTCTCTGTTTCATATTGGTCACCACATCCAAGAATATAACCCAAATATAGATGCATCCCACTCATAGGATCATAAAAAATTTGAATCCTATCCTTAACTTGATTACATGTATATTTTTCTCCTTCTTCAGTCCATTTCCAATCTTTAAATTTATCAGTTTCACAACCAGTCAAATCATAACCAACGATTGCATAATACTTGCTTTCTACACTCATTCGGTTTTACCTCACTTTTTCTATTTTTCTACAATGACTTGAATCAATGGTTTCATTTGCAATCTTATTCGTCATCTTGCTCCATTGGATAAATATTACCGTCTTCCGTAACATAATACATTTTAAAGTAAACGCTGCAATCTTTATCACAAACGGATACAAGAATGATCTTCACTGGTTTCCCACCTTCAAAGTCGTTTGAAATTTTAACTCCTACTTGGTCAAGGTCTAAAACCGTCACCGATACATTATTTAAATTCTCACATGTAGCCGGCAAAATTGTCTTATTTTTATTTTCTTTCATATTTAATATTCTCCTAACACCAACTCAATATTGTTAATAAAATTTTCATTGCCAGTTTCTTTCGTCCAGCAAAAATTTGTACCTCGATATTTCACTTTTCCGTCAGACGGAAGAATACCTATATTAATAAGAAGCTTTTTGATTATTTTTGCTTGGTCATCAATGTTTTTTATACAACCTTGTCCATGAATATATGAATTTTTAGGAAGAGAAATGTAAATAGTATTTTCGCCTACATTCACTCTCTCAACACATATTCCATGTTTCAAAAATGTTCCTAATAATGCTCTAAATGTTATTTCATATGGGTTCATAACTTCACCTACTTTTCACTTACAAGTTTGATTTTGTAACCGAGTTTTTCTTCTATTTCAGATAAAGTCATATTCTTTCTTTTGTCACCTACAATCTCAAAATCAATTTTCCCATCTTTAGATACTAAATCTCCAAAACCCAAGTTCATTGTCTCAATATAATATTGTTCCGTTATATATGAAGGATTATTTCGACTCTCCAATGTAAATGACAGTCTATTGATGTCTACTGGGAGTTCCAATGTAGTCGTACCTTTGACAAAAGAAGTATCTGTTTCTCCTAAAAATTCTACCTCTAAATAATACATACCGTTTTTGTTTATTATTTTCAAGTTGCCGATATCTGTAATTGTTGTAGGTTCTTTTATTTTATCTCTAATTTCGTATCCCATTGCTACCTCCGTCATGTTTTACTCATTTTCACCCACTATATATTGTGTTTATATTTAAAATATCATCTATATATAGTATAAAAATTCCTTTGAAATCTCAGATTCAACCGTTAGTCATTTTTTCGACTTCTAAATTCTGCAAATTTGTCTTGTTACCAGTCCATAAACTCATCTTTTGACATTCTTATCATTTGAAATATTATGATAACACCCGATATGTTCAAAATAGGAATAAACATTAGTAGGATAAGAGAAATAAATGATCGAATACACCTAAGATAATATCGAATATTTTCTTACCTTCAATCTCGTCTACATATCCATTCCGTTTTAAAACATCTTTCGAAAACATCATAACTCCAAAAAATGTAATCAAACACAATATTGAAAATGCAAAATGCAACTTTAATAACCACATGTATTTATTCTCCTTATAAAAATTCTTCTATACTTTTGTTTATCGCTTCTTTGACGGCTTTTGTTCTAGATAATTTTTCAGACAATTTATCGGCTGCAATCTTGATGATTTCATCTTTATTCTCGGCTAGAAAATTTTGAATATTATCATCAACCATTTCTTTTAACTTCTGAGTATAATCACAATTTGTAATACTTTTCTTACCAACAAGTGCCTTCATGCAATCGCCTTTTATCTTATTTACCACTTGTTTCTCCACGTTATTTTCGATGTTTCTTTTTATTTTGTCATCATCTATGCTGATTGCAAATTGAACAATATGTTCCATATAATCACCTCTCCTGTATATACTTGTCCCAATTCACCACAACATACTCTTTATAGCAAGGATAATATGTCGTAGTTGCCGTCTGTTCCTCACACCAATCATCCAACAACTTTTGCAAAGAATCATTATCGCAAACATATTCGGCATCTTCTCCTAATTCGGAACAAGCGTCCAAAACAATTTCATCTGCATCAATATGAATTTTTCCTTCCGATGTAACCCATAATCTTATTGGTCTTGCCCTTCTATTACTATAAAATGTCAGCCAGTCATTTATAAAGGCTTTAACAGTGTAATAATATTCATCGGTTTCTGCACAATAAAGCATAGTCGTTACATCTTTTTCGTCAACTTCTTTTGCTTTAGGTATAATTTCTTGCCACTTCTGTTCTTGTGCTTTTAAATCTTCTGCCAGTTGCCCTTCACAATCACAATGACCTTTATAAGGTTGACCGCAATACTTACATATTTTTTGCACACCATTAAAACAATGTGGACACAATGCAAGAGCTTCAGTTCTGTAAGGGTGACTTTCCAAACTATCTCCAGTTCCGAAAACACGTGTGTTAATCTTCACTCCAAGACCATGACAATCTGGACAAATTCGTTCATTTTCATTAAGGTCTTTTATGAGGATTTTAGGAAATATCTTTTTTATCGTTTTATATAAATTAATTTTTTCTCTATGTACCGCCATTAATACATTCTCCTTCCTATTAATCATAATGCAATTCTTTATTACTTGTTCGTATCTGCACGTAAAGTTCCGGCGAATACATGAACCCTAAGTAATTTGCTCCGTCACGCTCATAAGTAAGAACATTACAATCATTTTTAATGTTATCTATGTAAAACATTGCTTTTTGTATTACCGCTTTACGTTGTAAAAATTTAAAATGCCTTCTAATCTTATTGGCACACCATAACCAACCATAACCCATTCCTTCAACATCAATACATGTATATTCGTATGGAAATTCTTCATTGTCATAGTAAAATGCATAAACATCTATATACTTTGCTTTAAAGACTTTTGAAAAATCAATATTTTTCTTGGGTTGCATTCCATAACCGACTTTATCTATCTTGTACTTTCTCATAATATCTACCAAAGTCATATAATTGTCCTCCTAAGTCATTGTTCTATATCAGTTCTTATCTTATTAACTTCTACCAAATTAGAATATCCCATCTTAAAACTTTCTTTGACCTTTTCTTGAATTTTAGTATCAAGTGTATCTTGTACCTGCTTATATATTTCTGCTGATTTTTTATCCGAAAATGCTACACAAGGTGATGTAAATATAGGATAAAGAAACATCTCTTTTATTTGTCCTTTATTCGACATTTTCCTAATCGTACTATCAAAAATGTTATATACATATATCGGTGATTGCTTATCCCACGTATCGTATTGAAGCTTTCTTGAATAAGCTTGTTTGATTATTTCTTTTGATAGACCTATTTCAAATTTCTTCATTCCAAGTCCTCCATATTATAATTTTTTCTTATGTATTCACACAAATCTTCCATTGTTCTTTTAATATACCAATCATTCTTAAATAGCTTATTAACTCGACAAGTACAAGAATATTTCGCTCCATATTTTTTGAAGAATTTTAGATTAACACTAATACTCAACAACGGTACTTTAGTAAATCCATCTGTTAGCCACTTCTTAAACCATTCCATAATTACCACCTATATTTTTGTCAAGAGAGTTCTAAGTGGTTCTCTTGTTATATTCTCTTTCGCCCACGAGATATAACTTGGGTCAGTATGTACAACGTCTGTCAACTTTTCACCGTTATGTTTTCCAAAGGTCAGTATGTATGTATCAAGCGATGGTGTTGTATTGGATGTCTCATATCCATTAAACAGAACTTCAATATCTTCTCTACTCGCCAAATAGTCTGCCAAATGAAGAATTTTTTGAAATTTATTCGTTGGTAAAGGCAAGACAATTGAACTTCTTTTATCTGTATTCCATTCGCCCATATGACTTTCGATGGTTGTAGCGATCATTTCGACCTCATTATCAGGCAACTCATGACCTTTTAAATTTCGAATAACTTCGCCCACAAGTAATGGATGATTAAATTTTGTGTATTTATTTTTCAGAAAATCTTCATCACTTCCACTTTTTCGTGAATCGTGCATCATTCCGGCTACTCTCATTAAATCTTTCTCTCTTTGTGTAAAATTCTCGCCGAAACATTTAACTGCAAAGATGTGATTTAAAAATCTGACCAATGCACACGTATGTCTTGCTAATCCTAAATCTCCTAGAGCATATTGAGGATGGTATCTTCCCGTACTTGATGCTCCTACATCCCAGAAATAATCTGGGATTGTTTGGATACATCTTTCTGCGAACTTTCTAATGTCTTCTGACTCAATCGTATCTAAAATTGAATTAAATATACTTGACTTACTATTCATTTGTTTGAACTGTTTCCTTTCTTCTTTTGTTATTTCTTTATCGAATGTAATTTTTCAAAAAATATTCAAAATATTGCCTAATAAACAACCCCGAATACTTATTGTCCGGCATAAACATAACTGGAATATTATACTTAAACCAAAAACTATGTATTGATGCCATAAAAGACTTCCTATTATATTTAGTATTGTAATTCCCCGTTGCGATATCTTCATAAGAAGAATTTTCAAGGAGCAATACTTTTGTTTTTGGTGAAAGACATAGTTCTTTTTCAAAACGATCTCTACCTTGAGTTAAATTGCCACTAATTTCTTCAAGGCTTGCTTTTCGCTCAATAATACAAGTAGCATTAAAGTACAAATCACGAAGAATACCCAACTTTTCATTTGATGGAATCATAAACGAATAATCTCCATAATCTAAAGCTTTCTTTTTATATGCGATTCCTTTTCGTTCAAAATAATCAGTAATATGGCTATTAGCTTTTTCACGAGTGTCAATAAGGATTACCATAGAAGAAATCAATTCTTCCATTTCTTTATCCGTATATTTATATTTATTAAATATCTTCGTCACCTTCTTTAACATTATCTTTAATCGTAAATTTTCCTAACCAATATTCAAATTTATCAGGGACTTCTTTATAAACCTTTTTACCTGTTTGAATATCTATCTCCCCTGTCGGTTCTTTTTTATTTTTCTTTTCCAACGAAATTATATATAATATTGAGCCCAAATCGAATGGATTACGGTTATACTGATTTCTCCACATTTTTACTACTCTTGTTTTGCCGCTATAAATTTCGAATAGATGAACATTTACAATTGATTTTTTAATGTCTAATTCAGAAACATAGTATAGTCGCTTACTTACTGTTGAATCTGAATCACTTACGATACCAAGAATTTCTCTCTGATTATCTAATCTTTCTTTTAAAGTCAATTCTCTATATGTAATTTTCGAGATTAATTCATTTATAATTTTATTAGAATCAAGTTTATTAAACTGTTTATCTGTCTCATTGCCATATTGGGTTAGCACATCAAATGGGATATTATTTTTCTCAGCTTTATCCTTTGAAATTTGTTTTGCTCCATTTAACAGATTATATAATCTTGCAGTTTCAAGCAACGGATTTACATCACCATATTTCTTAAAATAATTGATTCTAATAAGCTTATTTACAATGGTTTTATTGATTGAATTTGAGGATAAAGCAATCAAAACTTCAAGGAAAGATTCATATTCTGTTTGTCCTAAATCATAAAGCGTATTGACTACATTCTCTCCAAATCCTTTTACACTTGATAAATTTGGGTATATTAGCTTATTCTCTTCGCTGATTGTAACTTTGCGATTGTCAGCGCCAAATTCATAATCTCCCAACTTATACCCCCAGAACTTAATTGCTTCTTTTACCAAAGCATCTATTTTATCCTTTTTATTCTTTTCTTGATAATGATTAATTGCTACTTCATAAAATGTTTTAGTATAATGTGCTTTAAACCACGCTTGATAAGCTGAATCTCCTCCCATTGAATAAGCATGAGGAGAATTGAATGCGTATCTCGCAGAATCTTCAATAACATTCCACACATTCTTAAAATTATCGGTATTACCAAACTCATTATTCCATGATTGATTAAGCTCAGCCAAAAGATGTTCTTTTTTCTCACCTTTTAACTTCTTCTTTGAAATTGATTTGATGACACCATATGTTTCACCCATTTGTAGTTGTAAGAAAGACAATACTTTCATAATAGATTCTTGATAAATCATAAAATGTGCCGTATCGGATAATAAATCATCAATTTTCTTTTCACCGGTGGTATATGGCTCACGATTTAAAAATGTATTAAGAAGTGAAGCAAATCCGGGTCTAATGGCAGCAATAAAACTACTCAATTCCGCTAAATTTTGAGGTTTATATTTTTTTACACGATTAGTTGTTGCCTCTTTTTCACATTGATTAACACAACATGTAATACCATTTGCATAAATATCCCACGTCTTTTTATCCCCATCAATCATATGTCTTAATTCATCAAATGTGGGGACTTCCATACCAATGCTATGAAAAAATTTATATGTAAGATAAACACTATCTACAATAAGAAAATCCTCTTTTACATATCCAAATTCATCAAGATAACTACCCTCAATTGCCGCACATACAGTTCTTTTACCAGTTGACTCAGACACTGCACTAATTAAGCCTACTTCTCTACGAATATCTCCGTCAAATATAAAATGCCCGCAAGCATGAACTTTTAAATTAATTGTTATTCCTTGATATTCATTGCTCTGTTTAAACAATTCTATATATTCTTTAGGAATATAATCTTCTACATGGATATTATCTTTTTCATCTTCATCTGTATACTTCAACGCCTTATTATATTCATCAAGATATTTAGAAATTTGATTTGCATCTTCTGGACTTACATCATTTGCACCTGCGTATAATTGCCATGCTGCTTTTTCTTTGAGTTTTTCTACCGCCATTAATGGATAACAACCATGTTCTCCAAGTAATTTGCGAGCTGCTTTAACAAATGGTTCTTGTGTAGCAACATTCAAATCAATATCAGGCATCTGACCAGCCAATACACGTTCCTTTGTTAAAAATCGTTCAGGATAGATTGGGATATCAGCATTAAATCTATCAACGGTTGTTAATCCTAAAAGTTTATTTGTAATGAAAGAAGCAGCACTGCCTCTTGAAGTAGTTGTTAAAATACCACCTTCATTTTCTATTGCATCATCCACAATAGCTTTACTTGTCAAGAAATAATCAACAACACCAGATTCAATGACCTGCTTTGCTTCATATCGAATACCATCAGCCTTTTCCTTTGATTTCTCTTTTTCTTTGGCATAGGCTTTATTTAGAATGCTTTTGTAAATTTTACACTTTTCTTCATAACTCTTGCCTTTATAAACACTTGGGATCTTAAATTTTCTATCAAGAACAATTTCTTCACATTCTGCAACGAAAACATTTGTATTCATAATTGCTCTATATATTTCTTCTCTATTCAAGACTCCCTGCTCTTCAAATCTTTTTATAACCGTTTTAGTATCAGGATAATCAAGATACCATCCTTCCTCATCGGGATAATTAATATTTTTATATTTTAGAATCTGGTCTCTCTTAATTGAATTTTCTTCTTTTACATAATGACTGTCCAAACCGCATATAATTTGAATATTATATTTCTTCGCAATTTGCAATATCTTCTTGTTAAGTTCTTTTTGCTTATCCGTGTTATGATATTGTACTTCTAAAAAGAAATTTTCTCCAAAATAATCATGTATTTTCAACCATATGTCTTCTGCATCTTCATAATTCCAACCTGCCACACAAGCCGATGTGACAATTACATTATCTTTCGGAATATTAAATAACAATTCTAAATCAATACGTGGTTTATAATAATATCCATCAAGATTAGCCATAGATAAAGCAAAATTAATATCGCCACGTCCTTCTGCATTTTTGGCAACAATAATCATATGACAATTTGCTCTATCTTTTTCTTTTCGATCTTTTACCCAATACACTTCAGACGAATGAATGTATTTAAGATTTTCATTTTCTGCTACTTTATATACTTGAAACTGATTGCCTTGAGAGCCATGTTCTCCAGAATATAGACATTTTGTACCAAATTCATGTATTCTATCTACGTAAGCATTCATCAATTCACCACAATCAGGAGTGGACGTATTACTGAAATCTTTATGACAATGATAATTCTCAAGATATAATTTTTTACCATAATCCTCTGCTGAATATGGAAATTTAAAAGTTAATGATGGGATAATTTGTTTTATTAATTGAAGGTCTGAAATATTAAGCCACCTCCCTAATTTCATCACATACAGCTTTTAATACAAATTTTCTTCCAAGAAAACCAAAATCAAGATTACAGACAATTTCTAACTTATCATTCATCATGCTATGGTCATTCATTTCATCAAATGACCCATTAAAGTTCCATTTGATTATCTGCAAATAATTGTTCGGTTTAATCACAAGATGTTTATAATCACTCATTTGTCCTATTTCATATTCGTCAATGTCAGAAATGAATATTTTAACAGGTTTAAAGTTTGTTCCTGATATCCTATCTATCTTCTTAATATCTTTTACCAATTTACGAGTGACATCAGAAATATCTATTTGAATATCCACATCTACCGATACACTGGTCTCTAATTTCGGAAGAGTTTCTTCTATATATAATATAAATTTCTCCATATTCGATTTTTTAATTGTTATGCCGGCAGCCAACTCATGTCCATCAGTCCTTGCAAGACCACTATCATTACATATTTTTCTGAAGTCATCAACACCAATTGCTCTCATTGAACCCACATAAAAGTCGCCGATATCTTTCAAAACAAGAATTGGTCTTTGATACTTTTCCAAAAGTTTATTTCCAAGTAAACCAGTAATACCATATTCCGTATTTATATATGTAACAATCATCTTCTTATCTAATTGCGAATCGCATTGTTCCAATACATCCAATAATAATGTATCGACTTCTTTATTTTGGTCTTCCTTACATTTTTTTAGCTCCTTGATATAAGCTAACACTTGCTTATTCTCATCTTCCAAAAATGCTTTCATTGCAACTTTATTTTTCCCCATACGGTTACTAGCATTAACTATTGGTGCAACACTAAACGAAACAGCCGTACTATTAAATTCAAATCCACCAACGATTTTTTTTATAGCTGGATTGTATATTTTCTCCAATCCTTTGGCTACAATATATCTATTCTCCATAATGGTCATATCCATCATATCTGCAACAATACCACAACAAGCTAAATCAACTAATTCATCTGCTAAGCCTGTATTATAAATTTCGTCAAGATATTCACAAAATTTCCACGTAACTCCTGCTCCTGATAATTGAGGATTATCATAATTCCTTTGAGATGACACCAAAATAGTATAATCATCGTATGACTCATCTTCTTTAATAGCATGATGGTCTAAAATAATTATATCAACACCCATATCTCTCAATTTCTTATATTGCGACGTATCTCTATCCAAGCTGTCCACAATGATTAACAGATTGGCATTTCTAAATTGTTCTATATCTTGTCCAATCAACCCATGTTGTTTCCCTTCATCAATATGGGTTGTAATATTATTTGTAAAATGTCGTAGATATCTTGTCATAATTGCCCCTGATGTAATACCATCCGTATCTGTATCAAACAAAATAGCGATGTTTTCATTATTTTCAATCGCCTTAATTACTCTATCTTTAGCTTCGTCAATACGATACAATGAATTCAGTGGCAATAAATTGTCTTCAGTTGGATTTAAAAAATCATCAATATTTTGGATACCTCTTTGCTCAAGAATAGTATCAAATATTTCATCTTCATACATTCCACGACAATCATTTAAAATATTATAGTTCGTCTTCGTCATCTTCATCCCCAATCATTGTTATTTCGTTTGCTAATATATTTCTCATCTGTTCTTTTCCCATATCAGACGGTGAAACTTTATCTTCATATTCTCGTCCAAAATAGTTCCAAAAACCTAATTCAATATCCAAGAATCGAGAATAATTCTTCACCATATCAATATTTCTCATAATATACTCAAGTTTATAACCAGTGTCATGCATGAATACAATCTTTTTCGGATTTAACTCTAATAACATCTTTATTTGTTGAGCAGAAATTGAACCACTACCGAGAGCTACACAGTTTCTTATCCCATATGAATAACATTGCATTACACTCTTTTCAGCTTCAAAGATATAAATCGTATTATCAACTAAGAATTCATAATTCTGAGAATATCCATATAGTGTTTGACTCATTGCACAGGGTATAGAATAAAAATACTTCATATCTCCTATGGCAACATCATAATTAAATCGCTCTTTGACCCCCATAAGTTGTCCAATTTGATTTCTTATAGGAATTGTAATTCCCTGAGATTCAATATCATATCCTATTTCAAAATATTGTTGGGCTTGAAGTGATATATTGTCTGCGAGAAATCTCAAATTTCCACTTTTCACATAGCTGTCCAAAAGAGATTCATCATATACATTGACTTTATTCGATTTTCTCTTCCGTATCTTTTCATAAAAGCCACCGAATATCCCTTGTCTATCGAAAAAATCATAATAGTCCGCAATCCCTAAAACAAATTTAATCTCACCCAATACATCATTAAAGGTAACATGACGTTGTTCTATGATATATGCAAAAATATCTTTCCGAATATTCCTTGCATAATCAATAACATATAGATAGTTGTTATTTTCAAGATGTATTACTATACTCTTTTTTGATGACTGCTCATCGCGTCCAAAAGACATATATTTTGAGTGGATAGCTACGTTGCAATATCTAAAATGCTCTAGAACATCTTTTAATTTATCTGGGTGATTTATTAATTCTTTCTTGATTTCTTCTAATATATATATCACTCCAAATCCAATATATTTTTATCTTATTTCTCCGTGTTTAAATCTTGCTTGTGCTACCTCTCTGAATATGCAATGGTCACCATCATAACGCAAAAGATATGCAACGCCATTATCACTTGAATTAGCTCCAGACCTACATTTTTCTACAAAAAGTGCTCTCCATACAGCATTTGGGTCTGGTTTATATTCTTCTTCAATCCATTTATCATTTACTTTTTTCAGTCTAAATGGATGACAATAGTATTTACTCTTTTCATCTAATTCTTCAGCATATACAGTTCTCATCAGGAATAAATTTTCCAAGATTTCCTTTATTTGCTTTGCATTGCTTAAACAACTAGCATCAAGAAACAATCTACCTTTCATATATTCAGCCAACTGAACCGAAGCAAGCATAATCAAATTATATTTCTTCGCAAGCTTATCTAATTCACGACTATCCCTTACAAGTGATAAATCTTGTCTTGCAGATGAAAAATCGCCTTCTTGAATTTTAAATGTATCATAAAGTACAGTATCATAACCGTATCTTAATGTATTTTCACGAATTTTCTTTTTTACAACATGCATATCAGCTTCATTGATAGAAATAAATTTAACCCTTCCCTTATAGTTCTTTCGCCAAAAATCTTGAACATCCGATAAAGACTTTCTACTTTCAGTATTTATATCTCCAGATGCCATTTTCTTTTTCGTGAGTTTAAAATATCTATTACGCTTTCCAAGCAACCAAACCATGAATTTTATCTTGAATTTTTTTATATTTTCTTCGTTGGAAATAATCAGAATTTTTCGGTCGTAGTGTAATAAAGCCATAAGAACTGTAATCCACCATGTTGATTTGCCGGCACTTGAGAAACCTCCCATCATAGTAAATGTGCCTTCAAGTAGCCCCGTTATTTGTCGTGATAAAAACGGAAAACAATTTATTTCCTCGCCATTTACATCATACCCTGCTATGTCAAATGGGACTCCATTTTCCTCGCCGTCCTTACATGATTCAATGAAGTCATCGTCAAAGTCAATTTCTTCTTCCTCAAGGATTTTACTTGAATATCCTGTCCCATAACTTGATATGCGAGCCTCATACCAATCAGTAACTTCTTCGGCGGTCATTTTACGAAACAATTTTAAAGGAATAACCTTTTTGTCACCCACAATTATTTCATTCAACAAATTAAAACCGTCATTATACATATTCAGCATAATATTCTCTCTATACAGGATATCTATGTATGTGTCGAAATTTTGTACATTAATAATATCAATCTGATGTTGTATCGTATCCCAACCACCATTCTCATTGTATCGGTCAATAACATCTTGATTCATATTGGATAAAATCGTGATTTCATCTAAAGAATAAAACCCCTTTTCTCTTAAATTCTTTAACAAAGAAAAATAGAAAAGTCCGTCTGTTGTAATAAAATCCTTTGATTCAAAAGTTGTATCATCTAACAACAACATATCTTTAAAAAAACAGCTAATAACATTACCTTCGTTTTGTATCCTACCCTTTAATAGTTGTGCAGGATATTTTTCTTTTACTCCCGTTAAAAACTCTCCTATTTCACTCACCTACTTTTTGCTCAATTTCCTCTAAACTTCTTCGTTTATTCTTTCTTTTATAATTTCTGATAGGCATATCCACATCAATCTCTCTTGGTTTCTCTGGCTCTTTCATTTTAAAATCAGCAATATTATTCTTAATAATTGCAGAGAAATACCGAATTTTTGCATATTCACTTACAAAATCTTTTTCAAGAACTTTTGTTATATAATTCTTATTCTCCATTAAGTATGCTAAAATATGTTCATAAGAATATGTTTCTAACAATAAGTTTATTTCCTTAAATAAAGCTGAATTTAAAACTTTATAACCAAATATTTCATTTATGCACGTATATGTATTATCCTTTACTTCTCTATTATGCAATACTTTTTGATACTCAGCCTCATTGCAGTAGTAGGCGTTTTTGTTGCCTACTACCACTTTGAAAGCATTTTTCCTATCTACTTTAGTACCACACAATCTGCATTTGACAAGCATGTGCTATACCTCTTAATTCATCATGTCGTAGATTCTCTTCAAACCATCTTCATCGACATCATTCAGTTTTCCATATTCCGCAATGACATTCTTGACAGATGCTTTAAGTTCCGTATCCTTACATTCCTTGAACATTTTGCGGATAACTGTGATTAAATCATCAGGATATGTAGATGCCTCTATATCTTCATCTTCTAAGTCTTTCGTTTCCTGTTCAGTAGAAGAATCAATCTCATCAATGTCGTCGTCTATAATATCTGTCTGGGAAACAGATTCCTCTTCTATTACGGAAGTATTCTTTTGCTTATCTTTTAATTTCGTCGAGCTTGTCTTCTTTTTTGAATTACGAATTGCATCTTTTAGTGCTTTGATTAGTTCATCCGAATTAAGCGGAATTTCATTCACGATACCTGCAAATCTTGATTTACTATCTACAGAATAAGAGTCATCTCTAAATACAATTTTTCGTTTTTCATCTTTTACTTTATTTACCGTGATTTCTTTATGATTCACAATATTTGTACGACCCGTTCCTTCTGTTTCGATGGAACGGTCTACGCAAGCCACGCCCACCACATGTACTTTTGTTTTAAAATCATTAAAATATCTTTGAGGCATATTTGAAGTAAGTGTTGTATATGCTGCACTTGTAATAGGGTCAACAATATCTTTTGTTTTTGAATGACAAGTGTACCAAACTCTAACTCCAACCTTTTTTAAAGCTCTTACTTTGTCGTAAATCATATCAAACACTACATCATATCCAGCACCAAATCCACCTTGCACACTATTAAGAGTCTTTGCCGGCTTAAAGTTTTTACTGCCCAAATTTTCTTTGTTCCAATCCGAAATAGCTCTTTTTTCTGTCCATGCAATTAATTGGTCTAGCGTGTCAATGATAACAATTTTTAGATTTTTATACTCTGTTTCTTTATTTTTTATAATATCATTACAAATTTCTTCAAATTTCTTATAATTCGGGACATCTTCATATGTAATATCATCTATTGCCGATACTCCATCCTCATCACCGGTATTCAAAAGAAGATAACCATCTTCTCCAAATTCCTTTTCGCAAAGTTCACTGATAACAGTTGTTTTACCTACGCCTGATTCACCACAAATCATTATTGAAAAATCAGATAAATTGTCACTAATCTTACTTCTCTTACCAAATGCCATAAATATATTTCCTCCTAAAATAATAAATGTTATATATTTGAGAGAGGGCGAATAGCCCTCAACTCATTAAAGTTCATCGTCTTCAAACAAGTCTTCCATTTCTTCCGTTGTATCTACCAATGGCTTAATCACCATGTCATCTTCGGTATATACTGTATCTTGTCTGCCTTTTGTAAATCCTCTTGCCGGTTTTATAAACTGATACTCTCTAATTCTATCTCCATACACGTTACCGCCCAACTCGGCACGAATATCATCCATTGTAATCAATCCACAATCCAAATCTTCACGTTGTTCGTCCGTAAGCATATCTTCCGTAATTTCAACTTTCTGTGCTCCATTAAGCATATTGACTACCGCACCATATTCCTTGAATGTGTCATCTTCAACCATAAACTTGTGTTTAATTGCCTCAGTTCTTTTCTTTATCTTTTCGGCTGCATCATTTGAAGGTACTGGAATTGTAATAACAACTGGAACAGGAATATTCTGTTTTCTGTTGCTATCATACTCCATCATATAACCGCTCACATAATACTTACCTTTTTCTTCAACACTCATATCGTCCAAACTCTCTGAGTTAAACAAGATATTCATTGTAGCAGTCGAGCCTTCTTCAGCATCGTCGGCTGCAAGATAAATACGATTTGGCACATATGACTCATATACTTTTTGGGTTTTATCCGAATATTGATACTCACCGTTACCTCGAATAAAGAACTTCTTATCTTTATATTTGTCACTATCTATAAGCTTGAATATGTAATCAATAAAATCCCACTCAGAAATAAATTCATGTCTTCTCTTATTACTTTTTTCAAGTTCTTTATCTACTTCTGTTTCGGACTCAATACCCAACTCTTTGAGTTCTTCATCAGTCAAACTTGTACCCTCTTTAATTTTTTCTGATGCTTTTTCTAATTTATATCTACGACCTGGCTTTTCAAGGTCAACAATAAACTTCTTATATTCAGCTACTTCAGCAAGTTTAGGTGAAGTCAATCTGTCCTTAAACGGTATTTTCAAAGATTCGCCCTTTACTTTATTGCCATTTTCATCTACAGTCGCTTTAGAGTAAGTGTAAACATCTCCGTGTTCATCATCAAACGCTCCACTAGTTACTGAAAGCATATGACGATTATCCCCACAGGTCATATTGAACATTAGCTGTTTACGAATCCATCCTGATTCATATTTTTTTGTCACGAATGGTTCAAATTTCTCAGTTGCTTTTGGCATACTTAGTCTTCCGATCATTTCAAATTTCATTAAAATAAAATCCTCCTTGAAATAAAAATTAACGTAATAAATCTATCTGAACGCCCAAATGGACGGAACATAGAATTAAATTTATGTGAACTATATGAACAGTGGTTTATGGACACAAATAGTCCAAGGGTATGCTAATTCCCACCCAAACAAAATGATAAAAATAACACTTGATATTTCTGCAAAAATATGTTAAAATATAAAAATACAGAGTAATGGTATATCCCATTATGAAGTATCCTTTTATATAGACAATCAACTCCTCGACCAAAATTTGTTGATTGTCTATTTTTTATTCATAACTAATACATTCGATATTTTTTAATTCGAAAAAGTCTTCATACATTTCTTCTGGCTTTCTTTCCTTAAATGAATTATTCATTACTCGTGCTGCTTCCGTCTCCACTTCGTCATTTAGTTTTGGCATTGAAAACTTTTTACCAGTTCTATTTACAATACACTTATAGTAATTTTTCATTTTAGGAGTATGTAAAATCAAATATTCATCCCAGAAATTGAAGAATCCGATATTATTAAAGAAAAACTCTTTATCTTCTTCTGTTCTTCTTAATTTATAATATGGATACATTAACCTCATCCTTTCTTGTATTTTCTTCTGCTCTTTTAATGGAATAACGATATATCCGTTTTCATCTATATATGGAGTATCATCTCGCGAAGACGAGAACAGTAACTCACGTTTTAAGCGTTCATATATTTCCTTATTCTTATTCATATATCCTCCCTTCTATCTTTAAATTACTTAATAATTCATCTCAGACCCTACATCTGCATTTTTTGATTACAGATATATTACGTTTTTATACTTTTTATTGCAAAATAACTGTAAATATGATACAATTTAATTAAAATAATATAACGAAAGGAGGGATTATATATATGACTTTTGTAACAGATCTAGAAACAGTATCACCATGTTATTTTTCTGAGCCATGCTACATTGATAAAGTCACACACAAACCTCAAGCTGCTGGTTCATCAAAATGTTTTAAGGGTGTTTACTGTAAACATGATGATGCTCTCTGCACGGCATCGTTTGGTTATCAAAATTGTGCAATATATCAAGATCACAATCACGAATAAGAAAGGAGCAAATTATGTTTAATCTACCTGTCGAGTGCCCTCATTGTGGCAATTCCATTACTCACAACTGGAGAAATCATATCGTTAGTTCTGATGTTATTGATGACGACAGAGGAATGGGTTCTGAAAGAGAACATACTATCGAATGTGAAGAATTCGAATGTCCTAATTGCGATAAAACTTTTAGTGTCACTGGAAGTATTTACGAGTATCCAGAAGGTGCTCTTAACTACTATGAACTTGAGACGAATTAAAATTCTTATTATGTTTCTTCATGGAGAGGTTGTTGTCTCTCCTATTTTAATTGAAATTTAATTTTCATTAGAACATTACGTCTGTGATATGTTGACCACTCTTTAACCGTCTCACACTCTCACCATGAGGTTCATCATCTATACCATTAACAAAGTCATTCCAATGTTTAATCTGAAAATCTATAAATGATTTGTCATTCCCTCTTCTATACATTCTTCCTACCCATTCGTCAAGCAGTTCTATCTCTGGATATATGGTAAAATATTTTATTCCTGTACTCTCCAAAGCTTGTCTTACTACCAAATGACTACTTACAAAAATATAATCTACTTTACCTATATTCTCTTTTATATGCTCAATATAGTTGTTTGGGAAATTAGGATTACGTTCCTTTATCTTTTCATGTCTCACTCGCTCAAACTCTTTGTCTGCATTTATGGGACTAAGCATAGATTCCAAATCTTCTTTTATCTTTTGAAGTTCATCATCTGTTCGTTCTCTATATATCCAACTAAATTCACTACTATCACTATCTAAAATTGAATATATATCTTGATAGTTTTCAAAAGCATAAGTCTTTCCACAACAAGGGTAGGCACTAATTATTTTAGTTTCTTTCATTTATTCTGTTCCTTTCTTATAATCTCTTCTAGTGTTCTCGGCGTATAATCCATATACTTCATCATCGCACCGACATTGTACATATGACAAGGTTTATTATATAATGCTCCCATTTCATATCTAAAATGTCGTATCATATTTTCTTCAAAGCTGTTATGTACATGCCCATAAAGATGTATCCAATCATAATAATGATTTTTAAAACACGGCATTGGATAATGACATAGAATAACTGAAACTTCATTGTCAATTTTTAGTTCCTTGTAATCTACAACCTCGACAAATAAGTTGTACAATTCTTTGTTTTTTAATATTTTATTGTCATGATTTCCTTGAATTAAATGTATGCGACCTTTTAACTGTTTGAAAATTTCAATAGTTTTGGTGGCATTGTGCCAACTAATATCACCCAAGACATATACATCGTCATTATCATTAACTTTGCTATTCCAATTATCAATAATTGTTTTGTCATGTTCTTCTATATTGATAAATGGACGATTATCAAACTTTAAAACATTCTTATGACCCAAATGTAAATCCGAAATAAAATAATTCATACTTACTTATTCTCCTTTAACAATCCACTCTTAACTAAATGCTGACGGACAATTTCTATAATTTGTTCTTCCAAGAATTCATCAACATTATCTCGATCTCTAACATAATCCAATTCATCATTGATAAAATCTTCTATTATAGAAGTAAAGTCCATATCCTCAATTGTTTTTACAATTTTCTTATGAATAAGTTCTTTATGTTCTTTTGTAAGAAATTCTTTAATATCATTCATATCAATATATTCTCCTTCTTGATAAACTCTTTTGAACAGTTCCGTCAATTTTCTCAAATCGTCCTTGTCTAAGAGAAGGTATTTCCCAGGTGGATGTTCTTTCCTTATAGCCTGATACAAAATATCCATATACTCATCCCGAAACTTTTGTTCTCTATTAGATAACTCTTTACTCATATATTTCCTTTATCACCTCTGTATATCGCATTCATGAAAATCCATAAGTATCTTATACTTATATTCTCCAAATCTTTTTCGCCAGCGTTGCTTTGTTTTTTCACTCTCCCAGCTAAACGGCAACATATGATAATTGATGAGGAAACATACATCTAATACTTCTGAATTTTGAGGTATTCGACTCAATACAAAATACGAACCGTATGAATCATGGTCGAAATAGTGAGCTATGCCAAGCTCATCAAATGTTTGAGTTGACAATTTGCCTAAGTCATGCATCATTGCACCGCTCAGCCAAGGATTTCCATAACCTTTTTCTTTCATTAATTTCTTAGTATGTAAACAATGCTTGTACAAATCCATTGTGTGATGAGGATTCTTTTGGTCGAAATCTCCCATATGAGCTATTTCATTAACCAAATTTCTCACATGATTTTTAAACTCATTATGAATAATAATCTTGTCCCACCCTTCCTCAATGAAAGGGATTTCAAATCTTTTAATTTGCTTTTCCAACACTTCGTCGGGGATAGGATGTGGTCTATTTTTATTATCTTGTTGACACCACTCAAATGGTTTCGGCATTATGTAACAAATCTTTTCTATGTCTAGTCCATTGACTTTATTAAGAATTGCTCGACGAGACTTCATTGTGATATTTGTTGCATCGGCTATCACATTATATTTATTCTCCAAACGCTTTCGGATTAATGTATGAAAAAGTTCAAACACTTCATCATTTTGAGACTGGTCTCCGACTTCGCCGGTTAATTGTTCTCGTATCATATCAGTTGATATAACAACTGTATCAGGATTATCATTTACAATCTGTTTGGCAATGGTAGATTTACCACTTCCGGACAAACCACACATAACATATAGTTTTGGTTTACTCATTCCTACACACCTCATTTTTTATACTGAATGTAATTAAGTTTGTCATCACCTTTTCCATAACATCTTTTGCTTCAGTATTAATCTCCAATGGATTATTCTCCATATACTCTTGTTTATATTGTTTAATCCACTCACACGTTTCTTTTGCTAAATTTTTCGAATATTCTAATTCATAATGATAATTAGATTTAATATCGAGCAACATATCCTTATTTTTAGGGATTAGAATAGTACGGTAACTTTCGCCATTACAATATCTTTCGATAAAATCTTTCAAACGTAAAATATGATGTAATTGTTTGGGGTCACAACCATATTTCTCAATCTTATCTACGATACTTGGATACGGATATGTAAGAGCTTTGTACTTTTCAAATGCCATTCCGCACATACAATTAACACTTGCGTAATTGTTGTACCTTGCAATTTTTTCGGCATTATCAAGCATAGGTGCGAATAGTTCTTCATAAATTGGATTTAAAATATAATATTGAGTAAACAAAAGTTCAACAAAGTTAATATTTTGTTTCTTAAAACACTCAAACATTTTACGAATATCTTTTACATCACATAAGCAACCATCCCCCATATCAAGTGTCGTACTTACCGGTTGACGATTAAACACAATATCGTTTAATGTAGGAAGAATTATTGCTTTTGAATCAACATCTGAACCAGAGTAATCCAACTCATAATTTTGTGAACCGTATAAAAATACACCAACAACATTGTAGCCTAACGATATAAGTTTGTCGTAATGTTGTTGAATTTGATTTTGCACTTCTTGTTTAAACATCCTTCAATTCCTCCTTGAAGAGCATAGAACAATCGTCTACTCCCATTTCCTTTAATTTTTTATATCGAGGTGACTTTTTGTTGCCACTTTTTAAAACATTAATATCATGACCATAATATAATTCTCTACAATATACTTGATATTCTTTAGGAACATTTTCTGAGACATATATCATAAAATCTTTCTTATTTGCTTTAGGAGCGTTGTCATAGCATTGTTTTATATTTTTTGTGGTTTCATTAATATACTTCATAACAATGGTTGCTATCTTCTTAACATTTTCATGATAAGCCTTTGGTAATTTCGATAGTAAATCATCATAGCAATCATCAGCAATAGAAGAAATCACTAAATTGATAGACGATAACTTAGATAACACTTTATGAATATGGACATAATCATTGTATTTTAATTTAACCTTATAACCGTCAATATTGATTACAAAACCTTCCGCCTCATCAGATGACTTGTCGTCTAATTCGTTCATAACGTCGTCCAAGGTCTTGTTGAAGATTTTCGTTGTGGGAATGTTGTATAATTTTGCGAATTTGAGAATTGATTCATATGAATATTCTTCGCCAGTCAAATTACTTCTCATGCCGATAAGATATAATCCTTCTTGCTCTTTTGTGTATTTAACGACATGTGTATCTTTCAATGAAATGTACTCAAAAACAAAAGTGATATTGGGATATTCTCGTAACATTCGTTCATAACCAGGTAACTGGTATATCATCTTACAACCATCTTGTAATCTCCAAGACATATTTGGGTCAATAGATTGACTCCCTGCCATTACAATTTGACCGTTATACCAAGTAGCTGATTGCATAGAACCGTCCAACTTATTTGAAAATTCAACTGTTTTTGCATTGTCAATTCTACTTTGTATATTCTCCAAACTTGTTTCTTCAAGTTCATTAATATTAAAGAATTTAGCAAATGGACACAAAACTATTTTGTCATTTACTATATCAATTACTATGCTTCTACATTCACGATAGAATCCATCATATTTATTCCATAATTCTTCACCAGAATTATCAACTTCTCCATTATAGATGTCGCTATATTGACCGTATCTCAAAAGAAGAAACTGTCCGTTTTGGTTTAGTTCTAGTATTGAAAGCAAATCTGTATATTCAGGATATTGATTTATGGGTTTAATGTTATTTAAACATTCGACCCATAAATCCAAACAGGTTTTCTTCCCGTCCATGTCATATGTAATATATCCCATTCTTTTATGAAACTCATTTTTTATTTCAATGAATTTATTCATTACTGGATTCCAACTCATTAAACAGCCTCCTTAATAATCCTCTTGGTCTTGGGTTACTCCACCAACCCGACACAAAATCATAATTATCTTTATCATGAGTATAATGACCTCTGTATGTTTTCAATTCAGGAGCAAGCTTATCTATTACTTTGTCATATTCAATATGGTCAAATGGAGCTTTTATATCATAATCGTCTTTTGTGCTTATATCAAAACGAATATCGTCTAAGTCGGATTCTTGAGCGTTATACTTCATATACTTGACTGCCTGATGCTCTCCCCAATTTATTAACTCATCTTCTAATTCATTTAAAGTAATAAATCGTTCAGATTCATCATATATAGAAATTTTATCGGAATATATGGATAAAAATTCTTTCATTTCTTCGACGGAAGTATATGCGTCGTTGTGTTGATTAAACAAAGGCTTCCATCCACCACTTCTACGTCCAATACAAATTTCATAGCCAAAACAAGGTTCGTCCACAAGTCTATACTCATTAAAGAAATACTTCTCAACAAATTCCTTGTTTTGTGTATGTATATAATATTTTGTACTCATTATATTTTCTACCCTTCTACCTATATATTCTCCGTTTTACTCTTTGAAAAGTTTATTTATTTATACAAATTTACCACCTAATTTTGCACTTGCCTTTGCCACATTCCTAAAAAGTTCATCTACTACATCATATTTCATTTGACGAATTTCAGAATTAACCATGTCTTGAAGAACTTTTATAAATAATCTATTGCTTGCCAGGAATAAACCTATCTCCTCATTAAATGTATCATCTTTATGACAACAAGCCTCTGCTTTATATTTCCCACTTCGTACTTGAATCTTTTTGCCATCGGTTCTGTATTCATAAACAAATGCATAAAATCTTCCATCACTGTTGAAGTAATTCCCACCATTTTTCTTTCTCCATTCGCTCCACTTGTGAACTTCATCAAAATATTCTGCACACACATCTTCTGAGATACAGCCTTCATATTTATTTTTGTATCTAAAAGAAATTATGCCGTCTTCTGACACATCAGTCACTTCGCATATTGCACCAATATGTCTAAGTGTACCTATTCCCTTTTTCAATTTTATCTTATCACCCTTCATCATGTCGCAACACTCTCCCTTTGAAACATTGTTTTCATCTATTTATATATTTTCCGAACAAAAACCATAATCGCCAAGTTTCTTATCAATCACTCTATCAATATCATCAGAAAACATTCTCAAAAGCTCTTGCTTAGCCTTCATGATATTCTCTGCTATTACCGTATATTCTTCATTAATTGTCAGCTTATATAGCCCATTCACACATATAATATCCATAACATTACTCCTTTTCAGTTGTAAGAATTGCACCATCACCATAACTCCACGACAAATTGAATGAAGTCATATTATCTGTATTAATCTTTTCGCCACGATGTATAATCATTGGCATTTGACCCATATCACTCATCTTTTTTGATGGTATAAGCACAATTGAATCATATACCTTTCCATCTTCAAACTTATTTTTGACAAGGCAATCAACTTGTTCTTCAAGCAACTTTACTCTATCTGAATCTTCAGGCTTATCAATTATAGTTTCATTAATTGTTTTTAATTGATCTCTGATGACAGTCATATCCCACCGAATATCACAAATCACTTTTCTTATACATCTAATGTTTTTAAAAAATTCCATAATCTTTAGCCCTCCTTATATCAACTTGTAATGAAGATAATCATTATAACTCTGAGAAAACTTGATATATGCACAATGGAGATTTTTATAAATATCTTCCTTTGCTTTATCTACATACTCATAATCATCACATATCTTAACATTATTTCCATATACAATAAATGAGTTTTGCTTATTATCAAATATTGCATTATCAGCCGAGAATTCGATATTTATACTATTACCTTCTGAATCCTCCACCCAAATATCATTAGTATCCCCATTTAGTAAGTCCAATTCCTTGTTTTCACTTGTAAAGATAATGCCTTCTTCTGTGAATAATTGAACATCATATTGTCTTTTCCTGTCATGTGTATTTATAATATTCAAATCTTTAATAGTTTCTTCAAACTTTTCTCCCTCATTTAATTCAAGAGCAATTGCCGAAAGACAATCATAATTCAATTTAATCTTTCTTGAAAAAGAAACAACCTTGTTAATTTCAGAAAAATATTTTTTATCTATTTTATCTGTCAAATAATTTCTTACTTCGTCTGCCGTCGGATATTCAAATCTAAAGTGAAAGTGAAATCTTCCTGGTCTGTTAATCATATATTCGTTCAAATTGCGATATTCATTGCAAGTTACTACAAATAATTTCTTCCCAGAACTTGTACCATCAAAGAATGACAGCATTTGTGCTTGTGGATCTACATCATCTCGACTCTTAAATGTTTTGTCAAACTCATCAAACAAAATAAGCACTTCATTTTTAATGTCATTTAGGAAATCATCAATGCCGGGAATAAAATCGTCGACCAATATAACTGGAATACCATTTTCAATTGCTTTTTGTGAAAGTAGTCTTGCGAACAAAGACTTTCCAATACCTTTATCTCCACTAAGAATTACACCCAAATTCTTACGAGATTTTTCAAATCTATTCAATACTTTATTCGCCTTTTCTTCATGAACTCCGTATATCTTATCTTCCTTGATTTCCAAATCATGTTGTTTCTCTAAAAAGAAACCGGTAAATTTACTGAATCCAATTTTATATGTTTGTGCCGGCAGTTTGTCCAACACGATTAAATCCTCGCCATAAATTTGATATGTACTTCCTGTTTTTATAATTTTCATAATTTTTCTACCTCCTAGTTATCTATTCTCTGTCTGTGTAAATTGAGTTACCTCTTTTAAATCAGCCCTTGTTTTAATCATGAACATCAAGAACTGTAATAAAGCCGTCCATATTTGCACCTAATGCTTCTTTATGTTTTCTATCGAAATCCTTATCTTCAACAAAGCTTGTACCATTCCAAGACGCTCGTGCAATTGCTGTTCCGTCAGGCAAAATACATACATAACAATCCATTTCAGGTAGATTAACTATATCTTTTTGTCTTGCTCCGTCTACAAGTATATATTTATCATAAAAGCCCATATTAGCAAACCAATCTTCTTCACTATATCGGCTTCCCATACACTCTTTTAACGTAGACAACAAGCTTGACCAAAATAATCTTCCGTTTCTTTCATCACGGCTATAATAACCCCAATTATAATATTCGTTATTTCCTTTGTTCTCTGCATCAACTTTTAATTTTATTTCTGCTTTATATCTTCCACCTATTTGATAGCAATCCCATGTGAATGTAGGATAATTGACAACATGGTCTTCATTTTCTTCATCTAAATTACTATAGACATTACCTACATAATACGGATTCATAATATCTGCAATTTGGTTTTCGCTTGGTAATTCTTTGGTTAATAAATGTACACAATAATGCATTTTAGTCCTCCTAGTTATCTATTCTCCATTTGAAATGTTTCTTTCAATCATCAGTTTAATGTTGTATGTATTTTAAATTATTTGGATGTACAAACAATTTTTCTGTGACTTTAAACTGATTGTTTTTGTTTACATCTAAAGTTCTTGTAAATGGCTTACTCCAAATTGCCACAAAATCATCTGGTGCATTTTGTTCGGAGATAAACACAATATGATCTTTGCTTATTTCTCTCATATAATTCCAAAATTCGTTTGAGTCAAATTTTTCTTTTCCATACCCTGTTGTTCCATTATACGGAGGATCGGCATATACTACACAATTTTGCGGAAGTTCTACCTCACGATAATCTTTGCATATAAATTCCGCATCCATAAGAGTATTCATATCCTTTAACAACGATCTTTTGCTCTGGGCTGCATAATTGGTTCCTGTTTTATTCCTTGCATATCCGCCAAACCATTTACCTCCAAACGAACATCCAAAACCTACAAACCCAGCTAAAACTTTATCTTCGTCCTTATGTTCTTTTATATACTTATAATCATCTACAGATATACTCTCTGGCAAATCATATCCATGTTTAACCCCATTTAAGAGTTCAATCAAATATTCATGTTTATCATTTAATATTTTTCTTGCAAATCCATCAACTTTACTTTCTATTGAACAACTTCCACAGAAAAGACTTACGAATGTTAGATCATCCCCCCCAGCTCCTGTTATTATCATTGCAATTTGTTTCGCTATTCTTGATTTTCCACCTTGGTATCTCATTTATTACCTCCGAAATTTGTTTACTAATTCGACTTTTACCGCCTAAATATTGCATATTATATTCGGAGCGTGTACACTTTAAAACGTTACTCAATACCTTTCTTAATATTGTTATAGATGTTTGCAACCATCTAAAGAAAATTTATAATTTAAAATTGAATGGCAGGGCGAATAGCCCAAAGACGTAGTAAATACTACACAAAATTATTCTCTATTTAAAAATCAAAATGAAAGCAAAATTTCAAGCTTAAATATATACTCTTTTGCCTTTTACTTTAATGTATCTACCCTTTGTGTTAAAATAACAATCCTTTAGAACTGTTTGTTCTATATAACCACCACTTTTATATTTTAAATAAACAGAATCACCAAAGTCTTTAACCACCGTACCATCAGGAATATCAAACGGTGTCTCTTTTATATATTTTTCAATACATTTTGAGCAATACTTCACTGTTTCCAAATCAATAATTAAAACATCTTCTTTCCCTAAAGAGTGTCCACAATTTTCACAAAACAATTCTGCTTCTCGATCCGGGGATTTTGATTGCGGACATTCTTTATATTTTCTTTTGCTTTTATCTAATTTGTTTTTTGCTCTATCACATAACAAACTCATAATAATTCCTCCCTATAATTAAACCCAATCATCTTCATTGAATATAATTGTATTCATATATACATTCTCTTTTTATTTAAACTTAAATAAAACTTTAGCAAATTGAATTGGCTGTATAATTTCTGCTCCACATTGAGAGCAATATAATTTTTTAGGAATATCTGTAATCACTTGATAGCTTCCTTCTGTTAAATTATCACAACATGGACAACAAATTTTTATATATGGTTTGCCTCCAAGATCGAAACATGTTTTTATTAATTCATATTTTTCGTCTCTATCTTTTGTATCTTTAACCATTACAATATTCTCCTTGAAATCAGGTTTTCAAGACCACATACGGTTTTCACCGTATGCAGTCTCATTATTTTATTTCTTCTTTGTCTTTCGTCCTACAATCATTCCACTAAAAAATGCTACGGCAATACAAACTAAGAATACACCTATATTAAGTACAATCATTACTTGTTACCTCTCTGTTTCTTCATATCCTCAAGAATTTGTCGTGCATTACGTTCTCTTTCGGAATTTGCTAATCTTCTGTCATTTGCTTGAGCACTTGAATCATATGCAATCCTACTTCCTTCTGCACGCTCTCTTGTTTTACGCGCTCCTTCCCTTACTCGTTCAAGCATTCTGTCACTTTCGCTATTTGTATTCAAATTATCCATACTTTGATGAAGTTCGATAATTTGATTATCTGCTTCCATCTGGAAAAGAGTCTGTTCCTTTTCTTCTTTGAGTTTTTGCAATTCCTCAGCTGCTTGATCTCGAATATCTTTTTGATGTGCCTCTGCTTCTTTCATTTCAGAAATAGTTTCTTTTAGAACTTTAATTTTATTCTCCAAAGTGGCTTTTTTCATAGCGTATTGCATTGCTTCATTTTCTTTATTTTCATCAAGACAAGCATTGATATTTTGATTGACTTGCATTATATCTTTGTTTGCTTGATACAAATCTTTTTCGGCGGTATTTCTTTTCCCTGAAATTTCAGTATATGTAGCCGATGCTTTGTTATAAAATTCTTCTTTTTCTCTGATTGCAGTATTGTAATAATCCCTCGCACCTTCCGGTGTTTGAGCGTCTTGTCTCATTATTTCATCGCCTTTACCTCTAAGTTTTACTCGAATTTGTTTTCCAAATGGAGTAAAGAAAAGAATTAAAGTAATTAAAATAATCGCTACAATAACAATAAACATAAAGTTGGTCATAACATCATATCCTTCCATTAAATCTAGTGTTGAGTCATACCCAAAAGAATCTTTGAGTATGACTATGTACAAAATTTGTTTAAGAATTGTTATTCAGCATCAATGCCGTATTCTTTACATAATGCTTTTAAACCGCCGTCATAACCACTTCCGATAGCTGCAAATTTCCACTGTCCATCACGCTTATATATCTCAGCAACAACTAAAGCTGTTTCTGTTGAGAAATCTTCCGTCAAATCAAAACGAACAAGTTCCTCACCCGTATCTTCGTCTATAAGACGTACATAAGCATTTTCAACCATTCCAAAATTCTGCAATCTTTTTTCAGCTTCATAAATTGTAACAGTAAATGAAATTGTGTCGTAATCCGATGGAATTTTATCAAGTTGAACTTTAATTACCTCATCATCTCCATCGCCTTCGCCAGTACGATTATCACCCATATGCTGGACACTTCCTGATACATGGTTAAGATTTCCATAGAAAATGAAATCGTTTTCGTTGCCTACTTTACCATTTGCTTTTGTCATGAAAGCCGATGCATCCAAGTCAAAATCTGTCTCACCGTCATAATGGTTGATATCCCAACCTAGTCCAATAAGTACATTTTTCAATGATGGTCTGTCCTTTGTTAAATCAACTCTTTGTCCTTTTTGTAATGAAATTGCCATTATAGTTACCTCCTAATTTTTATCTATATCTATTTATTAATTGACTAATGCTGGCATCGTTCGTGCCTTGACCTATGGCATTAAACTTCCATTCGCCATTGTTTCTATATACTTCTGCGAATATCATTGCAGTCTTGCCTGCATAATCATCCGAAAGATTATACTTACAAATCTCTTTTCCTGTACTTTCATCAACAAGTCGAATATATGCATTTTTTATCAAGCCAAAATCTTGTTTTCTTTCTGTACAATTATAAATGTTTACAACAAAAACTATTCGTTCAATCTCACTTGACAAATGAGCTAAATCTACTGTTATTTGTTCGTCATCGCCATCACCATCGCCGGTTAGATTATCACCATGATGATAAACATTATCTTCAGATAGATTTCCGTAATAAATACAAGCTCTATATTTATTACCATTTCCCATAGTTATTGCAGATGCATCGCAATCAATGCTATAGCTTGTAGAACCAAATAAATGATTTAGAATTCCACCACTTTGTTTTGCAGCATCCCAGCCAAGTCCAACCATAATTTTTGATAGTCCTTCAACTTCCTTAGATAAATTTATTCTTTGTCCCTTACTTAAATTAACTGACATATGTATATCCTCCTACTTTTAAATATCCAATCCAAATGTTCTTCCAATAGCAGCCAAGCCATTTTCGTACCCACTGCCAACGGCATTAAATCGCCATTCATTATCTTTACGATATAATTCACCGGCAATAATTCCTGTTTCCAATGAGAAATCTTCATTCAATTCATATTTAAACAATTCCTCATTTGTGTCGACATCATAAGCTCTGATATATGAGTTATCAACCATACCGAAATTCTGCAAACGCTCATCTGCATCATATATTGTTGCAGAGAAACTGATTTTTATGATATTAGACGGGATTTTATTTAAATCAACAATCATTGTTTCGTCATCACCATCACCCTCACCAGTTCTATTATCACCTGAATAAATTAATGCTCCACTTGGATGTTGTGGTTGACCATAGAATACAAAATCCTTTTCACTTGTTACTTTTCCTGTGTCATCTGTAAGAAAAGCTGACACGTCCAAATCGAAGTCTGAATTGCCATCGTATCTATTTGTGTCCCAACCAAGACCAAACGCAACTTTTCTCAACCCACTGTTACCTTTTGTAAGGTCGATTTTCTGACCTTTTACCAAACTAATCGACATAAACAAATCCTCCTTTTAATTTTGCTTTTTACTTTTTACACATAATTTTCTGACAATATCAATCGGTATAACTATAAATGATAGCAATATGACAACTATCCATTGCTTTAAATCTAATGCAGTAACCTTAATGAGATTTTGAGCAATATTACACAAGAAAAATGTCATCACCACTATACCGGCTGCTATAATAGAAAACAATTTATTTTTGCTAATACCCTCAAACAGATTAATATGTTCTGTACGGATATTGAAACCGTTAAATACCGCCATGAAACACAACAAAGCGAATCTTGCTGTTATGGCTTCTGTTTCGGTAGCAAACATATTCGCTATTGGTGTAAATGTTATAATCGCATACAAAACTACGAATGCTACCGTACTGATTGTAATACGTTTCTTTGCACCTCGAATAAATAGACCTGAGCCTTTTTTAATTGGTTTTTCTGTCATATATTCTTCTTTAGGTGGTTCGCCACCGAAAGACAATGAATTAAGCGAGTCCATTATAATGTTTACAATCAAAATTTGTACCGATGCAAGTAAAGCTCCGGTTGCCAACATAGGATAAATAACACTTAATATCAACAAAGATATATTTATAGGCAATTGAAATTCAAGAAACATCATAATGTTGTGCATAAATGTTCTTCCAAGTTCAATACCTTTTACAATACTTGCAAAGTTATCGTCAGTAAGGATTATATCTGATGCTTCCTTTGCTACATCACTGCCCGACTGCATACCAAAGCCTACATCAGCTCTCTTAAGTGCAGGTGAATCGTTTACACCATCACCTGTCATAGCAACTGACTTACCGATTTCTTGTGCTAATGTCACAAGACGAAGTTTGGTATTTGGTGAACATCTTGAGATTACTCTCAAAGACGGAATAATGTTTTTTACTTCTTCATCTGACATCTTTTCAAATTCATCATCTGTAAGAGCAACGTCACCATCTTTATAAATACCACATTCTTTAGCGACTGCAACGGCAGTTTCAATGCAATCACCGGTAATTTCGATAACTTGAATACCTGCTTCATGTGCCATCTTTACCGCCTGAGGAACTTCCTCTCTTACCGGATCGACAACACCGATAATACCGAGAAATGTCATATCATCAGGTAATTCACTTTCTTTTAAATCTTCGTTTGACTTTGTTAATGCTATACATCTCATTGAATTCTTTGTCATAGATTTTATATCATTGTTTAGATTGTCCTTATCTTCCGTATTCAAATTACAGTGTTTGATAAGTTTTTCAGGAGCACCTTTGTAATATGTAACACCGTTTTGAGTGGTATAAGCTGAATATTTGTATTCGCTATTAAACGCTTGGCGAGATTTTATCGGATATTCCGTTTGAATTTCAGCATATTTTTCTGACGATACAAGGCTTAATATTGCTCTGTCAATAGAGTTACCGCCTGTAATATTATTTTCAGAATCGAATTTTGCACTATTATTCAAACAGATATTTTTTTCAATATCTCCCCAAACTTCCGAATTCTTATTAATATCATTACCGAACATATCAATGATTTTTTTCGGCGTCATAACACCTGTAGTTAAAGTACCAGTCTTATCTGTACAAATTATATCAACATACGCAAGCTCAGGTATTTTGTTTGGGTTCTTAGCTAAAATGTTGAACCTTTCCATCGTTTTAACATTTTGCTTTGTAACCAATTTAACTATCAGCGGTAGTCCCTCTGGTACAGCAGCGACTATAATCGTCAATGCGATTGAAAAATTTTGTGCGATTTTCTGAATGATATTTAAAATACCACCATCGAAATATGCTCCAAAACCTACTTGCAGAATACCCGAAATAGTCAAAGCTATGAATGTAACAACTGCTGCAATAGTACCCCATTTAGATATAAAATCGCTTAAATTATCGAGAGCAATATCAAGTGCTGTTTTTGGTGATTCAAGAGTTTGCATTTTAACAAGTGTATCACCGTTGACAGTGTTTATACCGACATCAGTTACAATCATCTTACCTTCACCCGACATAACTGTTGTGCCGGCAAATAAAGAATTCTGATTTGTATATGCATCCGTTGAAGTTGTTTTTACATGTTTATAACCTTCGACAGGTGTTTTTAAACATTCTTTCGTTTCTCCGTTAATTGCAGCATTATTAACAGAAACTTTTCCTTCTATGATATAACCGTCAGCAAAGATTTCTTGTCCCATTCCGATACAAACTATATCACCAACAACTAAATCATCTTTATTGATTGTTTGCACCTTGCCATCACGAATAACATCACAATATCTTAATGACGTTTTAGCTCTCAACTCTGCTGCCGACTTTTGAACTCCTAAGCCTGTTTTTATTGCTATGGCTGTTACAATTCCTAATACAACTAATATCATAATTGGGTCAGATAAATCCATAACACCCATAATACCCAATACCAACTGCAATGCTGCAATTGCAATTAATATGAGTGTTATTTTTTCACTCAATGCCTCTTTGGCAAATTCATACCACTTTTTCAGCTTTGGTTCGGGAAGTTTATTACTTCCGTGTTGTTCTCGACTTTTCAGAACTTCTTTTTCGTTTAATCCGTTCATTTTATTTCTCCTTTTTTTGTATATTTGAAAAATCATCTTATGTGATTTAACATACTGACTTATAAGTTTATTCTCCTTTTCTATCCTTTGAAAGTAATATTTAATCGGCATCTTCTCTCAACACTATATCTCTATATTCTTCACCGGAAATCTTGCCAAGCTTCATATCTACATAGGCAGCCAATTCATGATTGCGAATAAAATCACAATCAGATATACAATCCCTTATAATATCGCATGCATCCGTTGAATGAATATAACACATACTTTCTCTTACGAGGGCATTACTCATTCTCAGAGTTGCTTTGCGGTATTGTTCAATTATGTAAATGAGTTGCTCTTTGGACAACTTTGTTAATTGACCTAAAATATCTTCCCACATATGATTATTCTCCTAATTCTAATAACTTATTGACCAAATCTTGCAACCTTGAATTATTCGGATATTTCTTTGCCATATCTTCATAATACGTAACCGTTTTGTATTTATTGATTTCTTGTTCCAGTTCCTTTTCAATTGTAGCTTTCTTTTCTGCCGTCTCTTTTAATCTTTTTTCTTCTATATGTCTTTTGTTATACGCATCCATATTCACAACACCAATAACTTGTCCAAGTATTTCTTTATCACAATCTTCAATAGGAAAAACACGTTTAATTTCTCCAAGTACCCTTGCATTTTCATTTCCCCATCCATTCACAACGACCAACCATGAATCACATATTAGCTTTGCTTCGTCATCATACAATGCAACTGCATAATCATCGCATGCATAATCGTCAAACAAATTAACAATTGCCACTTTATTAAAATCTTTCATATTATTTACCTCCATAAATTGTGCTTTTTATACTAAATTATTAAAATATCATCTTTGTATAACTTCACTTATGACATATAATACGAGCATTGTTATAAATACTGTAAGCAATATACTATCCGCCACTTTCCTCACCCCCTTTGTCTTGAAATTAAGCTTTCATCGCTTTTTTTCTCTATTTTAGAATGTTCCAAATTTTATAGTCGTCGTCAAGTTCGTCATATTCGGACACTAAAAACCCTTGTTTTTCAAGGCATTTTATGATGTTCTTCATGTCTTCGTTCTCATAACCCTCGATTTTTGCGATTTTTCTTAAATTACTCATATTTTCCTCCATTTCTTACCCATTGAAACACGCATTTCATTAACTAATTCATATCTAAGCAAACAATGATTTTAAGAGCCCAACTTTTTTATTTCATTTAAAGCCGCTTCCTTATCTTTATAAGCTCCTCCTCTTGCATTAAATATCAATTCATTTGTGTCTTTATTTCTGATTACCCATAGCACCGTCACCGGTTGGGGTTCTTGTTCGTTGATATAACCGACAATTTCATTCACCTTATTAACAACGTCGTCCCATTCGCTAAGTTCATTATTGAGTTTTTTATAATTTTCAATCTCCTATTTCAATTTTATCTCCAATGTATTTCTGAACATATTCTTGAACATTCTCAGGATACGAATCTACAACATAATCTGTATCAATTGTTATCTTCGTAATAATATTCTCCGTCTTATCCAAAAATATATTGCCAACCGTACCACCTGGAATTCTTATGTACAAAAGTCTTTGTTTCATATCCGCTTCAGTTGCCAATATATAATGTCCATATTCATATTCATCAATCATTTTCTTATCAAAACCAGCCAAATCATCAAGTTCTTTGGTTAGCTCACAATGATATTCATGAGAAAGATATTCGTTTAATTCTAAATAACAATCATATCTATGAGTTAGTTTCATATCATTTCCGCCTCCAATTTTTCTATCGTGATTTTATATTTCTCACAATCTTCTGTTTTAATACCAAGTAATTCATCTATAGCTAATACAACTATAGATGAATATGGAGTCTTATTAGTTTCAAATAACCACGTATCACTATATTCTCCAACATATCCAACATATTCTTTCTTTTCTCCTATGTTCATAATTAATTCTCCTTATTATGTTGACTCCATGCATCCAACACTGTAAGAAACATCTCGCCCCTTTCAGTCAACCAACAGTAGCCAATACTACTACCATGATCTGTAAACCCAAGACTGTCTATTTCATATGCCATGAATTGAAATACTCCATACTGCTCATAATCTTCGGTGTCTATATGCAATTCCGTTTTATATCTTTCTTGCACCTCATCATAACTTAAATCCTTCCATTCTTTCCGAATATGAAGATATCTTCGAATGACTTCCAAAGTGGTATCAGGTGATCCACAAGAACATAAATTTAATTCATTGTACAAGTAATGATCTATTAATGGATTGATTAGAGAATCCTCATAGGACTTTTCTCTATTACCAACCTCAACAGCATATCTCAAGAAATCTTCCGGATCTTTTTCTATAATCTTTTCTGCAATTTCACTTAATAACATATCATTTTCTCCCTTTCATATATGCCTAATTTCTTCATCCGTTGCAATTTTCACTTCACTAAGTAAATATTCTCCACACCAACTTTCTTTGTACCCAGAAACCATAACCACATCTTCTTCATCCTCCTCTGTTACGCATTGATAACAAGCCACTGTACCCAATCTCTTTGTATTTCCTACTTGAACAACAACAAATGTTCCTGTATTGATTGGGAATGTTTTTGTAAAACTCATAATGATACTTCCTTTCATGGATATTTCCCTATGGATACCAAATACAAAATATATAAACAATCAGCCACATCGTGTATTGTTTCAATGAGATCTCCATGAGATGAATATATCTCAAAATTATCGACATCCATAATGCGTACAGTCAGGTATGAATGTGTTAAGTCTTTATAATCATAAACACAGTCAATTTTTATTTCTTCCATAATAGAAATTCTCCATTAAAACAACATTTTAACTTAAAAGATTAAATAATTATCTTTTGGTTCTTCTTCCACAAGATTTATATGTATCCACGAATCTAAATGTCCTCTCATGGTAAAACATTTGAAAAATTTGTTTTGTATTTTGAAATACGTATGTGTATACCTCTTTCTAATCAATTCTCAAATCCGCTATCAATCAATTCTTTTGGACAATAAATAATCTTTTTCCCTGCCTTTTGAGCCTTGCGAATAGTTGACCACACTCCGCCAGATTTATTACCGTCCCAAATTGCAAATATAATATCAGCATGATCGACAATGTATTGGTCTCTTACATTGTCACATCCTTTATAAAACTTATCAGAAAGCTCTACCCATTCATCTGATTTTGATTTTATATAATCAAAATATTCATGAGTTGAATTGTAATCTTTACACGGAAGAACACAATGTAATTTAACATTATCTGAGTAACGTAATTTAAGCAGCCTACCAACGAGTGCAAATACAACATCGCTCCCTGAAGCCATTCCACAATATAGTTCCAATGGCTCATTTGAAAGCGTACAAAGTTCCTTAAATATATTTAGTTCTAAGATAAGCCAGCGTTTAATTGGTCTCCACGCACTATCATTTTCATCCTCTGGTAGATTCAGTCTTTGATTTCTATGACCTGTTATTCCTATTTTCATTTATCGTTCTCCTTTCCTTCGCCTTAAAACTGCCGTTTCAATTAGTTCTGTATATATTGAAAAATTGTTGGCTTATCACAATATTCATCTATAACTTGCATAACTGCCTGTCTTGTCCAATTATTCTCACAACACTTGGCAAACCATTGCTCCAGCCTTTCAATATCATCACTCCCACCATAATCTCTCAAATCTCCGAATACCGAAACTGTAGTAGATGACATCTCATTTTTAACAGGATTATGCCAAATGCTCATTTTAAGACTGCCTTCGCTACCCATTGGAAGAAACTCTTGTTGAACCCATTCGTCAGAATCGTCATAATCAAAATCTGCCATCTCTTCCCAATCAACTGTTCTTCCAAACTGTTCGATAATCTCATTGTCAGAAATCTCACCTATACTGTCTATTCTAAATATTGCCGCCACATGTGTCCATCTGCTCATATATTTATTCTCCTTTTTCATATCCATTTCTAATAATTTGTAGTTCTCTCATCAAATTAGAAGTTGAGTACAAAGCTGATTCATCGCTTAATTCTTTTAAAATCTGCAATGTATCCTCCAAATCTTTATCAATTTCTTTTTGTGATAAATCATTATTCGATACTGCTTGTTCTTCAATTCTTTCTCGTAATGTCTTATATTCCATAATATCATCCAATCTTAATGTCGATTAATCCATGCCTTGAACTGATGGAATTCATTTTCCGTCATACAAATGTCTGCATAATAAAATTTGCCATTCGTACATGATAAAAAGGCATAGTGAGATTTATCATATTTATCAATTTTAATCTGTATCCCCCCCCTCATCGCAACTGCAAGTACAACTTACGCATAATTCGTTTCTATCAAAATTCTTCAGCACCGCCATAGTAAATTTCTCCTTCCATTGCAACCTTCTTTTTAAAAATTGTTTTGCTCGCTACCTTTTTCACTCTGAAATTTACCGGACATTTATCATATATCTTTTTGTCAGTTACCGATACGATTCCTATCCCATATTTTGTTTTGCAAAGTATCACATCGCCAATTTGGACATTATCTCTGAATCTCATCCAATTTGAAGGAACTCTCCACATGTATGTTTTATGATCAACATCATTTCCATTAATATGTCTACCGTAAATATACATCGTTCGTTCATTTCGATAACTACTTGCTCCCCAATCTTCAACTTTAACTTCTATTTCTTCTATATTATTCTCTTTATAAATAAGATACATAATATAGCCATCGGTAAGAATTTCGTCCGAAGCAACCACTATTTCTCTATCTGGCTTTCCGAATTTTTCGAAATAATTCCTACATTTCTGAAGTTTTCTTTCGGACACATGAGTCCTTGCAAAAGCATCCGAAATCTTTATATCCGACAATTTCATAGTTTTTGTTATCATAACAACATTCTCCTTTGTGTTTAATTTTCGGCAATCGAAAGGTTAAGTTTTAGATTTAATTTTTCACATATATCACAAATTTGAGAAAGAGAAAAATCATAATCACCACTTTCATAATTGGATAGCATTGAAGGACTTACTTCCAAATAACTTGCCATATCTTTTGAGGTCAAGTTATGTTTTAACCGATATTCCAATAATGTTGTTGAAAGTGTATATTGAATATCGTAATAGTATGATTTTGATGCACTCATATCAGCACATAATTTGTTGAGATACTCGCCAGCATTGACCAATTCTATATCATCGCTCATTTATACTACCTTATTCCCCTTACATCACAACACCAATGTTATTAATTTGTCTATTCTCACTTGTACTCTTTTGAATTTTTCCATTGATTTTACAATAGAAGCTTCCACCGCCATCAACTTTAATAACATCTGAAAATCCACAGTCTTTAATTTTGTCGTAAACCTCTCCACTTGTGATACAATTCGAGGTCTTCGTTTCAATGTAAAAATAATAAATATAATTGTCTTTGATACCCAAAAATCCGTGAACAGTTGGTCTAACTATCGAATTATCCCAACCTTCGTCCAAATATTCTGTCGTTGCTCTAAATCCATCAATTATAATCGGCGCACCCGAAACGGCATATTTAACATCTTCATCATATAAACTGTTGTACTTATCAATAAAAACTGTATTGTCATTACAAATAATCAATGTAGACACGTCTTTTGTTTTAAACTGATCAGACGCATTTTGACTTGCATAGAAATAAACCTTATTATCCTTGACTTTTCGTTCCTTCAAATATTTCAAACATGGCGATGAAAGTGTGTTTTCATCTAAATCAGCAACAAGGTTTGCAACGGGCAAAGTAAAGAAAATTCCGTCCTCTTTGAAGTTTGCAAAATAACCAAGATTAAAATATGTATCTTCGTCCAAGTTGCTCTTTGATTTATCAACCAATTTAATTTGAAATCTATTCGCCGGCACTCTTAACATACAAATACCATTATGTGAAACTATCTTTGTTTCATTCTTATTTAACAGTTCAGAATATCGGTTAATAATCACATTTAAATCATCCAAGTGAACGAGTTTCTTCCTATTAAATATATCATTCCAATATTCAATTTCGTCATCAGGAATAACACCATCGTTCTTCAATACCTTTGTTTGTTTTTCCAATGTAATTGGATAGACAATTTTACCATCTGGGTCAAATACTTTATATCCCTGTTGAACCCTTTCTTCTGTGCATTCTTGAATAGCTTTTTGCTTGTCCGTATATGCACAAATTTGTGAACTATCCCATTTGCCATTGTTCCAATTTTTACGCACTCTATAATATCCCATTTGTTCACTCTCCTTATTCTTCATCAAGACGTTGTTGGTATTCGCTAAAATACCATTCTAATTCATTTCTAAAATTTTTAATCGCTTCTGTCACTTTCCCCTTCGTTGTGAAGTAAATAATATTTGGTTCTCTTCTTTGAGAGCTTCTTCCTATTTCAAATAGACTGGAACGATAGTTATATGTAATAAAATATTTATTGATTTCATCATTTTTCCAATCAGATATAGAAATAACCTTGTCATTTGCCGCCTGCCATTGTCTTAGACAACGTTGCAACCTATCTGCACGAGCGTTGTTCTCGGCAATCACCTTATCATTGTAATAATTGCCTGTGTTATAACATTGCTCATCCCCTTGGTCATTATCTTCTGTAACTCTCATTATATTATTGTATATATCGACAAGATAATACATTTCACCTTTTTCAACCCTCTCATACCCAGCTCTAGGTTTATCCTCAATCAATCCTAGCTTTTTTAACTGTTCCTCGCTGATTTCAGCTTGAACGCTTTTACCATTTGCTTTTAATTCTACTTTCATTACTGTTCCTCCTTAATTTTATTTCGCCTCAATACTCACGCCCTCGTGCGTGTGCCAATACAATTTGTAATGATATGGGTCTGTATGTGTCCCTGTTATATCCTCAACCGCATACATTGTGTATTCGTTTAAATACACATAGTTTTTCTTATACGAATTCTCACCCGTTTTAACAGTTATCACCAATTCGTTAGTTGTATTATTGGATATACTCATATATCCCTCCGCCTCAAGCACGATATTATCTGTTCGTGCATTGTAAACGGTGATTTTTCGTTCACATTCAAAATAATCTGCCTGTTTTGACATATTGTAGTTTACCATTTCTGCCTCTGAACACGCTTTCTCCGTTGTGAAATGCGGTTCATATCGGAATATACTTCCCTCAAAGACTCGGTTTCCTTTTTTGTCGGTAACTCCTGTAAATTGTCCTACTGTTTCAGGTATAACCCTATGTGCCCAGTCAACATCATTTGATGAATTATCAATTATATACACTACTTCATCTTTTACATCATCAGCTTTTTGCTGAAATATACCGCCCGTTATCCATTCTCCATTGTCTATACGTTTACCTCTGAATAATATCTCACGCATTTCATTTCCTCCATTATTTCATCTACACATTTTACACAATAACAGCCTTCAAGACCTTCTATTTTGTATAGAAAACTCATCCACATTCGATTCCATATGCCTTTATCAACACATCTTTTGCAAGAACCTTGACCTTCGCCCTCGCAACATGTAACTTTTACTTTTTTTAAATCATTCATTTATTTTTCCTTTCAATCTTTTTACAATCTCTGAACACTTGTTAATATAAGATCTTGTTACTCGACCACCGTTTATTTTCTTTTTATCTTTTTCGTTAATAAATACTTCAAAAACATTAGATTTGCTTATTTCTTTCATCATTAATATTCTCCTTTTTTTATTTTCATTTTTAACGCTTCTTTAAATTCTTGTTCGGTCATCTTATCGCTGTTTCCGATGTACCTTGTATATCCCTTATTCATATTCTCTCCCATTGTTTGAAAAGCCATTGCCATGCCCTCAAAACTCTTAGCACATACTTCTGTCGGTACATTATTCTCTTTCTTTGAAACAGATTTTTCATCGTTGTCATTACAACAATTAAGAATCAAAGCAAACACACCTACACCGCCGGCAAATCCAACAATCATTGCAACCAATAGCATCAATACTTCACCCATATTATTTATCCTCCAATTCGAAGTGGATTTTTACCAAATCAATTAACGCAAGATATTCTTTGGCAAACTTACTATTACCGTGTGTTTCTTTTACCTTGTCAACAAATTCGGCTAATGTTCCGTAAAAACAACCGCATTTAACAGCTATATTTTTACCCTTTGTTCTGAAAATGGTTGTATTCCTACACACTGAACCTAATCCTTTTATTGTTATATAGTCTGCATTGCCGCACACCTTTGCATTGCCACACACCAAAGCATTGCCACACACCAAAGCATTGCCGCACACCTCTGCATTGCCGCACACCTTTGCATTGCCACACACCAAAGCATTGCTGTACACCTTTGCATTGCTGTACACCTTTGCATTGCCGTACACCAAAGCATTGCCGCACACCTTTGCATTGCCGTACACCTCTGCATTATCATACACCTCTGCATTATCATACACCTCTGCATTACCGCACACCCAACAGTTACCTTCTTGAGATAAATTGTGTTCGCTTTCAACATAACCTCCAAGCTCTCCTTTTTTTACATTACCAAAATCTTTTAGAGCTTTAATTCTGTGTAATGCTGTTCCATACACCTCTATTGTTTCATCAGTCAATTCATATTTTTTCATACTGTTTTACCTCCAATTTACTTAGTTTTCTTTACTTTTTTCTTTAATTTGACTTTTAATCGTTCCATTTGCTTATATTCTTCACTATCCCACAATCCATGTGCCAATAAGCTGTCTTGTTTATTGCACACCAGTTCTAATAGTTTTTGATACTCTTTTTGTTTCATGTTTTTTCTCCTTTCTGTACTTTCCGTTACAATAATCTATAAATAAACTCCTAGATATTCTTCTTGGTTTATGCGGTGTAGTCATAATCTTATGTATTTCATCCGATAAATTTTTATCTTTAAGTTTGTTTATATCATCTTTAATTAGCTCAAGGATAAGTCTATTTCGTTTAATCTTTTTTCTATATCGATCTACTTGCTGTCCATAATATCCTCCACGTTGCATCGCAACACCGCTCAATTTTGTTTCATCCTCTACAAGAGTATGTCTAACATCAAAGATTCTTAAATCCATTTCTCTTTCAAGATATTTTATACTTTCATAATATCTGTCTAAATTTGAAAGTATTTTGTTTGCTGATTGCAATACATTCGCTATATTCTCCAAATCCAATTCAACATCTCCATAGTAAGTATATGGATTATATTCATCTGGTAAATGAGGTGTCTTTAACAATCTGTCTATATCCATAGATTTGATATCATCAACATCATTTAAATTTTCTTCACCACAATCCTCTGGTTTCTCAATTGGTACATATCCATCCGTCAATTCAACTACACAACTTCGTTTTGAACTTCCTTTCAAGAAATTTTGTACTCTTTTGGTCTTTAAGAAACCCAATGCAGCTGGGAAGGTCTCAAACGAGTTGGCTAAAGTCGGATTACCCGACCATGCCAATCGCCCATTTGGATTGGTTCTAATGTATTGTTCTCCATTAGTGATTACATATATCATTGAGCATCGCCACCAATCTCTATAATGTTATGATACAAAACAGTTATATTATCTTTGTAACGATTATTCTCGTGCATATGTCCACAATACCATCCCTTGTATTGAATATTCTCTTGAATTTCTTGAAGATAATCAGTTAACCTATCCGATTTCAATTTATTAAAGAAACCTCTACTCATATTCATTACATCTAAAGTCTTTGTCGGTGGACAATGCGTTATAATATAATCCACCTTATTACCGCATTTAACTAAATTTTCAATGCCCTCGTCCATTTCCTTTTGGGAAGGCAATTCTTCTTGCCACCATGATATATGGTTTATACGAAACATTTTGCAATAATCATATTGCCATTCTGCAATTCTCGGATCATCTGTTTCTAAAATTCCGTCACTAATATCATGAGATTGTGCTCCACCGAAAGTAAAGAATGTCTTGCCATTAATATTAAACACTTGTCCACGCATAAGATGAATTATATGAGGACGAATTTTATGCACCTTTCCACCATTCCATTCTTCAACCGGCAATTTCTTTAGTCGGTCAAAGTTGCTGTGGTTTCCGTCTACAAATAATGTAGTCCATGGCTGACTTTCAAGCCAATCAAGGTTATTCCTTTCAATGTCAGTGTCGTGCCAATAACCAAAATCTCCACAGACGATGACATAATCATTCCGACTAAGCGTTTTTCCTGGCGGGAAACATTCTGGCTTAAACCGATTTTTCCAATCTCCATGTGTATCTCCTGTTATACATATCATTTGTATCACTCCCCTTTACGCCACATTCTTTTCTTGATTAAGCATATACTCAATGAAAAGTTTCTTCATATTATTATAGTTCTCTGTTTTATCGCTCGAAATTAACACACTTTCGTCTATAGTTTTTAACCATTTTTCTAACGCCATATCATAATCTTTTTCACAAGAATAATCTATCAGCTTAACCAATTCATCGTGTGCTTTTTGTGCCAGCTCGGAATTACTTGGCAAAACGTCCTCAATCATTGTTTCGTAAAATTCTATATCTTCTTGCTCAATTCCTTCTAATATATTATTCTCTATTTCCTGTACACTATTTTGAATATTATCGTGAACATCACTTTCAATATTTTCTTCATTAATAATATTTTTATTTTCAGTTGTCATTTCGGCAATTTCTTCACTTGCCGATGACTCATTATCTTCGATACCTAAAAATTCTTTCATTAAATATAGAAGCTTTTCGAATTTTGGTAAAACAATATATTTGTCTTTCGTTGCTCTATTCTTTCCAGTTTCTTTATCAACACACAAATCATAGAAACTTTCGCCATCAACTTCTTTATATTGTAATGTTTTATTGAATTCAATCAAAAAGTCTGCAAACTTTACATCGTCCACTTCATAATTAGTAAGTTCCTTGAATTCTCGGAATGCAGCAAGCCATAAAAATGTATTTTTTGAATCAAATAACTCATAAAATTCATCGTTCTTAATGCTCTCAAGACAATCTACCAAGTCTTCAACTTCATCAAACATATCATCATTTGCATTATTTTTTACATACTCACACATAGCCGATTGGTCTTTTTTCCAATCGTCCTTGAAATTAATTAACATAACACTTTCAACAACAACTCTATCAGATGTGCCATTCTTTGTTTCTTTGGTTGTAAAACTACTCAATTCTTTAAATAATGGCATAGCAGAAATTTGTTTTGCTGACAATGCAAAGTGTTCACCCAATTCAATAATACCCTTTTGTTGTGCAGTCATAGCACGACCTTCATTGTATCTTGCTATATGATAAGCAATATCTTCTTTGCTACAATTCAAATACTTCGTAATCTTGAATGAATAATCAACAAATTTTTCTTGTAGTTCTTCCGGTAAATCTGAATACTTCTTTCCTATAATATCAAATTGCTTTATTTCACATTGTAGATTTCCGTTTTCGTCCAAAATATTTACACCATTTTCATCTTTTAAAAGTTCACTATATGTAATGATATTTCTTCTTACTTTCTTTGAAATTTTAAACCCATCTTCAAAGAACTTTTGTGCAGTAGTACATCTTTGTTTTCCGTCCAAATCCCATATAATCGGAATATAATTGATTATCTCCTCGGCAAATACCAAAGCAGGAATAGGATTTCCTTGCAATATATCAGAAATTAGATTAGATTGCATAATAGATGTCCATTGATCTGACTCTCTTTGTAGAGGGTGGTCAAAACGAATAGTTTGCTTATTCATCTTTTTAATAATTGAGCCAATGCTTAAATCTGTATTTTTGCTTTTTTCAAAAGTTTGCGTTGTATTTGCTAATACCATATGTTTATCCTCCTTAATTGTCGTATCTTTTCTTATTATATTTTTCTTACTAAAACTTCTCATATCAGCCACTGTTTTATTCCAGCGTTTATCCGAAATGTCCAACATTTTTTGTATGTCTTTTAATTGATAGCCGTCCATAATCAAACTCGCTATTTCTCGTTGCGTTGGGCTAAGAGATTTTAAATATTCTTGTGCGTTATCAGATAATTCCTCATCAGTATTATTCTCCACACATGCTATTTTTTCAGCCAAGTCAATTCCGTCTTCCGTTTTCATATCTAATGACACATTTGGAATTGAAATAGTTTGTCCTTGTTCATTCCTCTTCAAATTACCACGTTCATCAGTTTCAAGGTTACACCTTTTCCAGCGATGTTTATCTCGCAACCAATCTTGAAACGAACGCTTGATGTTACCAACAAGAAATGTGTTGAATGAACAATTACGTTCTTGATTAAAATTTTCAACACTTTCCAATACAACATTCATCGCATCGGAATATAAGTCATCATATTCTGACAACGGAACATTCATTAATCGAATAATTGGATCGCAAATTTTTCTTAATTGTTTCATTTTGTTATCGCAATATTGCCTTATTAAATCTTCTTTTTCTTTATCATTCACTCTCTACACTCCTTGTCCCTAATTTTTTATAATTATTCTCCCTAATAATCTTGCAATTTACATGCCAACACTATGCCAATGCCAACACTTGTTATAGCCAAGCCAATTAGATACATTCATTTCACATCCTTCCCTTTATCATATACATAGCAAAACTACTTTTTTATCTTCCCTTCGGAAAGTATAAACCGTATAGGTGAATGCTTCATATCAGCACTCAATATAATATTCTCTACGAAAAATATTTTTTGTTGATATATTTTCGCAACTTCCAAAGCCATTCATCCACATTAATTTGAATTTCAGGATTGAAAATGTTAAACAAATCGCCTTGTTTAATATTTCCTGTTATATTATTCTCCGTTTTCTCTAACACAAAGAGATAATTCGGATTTATTTTTATTATGTATTTTGAACCATTGCACAAACAAACATTTTTAAATGTCTCAATATCTGTCTTTCGTCTTATCTTGAAGTTGTGTGGTTTTTGAATTATTGAAATCATAGTTTCATCGCTTCCTTTCTTGTTACAATTTCTTTTCTTTTATTACATTTTCTTTACAAAATTTACGCCAATATGATTGACATTTCCCTAATAATGTGCTATAATAAACACATAAAAAGCAAGGATATTTCTTTTATCCATTATGAAATAAACGTGTTGGGGAACACATTTCAAAAAGGGTAAATTAATTTAATATGGGGATATTGAAGTGAGAAATATTTAGTTTTTAAAACCAACATAATCATATTATCACATCGCGGAGGGATAGTCAATATAAAAATCAATCTGCGATGGGATTTTGTGATTTTTAAACAACTTTTAGGAGGGATTTTTATGCACAATTCACAAACTATTATAGATAATATAAAAAGAATTGCGAACGAGCAAAACATCTCTTTAAGTAAACTTGCTGTTATCAGCGGTCTTGGAAAGAACACAATCACAAGTATGACAGCTAAAACAAACATCAAAATTGAAACTTTAACGGCTATTGCTAAAAGTCTTAATGTTTCAATCCATGACTTAACAGGCGAAGCTCCAACTGAAGAAATGGTTGAACTTCCTATACTGGGTGAAGTTTCTGCTGGTTTTGGTGTCTATGCAGACAATGATGTTATAGGTACAAGATTTGTCCCTCAAAAATGGATAAGCGGTGATGAACCTCATGTTCTTCTTAAAGTTAAAGGCGATAGTATGATTCCAAAATTTGAAGAAGGTGATATTGTACTTGTCCGCTGCCAAACTTCTGTTGACAATGGTAGTTATGCCGTTGTTATGATAGATGGCGAAAACGGAGTTATAAAAAGAGTTATATACGATCCAAACAGTATTGAACTCCAATCACTTAATCCGATGTATGCACCAAGACGATTTGAAGGTGAAGATGTTACTCGTCTTCGTATATTTGGTTTGGTGCGTAAAATCGCCGAGAGAGATGTTTAAATACCACGCGCTCATTTCCTTAAAGACACAAATTTAACGTTTTGTTTCTTTAAGGACACATATATATTAACACCATGAGTTTTCATTGTCAACAATGATTTCTCTTTTGTAATATCATTGTAATATAAGGAGTTGTCATTATGTCATCTATCGGAAATATCATCAAAGATAAAAGACAAGAAAGAAATATGTCTTTAGATGAACTCAGCAAGTTAATAAACGTTGGCAAAAGCACCATTAGTAAATGGGAAACTGGTGTTATAACGGACTTAAAAATGTCTAGCATAATCTCTTTATGTAAAGTTTTCAATATGACACCTAATGAAATTTTTAAATTAAATCCCAATAAAAATTATTTGTCTTATGGTGGGGAAAAAATCAATGCCAAAAAAGAAAGCCTATTGAAAGAAATTGCTGAAACAAATATTCCTGATTCAACAATAGATTTAATTAAAAACGTTATTGAACAATACAAAAAATAAGTATCTGATATAGGTGCTTATTTTTTTTGTATTTCTAATTTACTACCAAACTCAACACTATTATTGCCATAGAATACATCTACGTTTTTTGGGCACAATAAGATATAATCTTATTAGTAAAGGAATAGATTTCTATGGATGAATTTATAGTCAACCAGCACATTGTGGAGATTTGTAAGCAACGAAATCTGTCTATATATAAACTTGCAAAAATGTCTGATATGCCTTATTCGTCACTCAATAATATGATTAAACATAGACACGTCCCGACGATATATAATTTAATGAAAATCTGTAATGGTCTAAATATTTCCCTTTCTCAATTCTTTGCAGGAATTGAAAATAATGCGGATAATAATGTCTTGTTTTCTGAACAACAAGACGTTCTGTCATTGTGGAATCTCTTAGACTCAAAATCAAAACAATTTGCATTAATCTATATGAAAGGGTTGGCTCACTTGCCAATAATAGGTGTCGAAGATGAGAAGTTTTAAACAATTATTGGATATTGCACAAATCTATACAAAACAGTTTACAAGTTTCCCTTGTAATCCATTTTTACTATGCACTCAATTACAAATATCTTTTAAAGTAAGATCTCAAGCAGTAGAAGATTTTGCTGGTACCAATCCGTTAATCTCCACTCCTGCTATTCTTTACAAGGAATCAGGTAAAGTGCCTTCATATATAATTTACTTTGATGAAACGTCTATGTATTGGCGTTTCTACATATTCCACGAGATTGCTCATTATGTGTTGGGACATACTTCCGATTCTCTACAAGAAGAACAAGAAGCAAATTTAATGGCTTGTCTTTTAATCGCACCAAAAAACAAGTTGCCTACATATTTAAAAAATGCTAAAGATTTATCCTTATTTGCAGAAATTCCAATAGCTTACGCAGAAGAATACTGGAATTATTTACATAACAAATTAATTAAACCAAAAATGATTTTTAATATAATGATTTCTGTCTGTATTCTTACGGTGATACTTGACATAGTATCATTCGCATTAATATTATCAAATTGAATTACACAAAAAAATAAAGGCGACAGTCAATTCGCTGTCGTCTCTATTTTTTTACTCCGATTATTTTCTTTTTCTTTGTCCATAGTGAGAATTTCTTTTGCCTTGTTTAAGCAATCGACTCTCCATTCTTCAAAATCTTGTTCATTATTGAACATTTGATTATCTCCCTTACAATATAATATATCTATTATACCAAAGAAGATATTTTTCGTCAATATAACAGTCTTTTCTTCATAATACCATTTCCTTTCGCAAAACAATCAAACTTTCTTATTATATCCTTTCCAAAAGTTCATTCGTAGTTCCATTGAAACTGGTTTATTTATAAGTTCGTCCATTTCATCAACGTCCAACATATCCATTAGTTTACCAATTTCCTGATTTAATTCATCGGATATATAAGGCATAGTTCGTTTAATCATTGTTGTGATACTTCTCATAGGAAACATATCACATTACCCTTGAAATGGATCGTTAAATCCTTTTAACTGAGTTAATTGGGCATATACACTGCCCATCATCTCTAAATTTTCTACTGTATACATTATTATTTCACACCTTTCCATTTTCTTTTAAGAATACATTTGTGGTTACAACATTATCATTTACATCATATCCTTTTATGAATATTGGTGCAAGCCATTTTAAAATTAATTTTCTATGACTTGAACCTCTCTCTCCTTTCCAGTAATGATGCCAATGTCCACGCCGTGTATGTGGGCGTTTCGGAGAACCATGTGCTTCCACTCCCGAATTATTATAAACAATATGAGATTTAACCTTCTTTTGTTTTATTTGGCGAATAATATTTCCGGTTTGAGTGCCACAATTCCATTTTTGAATTTCTCTATATTTATCTTTTATGTATTCTTTTTTTTGGGGCTTACGAGTTATGTATTTTTGTCGTTCATCTTCAGTAATTTCGCTGTTCTGTGCACAGATATATAACACAAGTTGCAATTTTGATGTTATTAAGTTTGTTACAAAATCAATATAATCTTTATCGACAAAATTCTTTGATGAATTCTTTTCTACTTCTTGTAACATTCGGTCAATTCCATCTTTGATTGTACCATTTTCTATAAGATGTAAAGAAATAGGCATAACTGAATAGTCATTATTTATAAACAAAAATCGCAATTCCAATTCTCCGTTGTTAGTATCTGATTCAAAGTAGACGAAGAATCCATTGTACTCATCATCGTTTACTGCTATGTAAATACAAGGATATGGAAGATTACTTAAAACTTCAATTGGTATAATTAAATCTTCACTTCCTTGTTCAGTAAGAACATCTTCCATATCTTTATCAAAGCTGAAGATTTGTTTATACAATCTCCATGTTGCAGTTGCAACAATTATATTGGCTTCTGATATTATACCCAAATTAATATTATCGTTTCCGTCACTTGCAATAGCAATACCCACGCCTATAGGCACATAGCAGCGAGTATCCCAATTAACTTCTTTACCGTTCATTTTTCTCATATCTTCTACTTGTTTCCAAACATTCGGATATTTCTTATTGACTTTTTGAGTCAAAATTAATGGTGCAATTTTTTCTTCCATAATATATTACCTATCATTTTAATAAAACTAACATTTCTTTGTTTTTAAGTTGTTTTTCAATAAATCACGATTCAATTTATCTACATAATTCATTCGTTCATTTTCGGCAATAGAATCTTTTTTTTATGCCATTTTCAGTATATATAAATTGTATAGGCAACCTCATTATATCACTCCTTAATTTATTTCAATGACTTCCCAAGTCCATATATATTCTTTGTCATCCACTGACAAATAAGCTACACCATCATCTCCACATGTAAAATCAATCTTTGCATTCCAATCATCATCTGAATTATGACTTTTTTGTTTATATAAATTTTGTGAATCTTCTTTTACAAATATGTACGCATCTTTTTTATTATCGAATGTTTTATATCTTTCAATTTTCTCCTCATGTACTGCATAGCAGATTACTATATATTTCTTCATATTCTCCATATAAATATCACTCCTAATTTATTGTGTTATTTTTTAATTTTTCATTATACCACCTGTCCGATTTTGCCTTCAAATTTATTTGTCCAACTTATTTTATGCCCTCCAATTTTTTAATTAAATGTAAATTCAATTTTATCATTAATGAAGTCTGCTACATTATTGACTCTAAAGTCCTCTACCGCAAAACATCCTTGACCATTTCCACATCTATATCCAACTACTGGTTCTTCCCAACCTGTGACCTCAATCCAATATGATGTACCGTCATTATCTATTGCCGGCATACCAAAACAAAGTGTTCCATTCGGATTTGGACATCTTGGAGCTTCGGTGTAAGGTGTTTTTGATGTGATTTCTTTTATAAGAGCCTTACCGCTTTCGGTAAACTCTCTTTCATATTTTGCCACCTCTATTGATAGAGGTTCATTTCTGTATTTTTTCATTTTAATCGCCTCTTAATCTTTCCTTTATTTTACCATATTTATGTTGAATAGTCAACGGCTAAATATATCGTCAAGTAACGAAACAGCTTTTTTCTTTGTTTGTCCATCATTTACAATATATCTTTGTGTAGTTTCAATATTTTTATGACCGACCGCTTGAGATACAAAGTTTATATCCTTTGTTTCATCATATAAAATTGTACAAAACGCAGACCTTAATTTATGAGGACTTATTTCCGTTCCGATTCCTGCCTTTGAATATTTTTTTACCAAGTCCGAAACAGCTCTTGGAGATATTCTACTTCTTTGAACAGAAATAAATAATGCATCAGAACGCATATCTTCTAATAATAATTCTCTGTCTTGTATCCATTCTATTAATGCTTCCTTTAGTCGATTATTAATAATGTATTCTTGTGTTTTATGCCTTTTATCAATGATTTTGAATGAATTATTTTCAAAGTCTATCTCATTCAAATTAATTTCCGTTAATGCTGTTTCACGCATTCCTGTATATATAAAGAGCAGCAGAATTGCTTTGTCTCTTGAACGCCAAGGTCTTTGAGTCTCAATAGCTCTATGCGAACCAACACCTCTATCCACCGCACTTATAATATTCTCCATATCATTTGCAGTCAGTCTTATTCTTTTTACATTGTCCGAGTTTCGGACAGGTTTTATTTCATCCATAGGATTATCTTTAATAATTTTTTTCTTTTTCAAATAAAAAAGAAAGTTGTTCAATGCGGCATAAACAACTTTTCTATATGAAAAACTCGTACTTTGAACTTGTCCTTCTTTATTAGTTTTTTGTTCTTTTGTCTTTAAATATCGTGTTACAACAGTCTCATCAATATTATTTATGGATATATTTAATTCTTCTATAAATTCAATAAATCCCTTTATTATCATAATATACATATAACATGACTTTGGTTCAGTAGATGTTGAGATGTTATAATAAAAGTCTGCTACAATTTGTGGCAGACTTTTAAGTGTTCGCTTTATTTTCTGTTCAGTTTTTATTTGATTTTCTAATCTTCCTGTCATTAATATTCACTCCTTCTTTTGTTATATAGGCATTGATACTAGACAATAACTTGGAGACGTGTCATAATTTCCCCACCAAATTTGAGGTTCAGAAAACTCCATATATTTTTTTGTAAGTTTTCCATCTGGAGTATACTTATAAAACTTTCTTCTCTTATTCGCTGGAACATTTACCGAAGGTATTTTCGTATAGTTATGAAAAATCCATTCATATTCGTTAGGCATAGCTTCTCCTATAGCATATTTCTTCCATTCACCTTCTTCGTCTTTTACGCCTTTATATTCACTAAAAATTTTATCTATTTTTAATTTCATATCATATAAATATTCTGCTCCCGCAGGTGATAAACAGCCTCTATCCTCTTTGCGTATATTAAGATAATCTTCCATCTCATAATCATGAGCATCTCTACCATACTCTCTTTCTTCTTTAATAAACGCTTGTCGTTTCACATATATCGCCATTGCTTTCTTTTTCAATTCAGTAGGCATATCGTCAATCCATTCTTGAGCAAATGCCTTTCCCCATTCACGTTTTCTCGCTGCAATCAAACATTCATCATCAAATTCCTTTTGCCTTTCAGCCTTTTCTTCATCAGTCAACTTATCGTAAAATTCCCAATGTTTGCGATTGCTTTCATGTAATTTTTCCATATACTGATCGTGTAAGCTTTGTGAAATTCCGTTGTTACCACCTGTTCTTTCTTTGTGTTTAGAATATGATATAATACCGGCTACTCCAAAAATAAATATCGTAAGAAGTGTACCACCAACTGGTGTACACAATGCACAAAGTGGTATCCAGCAAATTAAACCCACGATTATTATGGTTCTTATCTCTCCTGCATCTCCATTAATTTTCATTTTATTTCCTCACTTTCTACTTTCCCTCTAATTCTTAGCCTTCCAAAAATATTAAACTATCTTCATATTCGTCAAGTTGTTCTTCTGCTGCTACTACACTTCTGCTCTTAAATCCCAGTTCTAAAAGTTCTTCGGGTTCAAATCCGACATAGAGCAAATGCTTTGCAACAACCAACGGTTTTCCTCCATACCTCATATTTGCGACTAATTTTTTCAATAATTCTATTGCTCGTTCGTGTGATATATTTTCCATTTCTAATCTTCCTTTCTATATTTACCTTTCACTTAATATATACCACCATTTGCTATTTTTAAACAAATTTCTGTGATATTTTTATTACATATACATTTTACACCCTTTTATGCCCCATATAAAGGACTTGAAACCTTGCTGTGAACCACCACGAAGCTAAAGACTTCATGGCTTCTTGCTTCAACGTCGTCGTAACCTACTAACTCCACAAGCGTAAGTTCCGATAGTTCCTACCGTACTTATATATTACTAAACTGTTTTCTCTAACAGTCTCAATCCTTCATTAAGAATATTCTTAGCAGCATTGATGTCCCTATCGTGATGAACACCACACTTAGGGCATGTCCATTCTCTTACTGATAAATCTTTAGTCTCTGCATTGATAAAACCACAGCAACTACAAGTTTGACTGCTTGGAACAAATTTCCCAATCATTAATTTTCTGACAATTAATTTCTTCTGGATTTTCTATACGAAAATCACCGTCATGGTATAATTTATATATTATATTTATTTTCATTTCTTAGTCCTCCTCTATTCATTATCCCAAAACACTTCTGGATATGCAAATTTATCAAAGTATTTACTCATTTGATTAATATATTCCCTTGCTTCTACATTTGTTTTGAATCCTTTAATCGTTTGTATATCTCCTTCACTATCTATCCATTCCACCCTATACATTTTACTACCTCCTTGAAATCTACATTTCATCAATAAATGTTATTGATATAATATCTTCAATTTTCCGAGGAATATGAAAACAACCACTGCTAATGCAGAGATCTATATGATGTTGTAAATCGTTCCAAAATTCCTCTGTATTCATATCATAATTGGTTTGAAATTCAAACCCTCTACCTCTCTCATGTATCATATATCTTTTCATTTTTGTCAAACTCCTCATTTCTTGCATAACACTCACCTCACCTTCTATTTAAACCAATACTCACTCTCTCCTACTTCGTCAGCACCGTCTACACATACAACGTCATATTCCTGTCCGTCAATGATAACATATTGACGTTCCAATACATCAACATCTGCTTCAACTGAAATAATATCAAATACTTCTCGTGTGATTGTATTGATTTTACATTCCGTTTCTATTGCTGTTCCTCCGTCCCAAACAGAAACGAATGTCGCATTTATAATATTCTTGTCCACAATTATTACCTCCCAATCAGTTACCTAAATACTCGTCAATCTTCATTGTTAGCTCATCACATAGCTTTAATATGTCACCCGTTCCATCCTCTTTGCCGTCATCATATATTGTTTCACTTGCTTCATCTGCCAAATCTGCAAGTTGATTTAATAGTTTTCTCGTTTTTTCTGTCATAATAATTCACCCTTTCACATTTGATTTATTCACAATTTCTATTTATTTCTTCTATAACTTCGTCAAGACTTGAAACTTCATTATAATCCGACTGATTGCAAATTTCCAATTCCATATTTTCAATATCAAAATTAAAATAAATTCCATAATTTATACCGCCAGTATTTACGCTCACTCGCCACTCATCAATATTATCTACTTCATTATTTAGCCTTTCCAAACAATAACATAAAGCAGATACACTTCTATCTATTTCAACTGTATAATTCATGCTCTTTTCCTCCTCTTGAAATCGTTGATTCAATCCCATATGTAATTATCTTCTTTTCCATATAAAGCACCACCCGGAAGAAACATTCCAATTGCTTCTATTTCATTTCTATCTAATAATTCTCCCTTTCTACTACCCTTGAGCCATATAAATCTTCTCATAACAACTTCCTTAGGTAATAACATAAATCTTTTAGTTGTGACTTGTATTCCAATACCAAGTTTCAACATTGTGTTTGCTGCACCACCATTTATAAGATACTGTCTTAAAATCTCCGTATACTGATTTAAGTGTGTATCTGTTTGTGCAACGCCAGAAAACATCTGATCTGTTAATCTGTGATATTCAATATAATTACATTTCATTATAATCACTCCTATCCAAATCATCGTTCTTATTTTGTTATATCAACAACGTAATCGTTATAATACTTAAAACTATCGAATGTTCCACCATGTTTTTCACTATAATTAAAAACACTCATATAAATATGTCCTGCAATTGCTTCGTTATATCGCACAAGTTTATGTCCATTTTGTTGAATAAGCTCTCTTAAAAATAACACATTCTTTTCCTCCTTAATCAAATCATCGTTTCATATTCCAATTTATTTTCTGACCACAATTTTCACAATATGGCATTTGAAAATCTTCACACATTGCAGATAATGGACGCTTACAAGACGGACAACAGTAATTATTAAAGCCTTTATGCGTTCCATTTGGCAATGGATTTTTAGGTGTCTGATATTCTAATAAATCTTGTATTACTGTTAAAACCGTATGCGATATACCTAAATTGCATATTTGCGACTTTTTACTTGCTAAAATATTTTTGACTTCATCTATGGTATAATTCACAACATATACCTCCTATCTTTTTATAAATTTCTTATTTTATCCACAATAAATCTCATCAGTATCTACAAACCCATTCTCTTTTAAATATTCAATATAATCTATAATATCCGATTTTCTTTTGACCTCTATATCGTTTGAGCGTTCATACCCATAAAAAGGACTAACGTATATTTTATACTCTTTACGTTCCGTATTTACCAACAAGTTATAATTGTTTGCACAGGCACCACGATTTTCCCAACCTTTATCACGATAATATAAATGCAATCTCATAATCAATCAACCGTCCTTCCTATCTAACAATACTAATGTAGTGTCTGTCAGCATATCATCTGAACAGAATCTTGCCACTTCCAAAAATTCAACCTCCGGCAATAAATCACTAACAAAATATGCAAACTGATCTAAACTTACATTTTGGTGGTCATAAGCATATTCAATAATTTCTAATACAATATCTCCGCCAAAACTATTCGTTATAAATGTTTCTTCAAGCCAATTCATAAATCCATTCCTATCAAACATTTTAATCATCCTTTCCAATGAAACCTGACTTTCATTTCTCAACTCTCCCATGTAAACAGTCCTTTAAAAGCATTCTCAAGCATTACCGAATCAGTGCAAGAGTAATCACCTATCATTCTACCGTCTTTATATATGTTACCTCTGTATATACAATCTATATCAGAAAAATATACATCAATTCCATCTGCTTCTGATATACTATTTCCATACCACATATCAATGTTTAACTTTCTCATTTTCTCTACCTCCTGTCAAATATCATCATTTTTAATAATGTTTTAGCTTGTTCCTCTGTGTAATTATCAACACGTCCATTGACTTCTTTTAGAGGACAAGCTCTTATACTCTTATATTCACTTCTTAAAACTACTTGTTTCTTCTCCTCTAACATATTGTTATATATTGCATCTGATATACTCATTTACATATACTCCTTAATTTTTATTTGTCTGCAAATTTGGGCACAAACCTAAACCTCCCACTTTTGCAGGTAATCTTCTATATGCTCCTCTATGAATGCAATTTTCTTTTTCGCATTCAGGACAATAGCACTTTATAAATGTTTCATAATCTAATTTTGTACTAAGTCTTTCATAAATTTCTCTTTCCATTTTAATCTTCCTCTCTATTCATTATTTCTTCGAGTATTTCATATACTTCGTTTTGATGTTCTTTCATATAAATGTAAAATCCATCAAATGTATCTTCTATTCTTTCTTCTAAGCAATCTTCTCTATAATTCTCCCACATCACTTCTTCAATATCGTTACAGTTTATTCGCTTTCCTTTATATTCCACCTCCGAATCAGACCATTCACCATGATATACAACCCCTATATTTGGTATTCCATACCAATCAGGAAGCTCTTTCATTGGGAAATAAAATACACCGTTTTTACAAATCCAATCTCGTTCTATTGTACTAATCATAACTTATTTCTCCATTTCTACAACATCCTTTTCTTCTTTCTTCCACTCAATCTTTGGCCAACAATATAATTTATGTCCAAAATGAGGCAAGACCGAATATCTTTCCATAATTTGATTATGAACATATTGTTCTGTTCGATTGTCATCCCAATTATCTTTCCAGTTTGCTAAATACTCAACACCTCTATCTGTAACTTTTTTTATTTCATAATAATTAGTTCCATCATGATGTGAACACTTTAAGTAAAGATGACCATTTTTATCATACAGGTGAATATAATCACAATCTTTTGCCGCTTTATTGAGCATCTCCTCAAAATCTCCAAATATCATTCCAGCTTTATGATTACCATCCCAACGTCCACAAGTGCCTTGCAAAATCCATGTACTTTCACTATTGAAAAATCGTTCCAAATCATCTTTTATTTCAATCCAATCGTATTCATCTTGATTGTATATTTCTTCCCATATTGCACTATCTGTTATCGTAATATCATTAGCTTTGAGTGTTTCTATTGCATCATCCTTAGAATCCTCCCATAAATTATAATTGTTATATATTGTCCTAATCACCGCTTGTTTTTTTGTTTTAACTCGCATTTTGTTTACCTCCAAATCGTCATTTCTAAAAGTCGTGTTACTTTTCCTCGATAGAACATCATCATATGAAATGCATTATTTGTTACGGAATTTATACCATGCACTTCATATGATTTTTCTTTGAATTTTTCATTATCAGTCCTCATATTCATATCTTCAAATAGTGTCACATGTGTTATTTCTTCTTCAGTATGGCGAGGAAGTTTATCGACTTCTTTGCGTTTTTTATCGGATATATCGTTTAATTCCTCATACATTCTTTTATAAAATCTGTACTCGTTACGAAAATAATCAAGTAAATCATCTGTTAATTTTATATTTGTAGCAACTCTATCTTCTTTTCCATTTGGAAATTTAAAGAAAGTCCATTTGCTATTAATATCTGTTATGTATTGTTTATTTTCCAATATATCAATCATTATTCAAACCTCCCTTTGAAACAGCTCTTTCGTCATTCTATTGTACAAACAGTTACAGTGCCGTCATAGTTGATAATTCCTCTACATATAAACTTGCCTTGTACTGTTGTTACTGTTACATTTTCGCCGTACATTCTACACAACACTCGTGCATTACGAGTATCTGTATATGCCTTGTTCCCATATCCGTAATGAACTATGTATTTTCTCATTTCCCTTACCTCCTTATTAATTACTAATCAACCTTTAATAAAATCCAAATTAATTGGTTGGACTTTTCCAAGTTCAAATTCTTTTAATGCAAATTGATTTTCGGGAGTATACCAATCGAGCGTATAGAATTTTTCTCTTATTTTATTTTGTTCTTCAGTTGCTTTGTAAAAATCTTTATCTGGTTCATCCCAATACCATACATAGTAAGTGTGGACTGTATGTGTATCTTCATCATACGTTCTTTTGCATCTAAGAATTCTTGCATTTTTCAATATTGTATCTTCCGGCAACTTTAAATTTTCAAATTCCGTTGGAGAAACATGATGTTCTTTATTTTTCCAATACCAAACAAACATACCATTCTTTCCCCATTCAAACACTTCCGCTCTAAATGTTCTCAACCATGCTTGCAATTCCTTGTCTGACTTCCATACACCTTTGTTTAAACTTCCAAAATAAATATATCCACTACCATCTTTGGATTGCCCGTATTTATCTGCATAATAATGAATTATCATTCTATCGAACTCTTTAGTAGTGTATGGTCTTCCACTTATTTTACTGATAAATTTATTTTCACTTGAAGTATAAGACCATACATTTACTTCTGCCTCAAATTCAACAGCTCCATCTGCACAAGCACCACAATTACCCCAAACGCAAAATCGCTTTTTACTTTTCCCTACATACGTGAGTTTTCCTTTTGATAGATATTCCCAAGCTCCACCTGATGTACTACAACTAATTCCATTATTATTTTCATTTACTCCGACAAATGGAACATATGGGCGCTCACATATATACAATTCTCCATCTTCATATATTTCGTCAATATGAGCTTTTTCAAAATATTCTCCATATTCATTTGTGTACTGTATCATATCTCCTATTTTAGATTCTAATTTTGAACGAGAATTTTCAATTAATTTAACATATTCATTTACCTTTTCTACATCATATTTTGTCATTTCATGACTTCCGCAAAATCTATTGTTAATTTCTTTTAATGATTCTAATGTGTACATATTCATCACAGTTCCCTTCTTTCTCCACATCTTTTATTAATTGCTTGTACCGCTCCATATAACCAACCATTTAGGTAATCAATATTATAACAATATTGAGTCCAACTGCCTGATTTAAAACATTCTTCGCTTGTGAAAACATAAAAACCGTCTCCATAGTCAGCCGAAACAATTTTTATGTATTTAAAATTTGCATTGTATGCTCTTAGATTATCTTTGATTAATTCCTTTTCTTTATTTGTCATTTAAGTTCCCCTCTTTCTTCAAACATTCCTTAACCCATTCCTGCATATTTTGCCAATCTTCAACATCTGTATATTCATATTTCAGGAAATACGAATATAGTAATTCTAAGATATTTACCTTATGCTTATGCAAAGATATAATAATCTCATAAATTTCGCTTGGATATTCCCAACCTTTAATCAAAAAATCATATATTCGAGATTTTACATATATCTGATATGCAATCTCAAAGATATATTCTTTCGACAAGTTCGTGAGAATACGTTGCTTATATTCTTTGAACTCTGCCTTGATAGTTCTCAGAGCTTTTTCTTTGAGCATTTCACCATCTCCCTTCTAAATATTCAAAAATGCCTATGATTTCTCTTAGGCATTCTGTTAAGTATTTATATATTCTCTTTTTCATTGCAAATTGAACTCCTTTATAAGTCTTTTGGCAATCATTGCGTTTAGCTTGTTGTTTATAACAAGTGTTTCGCCATTTTCGTTTCGGTATATTTGATGACTACCTCGCATATGGTGCAAGGTGTAGCCATTCGCTCGTAGTTTCCGTTGAAACTTACGAACATCTATTTGTGTTCTCATTATTTTTCACCTCCATAAAAGCTTGACATATGATAATTATTGTGCTATTATATTAATATCAATAAAAGACCATCAGAGATATTGATGGTATCTCACTCTGATGGCGTTTGGTTAATTGCGAGGATCGGCTTCACGAGCTTCATTCTCAGTGCTATAGAGTCTTCCATCGTAATCGCCAATATATCCTTCCGGAGTTAGCATCGCAATCCACCACCTTTCATTGATATTAAATAGTCTTGTAGTGGTAGTACAAGGCTATTTTTTATGTAAAAATATATAGCATGAACTATATACTTAAACATCTTAATGACACTTTTTGACGGATAATATCTTATCATCCGTCTTATCATTCTCCGTACCGTTATCACTGAATGTAATACGGTACTTGTCACCTATTACAAAATTGTTATTCTCATACTCCCATATCTGACCATCACGAGTCATAAGAGTATTGACACCTATACACACTGCTTTAGTGGTATAGATAATCTTAAAGCCATTATGGGTGTAATATCCAAATGGCAAAGTTATCATTGCCTCTGCTGTTGAGCAAAGTACAATGAATAACAATATCATTGCTAAGATGATTGATAGCTTTTTCCTCATATTCATACTTTATCCTCCTACTCATATCATTGCTCGTACAAAACGTACAGCTATATCGTATTTATAGTCATAATCGTGACTATAGTATTTTGGCTGAGTATGTGTAGATATATACGACTCAACTCGGCTTATTACAGTGTTATAATCCACGCAGAAATCTCTGCATAGAGCTTTCGTGTCCTTCTTCCATGTATTCATTATTGTATTCCTCCTCCTAATGTGTATATGTATGTAATTACAAGACCTGCTGTGGATAATAGTTATCCTCTTTGCGGTCATAATGGTACAGGGTTACCACTATACCCAACTGACGGCACGCGTTCAACACCGAGATTAATGCGACCGTTAAGCCGGTGACGTACAAGTCTAACGACTTGATATCAAGTTCTCGGAGCTTAGACTCTCCCTCGGCTTGTAAGCCTTGAGGCTCTAATGGGTTGCTGGTATGACCGAAAATAGCACCATCTTCCGCTTGAGGGATTGCGTGACGTCCCTCACACAAAGCCATTGAGGCATGGTCTACCTCCTCGAAGTATGGCTCGTATGGTGACTTATCAAGCCACTTGTCGCATAACTCCGTATAGAAGCAGCCCATGCAGTTTCCCTGACATTGTTTACAAGCATATTTTTTCATAATAAAACTCCTCCTTAGAATTATCTTCATCTATATATTTTCTCTGTTTCGGCTCATGCCTCATCAGTACGTGGACTTTTACCTCGTATACAGAAAAAGGGTGTACACTTGTTAGCATACACCCTTGAATGGTAAACCTATTACTTGATGAATAGGTCTATAAATGTTGCCATGAACAGCTTGTTAAACATCGTCTTGCTCATTGCTTTGGTTAGTGATTCTGCACCTGTAAGCAAAGTCTTCTGAGTTGCCATACTTACACCTATGGCAGAAGTAAGCTTGCGTGCCCACTTTGCACTTATGGCAGTACCTACTTCAATACCCAAACCCTCAAGGAACTTACCGAACTCTTTATTGAAGTCGGCGTCATCGAATGTTTGATCCTTCACCTGATACGCCTTATACATTCCCTCAGGGATAAAAGCGTAACAAGCCTTCAATATTTTGTTGTAGTCCTTGATGTTTTGCTCATGCTCCGCCTTCAACTTTGCAAGGATAGACTCCTCTTTGCTGATACTATGCTTGATTATAGCATCGTTATAACTCATACCATCTTGAATGGCAGACTCTCGGAGTGCAAGAGTCTTTTCACGTTGTGTCTTAACAGGCTTAGTCGCTGAGCTATAACGTGCGTTTTCTTCAGCTATTGCAATAATAGCTGTTCTGAAGTCGTGTAACAAGGCACGATTTGAGTCACTAAAGTTACTGAAGTTTACTCTTTTTCTATCTGTTGTCTTTTTCATGATTTTCTCCTTCTCCTATATTGAGCAATAGGTGCTTTACTTATTTTTTTTGTGTTGTTGTACTACTCACTATTTATGCGGACTTGTAACCGCTTGCACCTCTAATATGCAAGTTAGTTTAATACGGTAATTTTTACAGTCGTTTAATTTTGTATTGCGTTAAAACGTTCTTCCACTTTATAACGCTTTGTGTCTTGCCGGTAATGAGCCTTGAAGCCGCAAGA